ATGAAAGGAGAAGAAACCAGTGCAGTTGCTGATATTATAGTACAGATGAATTCAACAGACATGCATGGAAACAAAACAACACCAGAACTCGTAGATGGCATTGCTTGGAGACTTACAAGGCACGCAGAAACTCTAATGAAGCAATATTATAATCCAACAAAAAAATATGCATTTGACACTAAAATAGATCAAAATTCTCTAAGATTCAAAATTATTGATATTCCAACAAATATTGTAGAAGATTATTTGTTGGAATTAGACAGAGCAATTGAAAATCTTGACTATTGGATGGATGGAATGGAATATTATGCTAGCCAAAAAATTATTGCAAATGCTGATATAGATGAAAACTCTCCAAAGGTTAGGAAGATGGAAGCTAAGCTACCGGAAATAGAGGGAATATTTTAAATGAAAACTGTAGATCAAACGTTGCTTGAAGAGGCTTATAGCACAGTTGAAACTCAAACAATAATTGACAAATATATCACTTTTGGAAACATAGGAGACTTAGATTTAACAAGGGCAAACGGAGTTTCTTTTCCAGATAATTTTATAGTCAAAGGAAATTTGCAAATGAGATATGCAAAAATTAAACGCTTTCCAGATAACATGACCGTAACCGGAACTATGGACGCAGAAGGCTCAAAGTTTAAAACTTTACCAAAAAACTTGAAGGTGTCAGCAAGATTAGACTTAAGAAGCTCGTCATTAACCTCCCTTCCAGACAACTTAACAGTTGGAGAGAACTTAATCATTGGTTATACCTATATCAATGCTTTACCTAAAAATTTAAAAATTGGAGAAGATCTATTTATGACTGCAACCGACATGCAACTAAAAGACATAAAGCATTATGTTGATGTAAAAGGCAAGGTTCATTCTTCCAATTTTTCTAACGAAGAATTCAAAGAGCATAATGAGAGGCTCAAGAAGTATGAAGAACTAAAGAAAAAACTTCCGGAAATAGAGGGAATATTTTAATGAACAAAGATCAAAAGAAATTAAAACCGATTGGTGAGTCGACGGTCAATGACTTCAATTTTACTAAAGAAGAAGAGTTGCTTGCTAAAGACCTTTCACAGAGATTTGCAACGACAATTGCTTCGACAATTACATCAACAGAAAACACTAAAAAGCGCTTTCATTTTTTACCAACTTCGCTTTATACCGCATTTTGGATAAAGCTAACGAAAATGCATCATGACATTCCTGATGAAACGCTAGCAAAGTTGAACCTAGGTCCAGAAATAACAAAATACTTTAATTCTCTTTATGAGGGGTATGTCGTAAGAATAATGGCAAAAAACACGATGCTCACATTTCAAAGGATTGTCTCAAATTCAAAAAGTAAAATTTGTTTGACGTTTTTCGATCCACTTCAAGCAGGCGCTGTTGAAACCGTTTCAGCAGAAGATGTTTCTAAACTCACGGAAGCTTTTGAAAAATACATCAAACACCATATCAAGTTTGCTTTTACCGACAAAACCAGTATTAAAGAAATTGAAAATGAAATAGAATGGGTCCGTAAAGCCTATGAGTGGAGAAAAGAAGAAGAAAAGCTTCAAGGGCTGAGGAAGAAACTTCCAGAAATAGAAGGAATATTTTAAATGAATACGGATCAGAAGCAATTAGAACTTCTTTATGAAGAAGTGTCAAACAAGCAAGAAAATTGTCACTATCCTGGAGAAACTACAGATTCAGCAATAGAAAAGTACATTAAAAATGGAAGTACATCACATTTATATTTACCTGGAACTTTGGATCTTAAATCACTTCCTTCTACATTGAAGTTAGTTGGAAGAAACTTAATACTCAGCAATTGCGCAAATCTTGAATCTCTTCCTGATAATTTAACAGTAATAGGAAACGCGAATTTGCATCGTTGTGAAAAACTTAAATCACTTCCGACAAATTTAAAAGTGGGTGGATATTTAAATTTAGAACATAGTGGAATTAAAAGATTGGAACAACTTCCAGACGATTTAAGAGTCGTAGGACCAATAAAAATGAATGGCTTTTCAGAAGAAGATATAAGTAAATACCAAAGTATGAGACGAAAAGTACGTCGGATGGAAGACAAGTTACCAGAATTGAAAGATATATTTTAATGAAAACGTTTAAACTAGAAATAAGCTATCCTTCAATAATAAAAGCTCCTAAGCAAGCTCAAATTTGGCTTGAAAATATTCTTGACATGACTCTCGTCAAAAAATTTATAGAAAGATTTAACTTTCGTCACGAAATTGTTAAAACAACCGATAAAGGACCTATTCTTATCATTTATGATATTACAGAGGAAGACGGTAAAATAAATTTAGACAAGTTTAAAGAACTTGTATTAACAACCCTTACAAATGCAATTGAGAGATCATCAATCAGCAATTATATTAACAAATCGGACATGCGGATAACACTGGAGTCAAACTTTGATGAGCTTATTAAAAAGCTTCCAGAACTAGAAGGAATATTTTAAATGAATAAAGATCAACAATTATTAAAACTTGTTGAGTTTGTTAAATAGTATTTATGAATATTTTGTCAAAACTCTGTATGTGTTTAGTGCTTTTTTTGATCGGTTGTACGAGTACTCCTCCAACAGGAGTTCCTGAATGGGCTGGCTCGTACAGGAAGGCTTGTCTTCCAGAAGCAATTGCTGTGGCTCAAGGTTTGCGTAAGGGTGGTGTACAAGCAAAGGTTTTATCAATTCATACAAAGAATTGGGGACATGCTACTTGTGCTTATCTCTATCCTCCAGGAAAGAATCGGTTGTGGGTATGGGATAGTCAATGGCAATCAATTCCGTTGAGAGCATGGTGGAGTGATCCGAAAGATATTGCTGAGGCTTGGATGAAGTGGAGATATGATGAGACTCCAGTAGAGAGTGCTTACTTTCATGAGGATCGTCCGGAGATTATGTTATCAGAACAAATTAAATAAAAACAATATATGATTATAGACAATATTATCTTTATACATCCTCCTAGATGTAGTGGCACTTCAATAGAAAGATCTCTTGTTGCTGACCGCTCAATTACCCTCCATCAAAAGCATCATACTGCCAGTTTTGCAAAGAACCTATGTGGACCTGATGTGTGGACAAATAGTGTTAAATTTGCTGTCGTCAGAAATCCATTTGATAGAGTTATATCCATGTATCGTTCAACGTGGTATAGTACCAGACGGAGAGGAATAAAATTTGAAACTTTAGAAGAATTTCTTACCTCTATACCTAAAGTTCCATGGGAAGCGGGTTTAACGTGTTGTGATTATATAGATGAAGAATTGGATTATATTATAAAGTTTGAAACTAGAAATGACGACATTGATGAAATCAACAAAAGATATAATTTAAAAATAAATAAAGACATACACGCCAAAGAAAGAGCAAATCCTAGAGAAAAAGACTACAGATCACATCACACTCCAGAGACAATACAATTAGTAGAAAAGCATTTTCAAGATGATCTTATTCGGTTTAATTATAAATTTTAAATCAAATGATACAAAAAAAACGCTTTTATAAAAGTTGGTAATTGATTTAACATAATAATGCCATATACTATTCTGGTATGATTATTGTTCCTAAATTTAAAGTCGATAATAACAGCGAAACAGCAAACGGAACTTCTTTGCAGGGGTATATTACTACAACTTACAACCAACTTGTAGAGAAGCTCGGAGAACCTAGACGAACGTGCGGTGACGGGAAAGTTACAGCTGAGTGGATTCTGGAGTTTGAAGATCAGTCAGTAGCTACTATTTATGACTGGAAAACGAACGAAACTCCCATGGGAATCTATAAGTGGAATGTTGGAGGTAAATCCAGTAACGCCGTGAAACAAGCTGCAAAGGTGTTAGGCGTTAAACAATTTAACAGATTTCTAATTAAGTGAATTTATGGGAGTTACCAATTTTTCTGTTTGCGAGCGTTGAATTTTATTTAATTTAGTAGATCATTTAAAAATGATCCTACAAAAAATTTACAGCCAACTAACTCTTTGGAAGGCAGAAAGACAACGCAAACGTTCGCTAAAGTGCCACATAAGTACACTTTGGAAAGAAGAAAGACAACATAAACGTTTGCTGAAATGTTGCATAACGGAGCTCAATAAAGATCCGAAGCACTTTTTTAATACAGGAAGAAATTTCAGCCTTACTCCAGAAACCGTTAAAGATATTCCATCTCTTCTTAACGAAGGATTAAATTCTCGCAACGAGCAAAATGACTCACCAATTTAATGACTAACCAAGAAGCACACTTAACTGTATCTATCGAACAAGCAAAGCTTTTCCTGTTGCGTGATGTGCCTTTTGATGAATTACCAAAAAGCACGCGCATACAAGACATAGTAACTCGATACAGAAACGGAACATTGCCAGGTACTACCGCTATACAATACCTCGAGTCATTTCGGGAGGAACTAACTGAAATGATAGAAACTAACAATTTTTTAATTAATATAATAACAGATAACAACTTATGAAAAAACATATACAAACAGACGAAACATACCATTGGAAGTATGGTGTAAACATTGCAGAAATTACAAGCACAATTTCAGTTACGGACATTGATCCGACCATCACTTCGAGTTCTAATATTATTGATAAGGCTGGGTAATGACCGAACAAGAATTAGAAGCTGTAGCTTCTCGTATGATTTCTCCAGAAGAGAAAGTTATGTTAGCTTCTGGTTTTGAAGATGCATTTTTAGGTATAGGAAGACAATTCACTAAACCTCCGTTTGCGTTATACGACAAGAGCAAATGTTTGCATATTCTTCAGCAAACGCTGTCAGAAGAAGAGGCAATGGAGTATTTTGACTTCAACGTACAAGGAGCTTATGTCGGAGAGTCCACTCCTGTATTTGTTGATCTGATTTAACCTGTACATTAAAATGCACATTCCTACTATAAATAACTTCACATGAAATCCAAAGACCAAACATTATTAGAAGAAGCATACCAATCCATATATATTAAAGAGAATGAGGGAGGTAATGGTCTTGAGTCTATACTTCCGTCTTTGCAATGGAAGCAAACAACAAAACAACCAAAGAAATATGCGTTTGCTAACAGTACGGAAAATATGCCTGCGATGTCATACGCTGTAGCAAAAGAACAACAACAAGTTGTTACTAATACTGCGGACGGTAAAGAAACGCAAAATGTCGCACAACCCGAAGATGTTATAATGTCTGGGCCAAGTAAAGAACAATATGTTGTAAAGGTAGCTAAGTTTCCTAAATTATATACAGGCAAGATTGGAGAGACAGTAATTCCTGAACAAAGTCCTAGAACAGTAGCAAGAGTGGATAACATCGAACAACCAATTACATTTAAAGCTCCGTGGGGAGAAGACATGGTTCTTAAGAAGGGTGATTATCTCGTAAAAGACGGAGATCAAGGTTATTACCGTATTGCTCAGCTCGAGTATGATCAAACATACAACAAGATTTAGTGTGAAAGTTATTAGCTTTTCTTTATATGGAGACAACCCAATTTATACAACGGGTGCTATCAAAAACGCTGAACTCAAAGAAACTTATTTTCGAGACTGGAAAATGTGGGTATACCACAACAATTCCGTACCGTCTATCGTATTAGATGAGTTAGCTGCATTAAATGTACGTCTAATAAACACACGAGAAGAAAATAGTGGATTTTTAGGGTCACTTTGGCGTTTTAGGCCCTTAGCAGACCAGCAAGTAGAGCGTTTCATATCTAGAGATTGTGATTCCAGAATAAGTATTAGAGATGAAATTGCTGTAAACGAATGGATTAATTCAGAAAAAAAATTTCACATAATAAGAGACCATCCAAAAGGACATCGCTATCTAATTAATGCTGGTATGTGGGGAGCTAAAGGAAACTCAATTCCAAATTTTTCTGAATTAATGTCTACATATATCCAAAAAAATACCAGAAAAAGAGACTGTACAGTAGATCAACGTTTTTTAGCTGATGTGATTTACAAACTTATTGTTTCTGATTTGTTCGTGCATGATGAATTTTTCAATTATGAAGGTATAAGCACTAAGATAAAGCGATCCAGATGTTTAGATGAGTTTGCTTTTATTGGAGAGATTATAGACGAACATGGCCGTTTTCGTTGCTCAGACCGACGTGTTATTACTACTCACTTTAAGAACAACTCCTCTGATTCCGTTTGACTTAATACGGTTTTTGTTTAATTAATCTCAATGAAATATTATTTTACTAACAACAAAACAGGATTGAGTTCTACAAACCTGATGGATGTAGTAGAAAATCCGCTTTTTATTAAAATAAATACCATTTTAAATGGATCTCCACTGAGTAATGGCACAACTCCATACGAAAATGTTTTTTATAAAAAAGAAGAAAATCAGGATTTTTACGACAAGCTTTCTGGGAATACGTTAACAGAAATAATCCAAGAACGGACTTGTTCATTGAAAAATAAATATGGAGACGACACTGCTGTGCTTTTAAGCGGTGGAGTAGACTCATCAATAATTACTATGTTATGGGAACCAAAAGAAGTTTGGACTCTTGATAACGGAACTGAGCAAGGGCTCGGAGAGGTTCATTTTGCTAAAGTGGTAGCAAATAAAATAGGAGCTAAAATGAATTTAGTTACTCCACAAAAAGACCTTCCTCATCTTAAAAAGATCATAGCAAAAAACGGGTTGTTAAGTAGACATTCAGGATTTTTTGCACTTGATTGTTTAATGAGAAAAATTAAAGAGGCTGGGTACAAGAATATTTTAATTGGGTCTCATGCTGATTATTGTTTTGGACATTTTAAAATAGGGTTCGCACTTGAAACTCACAAGCTAATACACGATAGTCCTATGTTTAGCGGTTACAACACAATGTGTGAAAAAGCTATCGGCTCGCCAGATAAAATTTTATTACGATTGCTTGGAATGTCCGACACAATAAAAACCGAATTTAATACTACAGGCGGACCGATTACAAATAGATTGCATGATATTATGGGTAACTGTGATGATCAGGAACAGTATAACGAGTGTTTTCTGGAAGAATATTATGGATTAACTTTGATTGATCCGTTTAAAAGTGAGGCGGTTGAAACGTTTGCTTTTAGTTATGATAAACAATTAGACTATACTCACGGTAAACCAAAAACTGTATTGTTGAACGCTTTTGATCACTTACTCCCTGATGAAATACTGCATAGAACTCATAAAGTAGGATGCAGTGTTCCATATTGGAGATGGTTTCCTGAAATTAAAAGAGGAGACTACAAAGAATTAATTAAGTTATTCATGACATGGCATCTAGCTTGGTGGAAAAACAATCATTCAAACTACACCAAAATAAAAAGGAGAGTTAACGACAAGTTGATCTCAACAAAATCCGCTCGTACTAACACGAAAGCAATAAACTGAGTTTGATTGCCTTGAATATATGCAAAGCAGTGTAAGTAAACACATTAAAAAATGGATAAAAGAGGTTTCAGAGAAACATACCTCTCTTAACGGGCACTCCGTATGTCCTTTTGCTAAGACAGCAAAATATAACATTATCGAGCTTGTGGACACAAATGCATTCGTGCCGGACTGTGGTAGATTCGAACTTATTTTGTATATATTGCCGCACTCTTACTCACTTGAAGACGTAGAAAATTTTACTGACTGTTGTAATATTAAATTTCCAGAATTTATATTCATTCCCGACCCAAGAGAAAAAGCTACCTTTATAAAAAACGTCCAAACAAATAATTGTGTGTATAATATAGTTTTTTGTCAGCCGAGAGCAAAAATGAGTTTAGCACGTTTGCATCTCAAGAAAATTGGATACTATGAGAATTGGACAACAGAACAACTTCAAAATATTATGAAAGACGACCACACAAAATTTATTAGTAAATGTCCTTACACAAACACAAAAAACATAATTAAAAATATCTTGGCATCATTATTGAGTCGACTACAGCAGACACGTTCTATTAAAGATTTGACTAAATCTAACAATGAGTGATGAAGTCGTAAAGCTAGTTCAAAACGCTGCTGTAAAAGAATTACTACAAGAAGCTAAAAAAGCTAATCGTATTATTGAGGTGGATGAAATGTCATTTATGGTGAGAAACAATATGAACAAAAGAGTAATTTTTCGCGGCATACAAATTAGAAATAATTGTTGGGGAATTACTTTCACAAAAGTCCATTAGTACCTTTATTTGCAGCTAAAATTTTTTTATTGATTTGTTAACGAATATTGATATAATGTAGCACCAACATGATGCCTAACTTACCCTTTCAAATTAAATCTAAATTCGTTGTATTATCCCTTCATAGGTCCGGATCCTCATTGCTTGTTGACTTACTAGATAGAGTTCCTGATATTAAATGTTATTGTGAGCTGTTCAAGCCTTACACGGAATATACTGATAGGAACTGGCTCAAAGCAAACAGCGGAAGATACTCTGACTGGAAAGAAGAAGTTCAACAGAATCCGTTAAAATATATGAACGAGATTCTCGCCATGAATACACATTGTAAGGCAGTGGGATTCAAACTCCTACATGGACATCACTCGGATGTAATACATCACGTCGTACATTCAAGTGAATTCAGAAAAATAATTCTCAACAGACACCCAGTCAGTAGATATATATCCCATGCTAGAGCTGTATCAACAGGCAAATGGTGCAAACTCTCAGACAGTGATTCGTCTACTCCTATGCTAACTTTTAATGTAAAGATGTTTAATACAATTTTGATGAGTCATCGTAAATTTCAATCAATTGTGGATCGTGTGAAATCTCAACCAGACAATTTGATTACTGTAGTGGATTATGATGACGTGGTTAATTTAAGTGGAGTTGAATTAATCATACGTGATTTAGGCATTACGTGCCCACCGCGAACAGATCTTGTTTCCTCGTTCAGAAAACAGACAACCGAACCAATTGAATCTCTTTTTACTAATTATAAAGAACTGAAAAGTTGGATTATGAGAGAACATACAGACTTAATGGAGCAGCCTGGTGCTCCCCAACTCACATAAAATAACCATCTACGTAATTCACGTGGTGATATATGCTTTTATAAAGTTCTGCTCGCCATTATCTCTTTGCATAGAGCCACGAATTCAATATCTTGTTTGTACCACTCTTTTAGGAATGTCAATCCAGGCTCTTGAATTATCTTGTCTTGCTCTCGTATCCTAGTTGGTCCTTTCATAACTCCTATGGAGTCTTTAGGGAGAGTTATTTTAGACGGAAGATTTAACAGTTTTTTTAACTTATCAAAATCACTATCTAACGTTTCTGTAAACCCAATAAAAAGTATATCGTCAATGCGAGAATTGAAATATTCTATGCTCTTGTACCAGTGGATTAGATGGTGTATATGGCCAATCTCGTGTAGTGCACTCAATGCTAATTTATTTTTATCACAACACACATTTGACAGAGAAGCTGCTAGTTGGTTTGGTGTACGAAAATAACTAAACAATATTTTCTCTTGCTCTGACTGGTTTTTATACATTCTCCTTCGATGATAAAATGCACTGACGAATCTGGTTATAGGATCCCTTAAGAATATTACTATTTTGTCTCCCACTGGAATATCCTCAATAGAAGTAGAGTGAGCACAAAGCAAGATAGTGGCTTTCTGTTTGCTTAACGGTATTTTGTTTATTCTGTTGAAATGTTTGTTATAAAGGAAAATATTGTTTTGCTCTCCTGTACAATTCTTTAATTTTTGTCCTTCAAGTAATGCTAATTTTAATGCGGTCCCTCCAGTTTTTCCTACGTGAAGAACATAGATAGTTGGTTTCATTTGTTTAAATTATTTGTTTTGAAAATTACGTGCTACATATTATAATTAACATACCATGCATCTCAAATCAATGTAGATGTGATTAACAAATAATAAATTATAGTTGGGTGATTCAGGTAATAGACAACCTTATATATTAAGTATATCACACAGCAGTTTATGATAAAAAGTATTATGAATGACGGGGGTATAGCTCAGTTGGTAGAGCGCCAGCTTTGCAAGCTGGATGTCGGGGGTTCGAATCCCCCTGCCTCCATTTTTTAAATAATAATTGTTGCCTTTTTGTGGTAATTAAAGGATGGTTCCTATTCAAGATTCAACTGAATCTAACAACGATCTTTGACAGTGACAAAAAAAGGTTCCCGATGAACCGGATAAAAAAATCGGAGAAAATAAATTATTCCTGAGTAGCTCAGTGGTAGAGCGGTCGGCTGTTAACCGATTGGTCGTAGGTTCGAATCCTACCTCAGGAGTTTTTTTATAAAAACATTGTTGACCAATCCTTCTTATTAATAGAGTATACATTTTATAAAAGCCCAGGTGGTGAAATGGCAGACACAAGGGACTTAAAATCCCTTATCAGTAATGGTGTGCGGGTTCGAGTCCCGCCCTGGGTACCACTTTCAAATTAAATGCTACAATATAATAAATCATATTTTCCAAACACAAAGTTTATCTTTGCACTCTCTGGAGGCATCGATAGCGTAGCAGCTTGCCACTCCCTCAAAAAGAAAAACTTCAACTTTATTGCAGTACACATTAACAACAAGTTCATTGAACAAGATGACCAAATTGCAGAGGACGTTCAAAGATTTTGCTACAAAGAACAAATCCCTCTACACACAATCACAGCTACTGAAAAATATTCCAAAGGAAGCAAAGAAGACTTCTGCAGAAATCTAAGATACAAAGCTCTTAGAGAATATGCAAAGAGTCAAGGAATTGATTTCATCTGCACAGCACACCACCTAGATGATTGTGTAGAATCTTACTTCTTGAACTTCTTAAAAGGACATCCAGAGTTTGTGCCAATCCAATTCTACTGCAAGTATCCTGAAGTAACTGTATTTCGTCCATTTTTATTAAACAAAAAGATTGACTTCGCCAAGCATGCAATGGATAGTAATTTAGTTGAGTATATCAGAGAGGACGAACTAAACTCTGATATGACTCTAATGAGAAACTGGACTAGAAAAGTAGTTCTTCCAATAATTGATAAGAAATATAAAGGACTCCACAAAGTAGTCTTCAAGAAGACGAAAGAACATTTAGATAGTGTAGTAAAGAATTAATTTTTAATACCCTTGTAGTTCAACGGTTAGAACGTCGGTTTCATAAACCGCGAACGTAGGTTCGACTCCTACCTGGGGTACCACTTTGTTTCCATAGCTCAATTGGATAGAGCAACGCTCTTCTAAAGCGTAGGTTGCTGGTTCAAGCCCAGCTGGAAACGCCACTTAATAGATTAAATAAAAACAATAATGGGTAGTTCGTATAGCGGCAATTACCGGAGACTGTAAATCTCCTGCCTTCGGGCTTCGCAGGTTCGAGTCCTGCACTGCCCACCATTTTGACGAGCATTAGCTTAGCTTGGTAGAGCGCCTGGTTTGGGACCAGGAGGTCGCGAGTTCGAATCCCGCATGCTCGAAATTTGCAGCATTAGTTTAATGGTAGAACGGAGCTCTTCCAAAGCCCAGACGAGAGTTCGATTCTCTCATGCTGCACCATTTTCAGACTTGTAGCTCAGTTGGTTAGAGCAGTTCATTGATAATGAACAGGTCGTTGGTTCGAGCCCAACCAGGTCTACATTTAAGGCTCGGGTAACTTAGCGACTAAAGTACCTGCTTTACACGCAGGCTATCGTGGGTTTGAGTCCCACCCCGAGCACCATTTTAAAGCTCATGTGGCGAAATTGGCAGACGCGCCAGACTTAGGATCTGGTTCCGCGAGGAATGTGGGTTCGAGTCCCTCCATGAGCATATTTTAATTAAATAAAAGGAAGGGTGGCAGAGTGGTCTATTGCAGCGGTTTACTAAACCGCCGAGGCGAACGCCTCCGAGAGTTCGAATCTCTCCTCTTCCGAATTTTTGCTCCCATAGTGTAGCGGTTAGCACATCTCCCTTTCACGGAGGTAGCAGGGGTTCAAGTCCCCTTGGGAGTGCCAGTTTAATACGGAGTAGCACAATTGGTAGTGCATCAGAATTTGGATCTAAGTGTTATAGGTTCGAGTCCCTCCATGAGGATATTTTGATTAAATACAAATTTGTTCAATAATGCTGCAAAAAAAAAACAAAATACCTTAAATATAATGTACATGAAAACAAAAGATCAAATATTATTAGAAGAAGCCTACGAAAAAGTAAATGGCACGAGCCTATCTGATGCTCTCGAATCTCATGATCCAGCTTGTATACAATTTACCAATCAAACTGACATTCCTTTCAAACAGATTTATATTTTTGTTGATCATTACAAAAATGAAAGATCAGTTACCATTATAACGTTTGGTGAAGTTTCAATTCCTTCAGCTCTTGCAGATCGAGTAAATCTTGTTGTAGATCCAGATCAAAAACAATTTCATAAATTAATCGAAGATAAATCTTCAAAAATAATTATTATTAAGCCTTTAAAGTTTCCGATTGCCCTGCCGATTATGAATCGCTGCAACAACGTCTTTTTATCAAACAACTCTTAGTCTAATTTAATACGGAGTAGCACAATTGGTAGTGCATCAGAATTTGGATCTGAGGGTTATAGGTTCAAGTCCTATCTCCGTAGCTTTTTTAGCTGTGTTAAACAACTAGTTTAATGTTTAGTGAATCCCCAACAATGTTCAGACTTTATTTCTAACGAATAGTTGTTTTTTGAAATGAACTCATTGACTGCTTGTATAACACCTGGCCATGCTGGTCTATAATCATGTCCAGCTAAAATGCCACCCTTTTTGACTTTGGGATACCAATGTTTTATATCATCTTTTACGAACTCGTAAGAGTGGTTGGCATCTATAAAAACAAAATCTAAACTATTATCAGCATATAAATTAGATGCTTCAGTGGAAGGCAATCTAATCGGATTAATGGTCGAGCGGACAGTTTCTGTGTTTTTTAAAAACTCGTTGTACGCCCTGTTGTTCTCAATGCAGTCTAACTTGTTGTTTTTATTTCCTTCCAAATAATTAATTGAGTCGTCAGTCCAGATATCTACACAATCAAACTTTATGTTTTTGTTTGAGTTAATAATCTCAACAGCCATACAACAAGTGCTTTTTCCTAAAAAAGAACCAACTTCTACAAAATGAGCTTCTGATTGGTGCTTTGCCACAACTTGCTTGTAGAGATTAGGAAATGAAAACCACCCTCTAATATTTTCATAAAAATGTTCCATAACATTACTTATTCACAAACCGTTTATATAATTGCAGATCCAAATACTTATGGTCGTTAAATCTTTTTTGCGTATCTAATGAAAGTTCGCTAAATTTAAGTTTATTATATTCGTTTTTGTTCATTTTGGATGAACCAATTTCGTGTGGATCGAAGTTAATTACATCAAAACACTTCAATAACACATCTCGGATTGCTTTATCTGTTTGATTTATATCGTATGTTTCAATCGTTTCTAAAAAATTGCAGGCTTTATTAAAGTGTTCTTCGGTTAATGTTGTTCCAGCTGGTATGTCTGACAACACTCTTATGATCCAGCTATCTTGAAGCTGTTTCGACATTACATGTTCTTCGAACGACTGTGATTTGAATCTGTTGTGAGTATGTTCGTGTTTGGATTTCTCTGAAGTTAAATAACTATATAACGATTGCTCTCTAGAAAAGGGGTCTCTTAATATTATAAATTTGTGTAAAACAAATTTTGATAAAAACAAAAAAAGTGATTTTAATGAATCGTGTAAACGTCTAAACCCTCTTGCTTCAACAGAAACAAACACAACAGATAAGTTTTTGAGAAGGTCTTCTGTTAAATCTGAAACGTTTAAATTTCGAGCTACGTTTGTATTATTTATTGAAGTGAGTTTATCTTCGAAAAAGGATAAGTCGCTATTTATAACTATTTTTGCTAAAATATATTGGCCGTCTATTACTCTAATGACATGAGTAGGTTTATTAATTTTTTTAATTTCGCTTAAGATACAATTGTACAGATAAGTGCCTGAGTTTTTTGGTACATGGTAAAATATCGGGATTGGAAGTTTCATTTAAAGAGCTTGGTAATGTTATTGGTTGTTTTAAATTCACATTAGAGCTATTTTGATTTAAATGGTGCGAATATGCCATTAAAACTTATCATCTGATTAGTTCCCGTTTCTCTTGGCATTATTAAATTTGGAGCATGTTTTTTAAAAAATGCAAATTCGTTTATGTTTATAAATTCTCCTGTTCGTTCTCCTTTGGGGTGTTCAATATTTTCAGTTCTTTCTAATAAATCGAGATCTTCTCCTAACAGAGTCAACAACCTTGAAATTAGCTCTCTGTAGTACATTTCTGTTGGATGATTCAAACTAGAAAATAGCAAATGGTCTTTCCAATTTTTTTCAACAAAATCGTTTATGGGTATTACCTTGTCATATAGCTCAACGCATTTTTCGTGTTGGCTTGGGTTTTGGGATAAACTTTTTTCTGTATATCCCTCAAATGGATATTGTGTGTATAATAATTCAGTAAAAACTGGATCGTCTTCATTTTTAATATACTCTGCTATTTTTACAGGATCTTTAGTTATATTTTGTCTTATATACTCGAGGTAAATTTTTAAGCTCCGGCTACATATTGGATATGCACTAAATCTGTTATTAGGAAGGCATATTTTCAAGCCCCGTGCTACGTTATCGTGTAGATTAACAGTGTTAAGTTCGTCAATGTTTGTTGTATGATGCATGAACACAAAAATATCAGCCTCTCTTATTTTTTCTTGTACGGCTTTCCTGGTTTTTGTATTCTGTAATTTCTTAACGTTGGGAGGAGTCCACAAAGCAAATGTTGGATTACTACGACTCCAATACATAGCTAAATTAGCTTCTGTACAATTAATAAATTGATATTTGGTTGAATAATTTTGCTCAAACCATCTTGATATAGCACAAGTTTGACAATTTCCGTGGAAGAGTATTTTTTTCATATTTATTTTAATAGATTTTTAAAGTTTTCTACTAAAAACTTTGCTTTTTCTTTTTGCCAATCTATATGTTTATACTTACTGTCATAAGCTTCGTTTAAGAAGTCTTCTGTTAAGTCCTCCCATTTATCTACTATTAAGAGTGGTAAATTGTAAATGTCTCTTAGTTCTCTGTGCGCAATATGATTTGTTACTACAGGTACTGTTTCACATAGAATAGATTCACATATCTTAGGAGTCTGAATACCATTCCCTAATGGACAAGCAAAAAATTTATAATCACTTAGCTTTTCAAAATAATCTAATGGATCACAAAACATATTATCCATAAATGGAGAGCTTTGTGTGAACTCTGCTAACAATCTCCTGTCTTGAACTTTTTTGGTTACTGAAGGCCATTTACTACCAAAAGCAGAACCAATTAGCTTAGTTTTATTTTTTGGTTTGTTTATATGATGAAGTATTTTGTCTCCTCCGCATCTTAACATATATCCCATAATCGTACCCATAGGTATGGTGGTTACCCAATCACATTCTATGTCTTTTGCTTCGTAGTAAATTTTTTTGAATAAATGTTTTACCTCTTTTAATTGTTCAAGTGTGACGCTTAAGTGTGGATCGCGTCCTGCACATACAACATTGTTCAACTGTATCCCATTGAGATTATTAAGTGCTTTTTTTAAATTACCCATGCTGAGGCGGTCGCAATACACATCGTTGGATGTTGAATCATAATTAATATGCACACCATCTTCAAAAATAACTAATTTAAAGTGCTTGCTGACAAGTGGCTTTGGAATTAACATATCGTTAATCGTTTCTATTGACACTGCAGGATAAGTCCAATTCCCCTTATAAAATCTGACGCCATGCCTAAAATTCAGAATTTCTTTTATAGAATTAATCATTTGGGTTTACTTAATCTGGATATGTTACTTGATGGTAATTAAATTTTAAAAAGTCTTCTTCGTAAAGTTTATTTATAAGAACTTTAGCTTCTACACTCAAAGAATGCCCATGTGGGCTATGACCAAATTTTCCCAACTCTTTTTCTCTCAATCCGAGCGTATTGCATATATTTTTAAAATCTTCTTCTAGTGTTTCAAATTTTCCAATATAATCAATTGGTTCGTCTAGTATATTTCCATATACGCAATTTTCTCTGTGTGTTTCATTCTCGACTTCTTCCCTTTTATAAAATCGGTAATCATGCTCTATTAAAATAGGTGTTCCAAATAATTTTTTATACTCATTTATATGTTGATCCGTAATTATACCAGCGAACGGAACGGTATCCCCAAAGTATATTTTACGCATGGGATTGAAAGTAGACATACTCAGCATTCTTGAATATGGATCGCGGACAAATGAAAATTTAAAATAGTCATTCCAATATTCAGAATAAAGTTTCTTAGCTTGACTTGCAACTAGATGCTTTGTTTTACGTTCAATTTGCCACCAATCGTCATTGATTAATGCTCGCTCAATACTGGACCCTGCTGTTCGAGGGATATGAATAAATATGCATTTTAGTTCGTGAGAGATCATATGAGAAAGGGGGTTTTAACTGAATTAATAATCGTAATTATTTTAAATAACGAGATAACATACTCTGTGTCATTCGCCATACCGGTATCTCTCTAATTATGTTTGACTTTTTGCTATAACGTTTATTCAAACCTATATGTTCAGATGATAGACAAGTCAATCGTATATTTTTGTCAACGTTTTTATCGCAGCTCATCCCCATAAAAATATCAACAGGGCAAATAATGCTCATTTTGGGGTACTTATGAACGATAGGCTTTACGGACGGATTGTCTTTAAAAAATTTAAATACGTTGGTAGCATCCCGAGTAGCAGCAACGTTTTTTAATAAAATTGGCTCGTGAGTAAGTTTTATTAATTTTTTTGCTGCTTCATTATTTAGAATATAACTCTCGGTTCCTGTGCCGAATATCCCGTGGTGATACTTTGGTCTTTTATTCAATTGCACTAAATCATAATTCTCATATTTAAGTAAAGACAAGTCTTGCTGTAAAAACTTATCCACATCCAAAAAGTCAGCATCATCCTCGAGGATTAAAGCCTGAGAAATGTTCTCTTTTACTATTTTTTGCCAAATTTTGTAATGACTAAGATAACAACCTATTGCTCCTGGGCAGGTTTCTAAAAGCACTTTCCATGTGCTGTTTACTGGTGATACAGTTAATCCATAGCCCACGCAAATATCAGGATTTAATCTTGTATCTACGGCTTCAATTCTTTCACAATGAAATAAAGGATTGTTGTAAGATGGTCTCGGCGAATCAACAAGATTTATACAATATATTTTTATGTTATTATTCATTAGTATTTTTTTCAAATACCATTAAAGTATTTTTAAACCACCGACGTTTTGCACTTTTTCTAAGAGATTTTTCTAACTCCAAGTTACGCAAAAAATTTTTATTTTTCAACAAAACTTCTATGTAATCATTGCTTTGACAGTTTACATGTCCGTCCCCAGATTGACCTGGAATTGCCCAAGACAATATAATAATATTAGAACAATGGTTTGTTATATTTTGGATAAAAATATCTTCGTATTGGTTTGGTATATGTTCCCCTACCTCCAAAGATAATACGCAGTCAAATTTTCTATTTAATTCAACCAACGTTGATAAGTCTAATACTTGGCATCTTCCGTTAGTATCCTCTTCTGTATACGGATTTCCATCATAGCATTTGCAATCAAATCCATTTTCAATAAAGTTTTTGCTATACAATCCAGGTCCACAACCTAAATCCAGGATAGAAGTAACATTTAAATCTTTTAGTAATTTGATAATTTCAGCATTTAAAGCACGATCATGTACGTGTCGAGAGTGCTTACTGATAGGATCTTCCCAAAAGCCTCTTTTGTTAATATTTACATTGTTCATATTATATTATTTATTTAGAATATACGGATTTTTAAAATTCAATTGGTGTCCACTCGTCAAACACAAATATGTCTCCATGCCATCGAGGACCACCCTTAGGATATAAAACGCTTCCAGCTTTACTTAAGAATCCCATCCACCAACTAAACGTTCCTTTGCTTAAAACTAAATTACCAAAATCTTTTGCGAAATTTATAGTTTCTGCTGGTTTATTTTCATACAAAGTTAAATTGAATTTATTAATCAAATATGTTATAATTTCGTTAGAAGGGTCGTCGCTACTAATATATCCTTTTTTGAATTTAGATTGTTCGATAGCTTGAACATAATAATTAAGGTTGGGGACTCTATTATTCGGGATGCAATCACCCAATCTCACATGAACAAACAAATCGTCTTTGTGATGTTGATCATATTGTAAATTGAATTGATTTAAAATTTCTTGTTTATAATTTAATATAAAATGTTTGTTTTGACAGTGATAAAATAAATACAAACCATAATCAATACTAGGGGTTTCTAAGATTTTGTTAAAGTTTACTCCAGTAACTGTAATTATGTTTTCAAATATTCGAGTTCCTTGCTGGTGGAATCTGGGCTGTAATATTTGTATTTTTTCAAGTTTTGCATATTTTTCAACTTTAATGTTAAACTTTTTTGACATTATGCTAGCCGCACAATTTCTAAAAATTGCATTTCCTAACCTGCCGTGGTCTTTAATTGTAATCATTTTAATGGTAGTAGTTATTCAAGTTTGCACAAACTTATAGTAGATTCTTTTCTGTTTATGTTTTTTACAATCTTGTTCCATTTTCTAATATCAGGCATATTTTTAGTTTCTGATTCTACTTCAGGTGGTAATATATAAGGAATTTGACAATATTCCGCAAATGTTCCAAATGCATGATCAGACAAATACTTAAAACTTTTATATGGATGAGGACAAAATTCTATAACTTTTGGTTTTTTTGCAGGATCTAAAAAAATTAAATTTGAAAAAGCTCCGCCATGGCAACCAACTACGATCTTAGCATTACTAAATAGCTCATATTGCTTCGCAAGCGTAACGCAGCTCCCGTCTGGCTCTTGACCAGTTAGAAAATAAAATTCCAGATTGTTTTCTTCTGCATATTGTTTTAAATGCTCGACAACCTCGTTTTCGTTTTGTTTGGTTATATTCCTACCTCCTCTAGCTCCAGGAGTAGTTCTTGAGCAAAATAACACAAAAGGCTTGGACGTATTTATTATAGGCCGTGACTCATGAAAGGCTGCTTTTAAATTTAAAATATTTTTTGATTGAGCGAGGTTCTTCGGATCGGGAGTGGCAATGTCTAATCGCTGAAAATTTAATAAATATACGTTGAGAGGAGTAGGAGAAATAAACTTAATTTTATCTGATATTTTTAAGTTAAAAAAGTCTATTTTATTCTTAACAAACTTCGAAAATTGTATTAATATACAATCATATTCAGGAAACATTTCATCGACTGCATATAATTCCGGAAGAGCGTCAGTATATATATGACCGTGCGCAAAAGGACGGTTTAGTTTGAGTACAAGTATATTTTCCGCAACTATTTTGATTGTTTCTCTTTCGCTTTCGTTTATCGTTGGCTCGTCAATTATATGCGATTGGTTTTGAATATAGGCGCATCCGTCCAGCTGTCCTTTATATGTTGTTATAATCATATTTTTGTGTTTTTAGTAGTCGTTTATCGAATTTAAACAAACGTTTGAGATTTTCTACCAGTCCAATTTACTCCAGACTCTCCTAAATGAATGACGTTTATTGGTAGGGTAATAAAATTAGGGATATTTTTAAAGGTTTTTTGACGCCACCGTTCTGGTATTGGTAATTTTCGAAGCTCTTCAGAGAATTGTGACAAAAATATTACGTCACCTCTAACTACGTTGTGCTCTTCATATTTAAACTCATTAGTTTTATACATAAAAATTTGACAAAATCCAAAAAAAGCTTCTTTGGTGTTTGTATTATCGATGAGACGAATTTGATTTTCTATATCTGTTGATGAATTGCACGTTTTTCTTCCCATTCCGTATAATATGTTTGGGTCTTTCTCTTTACTAAGGATCAATTCTTTAAAGTTTTCTGGAAAGACGATATCAGAATCTGTCATTACAAGCCAATCTGAATATCCAATCTCATTTAGATATTCAAACCCTTTGTTTATAAGAGCTCCTTTATTAAATTGTCTTCCATTCTTTTTTATAAGATTGTCTGGAAAGACTAAACACTTAACGTTGGAATGCTTACTGCAGACTTCTTGACATGCTTTATCACTTTCTATCGTCAGTATAATAATTTGATCGAATTGGAGAACATTGTATGGTAAAGCTACTTTTAAACAATCTGAATAATTCACTGATACTAGTAGGGCTGTTATCATATTGGTTTTTAATTAACTGTTCAGTGATTGAGTTGGCAAGTTAAATTGTTTGTAAGATCTCATGTTTATTTTCTTCATTGTAGATATCCATTGAAACTTTGTAGTTTAATGTCTTTTGGGATTAATAAGTTCGGAACGTGTTTTTTAAAAAATAAAAATTCAGTTATATCTATAGAAACGCCACCTTCACCTTCTCCTTCAGGGTGCTTGATAAAGGGCGTTTTTTCTAATAAATCGAGATCTTCTCCTAACAGAGTCAACAACCTTGAAATTAGCTCTCTGTAGTACATTTCTGTTGGATGATTCAAACTAGAAAATAGCAAATGGTCTTTCCAATTTTTTTCAACAAAATCGTTTATGGGTATTACCTTGTCATATAGCTCAACGCATTTTTCGTGTTGGCTTGGGTTTTGGGATAAACTTTTTTCTGTATATCCCTCAAATGGATATTGTGTGTATAATAATTCAGTAAAAACTGGATCGTCTTCATTTTTAATATACTCTGCTATTTTTACAGGATCTTTAGTTATATTTTGTCTTATATACTCGAGGTAAATTTTTAAGCTCCGGCTACATATTGGATATGCACTAAATCTGTTATTAGGAAGGCATATTTTCAAGCCCCGTGCTACGTTATCGTGTAGATTAACAGTGTTAAGTTCGTCAATGTTTGTTGTATGATGCATGAACACAAAAATATCAGCCTCTCTTATTTTTTCTTGTACGGCTTTCCTGGTTTTTGTATTCTGTAATTTCTTAACGTTGGGAGGAGTCCACAAAGCAAATGTTGGATTACTACGACTCCAATACATAGCTAAATTAGCTTCTGTACAATTAATAAATTGATATTTGGTTGAATAATTTTGCTCAAACCATCTTGATATAGCACAAGTTTGACAATTTCCGTGGAAGAGTATTTTTTTCATATTTATTTTAATAGATTTTTAAAGTTTTCTACTAAAAACTTTGCTTTTTCTTTTTGCCAATCTATATGTTTATACTTACTGTCATAAGCTTCGTTTAAGAAGTCTTCTGTTAAGTCCTCCCATTTATCTACTATTAAGAGTGGTAAATTGTAAATGTCTCTTAGTTCTCTGTGCGCAATATGATTTGTTACTACAGGTACTGTTTCACATAGAATAGATTCACATATCTTAGGAGTCTGAATACCATTCCCTAATGGACAAGCAAAAAATTTATAATCACTTAGCTTTTCAAAATAATCTAATGGATTGCAAAACATATTATCCATAAATGGAGAGCTTTGCGTGAACTCTGCTAACAATCCTCTGTCTTGAACTTTTTTGGTTACTAAAGGCCATCTACTACCAAAAGCAGAACCAATTAGCTTAGTTTTATTTTTTGGTTTGTTTATATGGTGTAGTATTTGATCTCCTCCACATCTTAACATATAGGCCATAATTGTACCCATTGGTATGGTGGTTACCCAATCACATTCTATGTCTTTTGCTTCGTAATAAATATGTTTAAATAAATGTTTAACTTCTTTTAAATATTCAATATTTCTACTTAAATGTATATCATCTCCAGAGCACACAAGATTATCAAATTCACCTGGATGATTCGTAAGAATGGTTTTTATCCTACGAAGTCGGACAACGTCACAATAAACATCATTTGTCGTAAAGTCAGTATTAACATTTATTTGTTGATGAATTATACTAATGTCGAAGTTTTTAAACACGAGCGGTGCTATTAATAAGTGTTTTTCAATTTCTTGCTGTGATAATAAATTTGGCTTAAACCACGTTAAAAAACGTGGATCGTACCTAAAATTAAGAATATCACTAATAGAATTGATCATTATATCCATCCCCAATCTTTTTTAATTTCACCAGTTTTCTGATTTTTGGTTTTTAAATATTGATGTACGTTTTTTGTATTACCCTTATACAAAACTACCCAAAGACCGCAATTGCCTGAATATGTTATTAAATGTTTTGTTTTTGACATAATAAGAACAGCGGCGAAAAAATATGAAGCATGTTCCTTTCTCTTATTTCTTGGTATAGAATGATGAACAGATGACTTCGGATCATGATTTATCATAGACATTTCATCAAACCAAAAACTATTTGGAAACCTCTGTTTAAATGCTTCTGCAAATTCGAGCTCGTCTGTTTGTATTAAGAATTTTATTTGTGGATTCTTTTGCAAAATTTCCTCAGTCTTATTAAAGAATTCTTCATAGTCAGCTAACCCCGTTTCGGTCTCCTTGTCGTTTCCTCTATAGTAAACGGAACATATATTATCATAATCTAATGAATATTTTTTTTCGAAAACTTCTATAATGTTTCTTATTGTAATGCTGGGGGAAAAATACGCTTCTACAATCAGTGTATTATTTTTAAAATCGATATTTTTGAAGTCTTGAAATTGATTGACATTTGAATATGTGTGTTTTTCTGTATTTTTATCAAAAAGTTTTTCTTCAAAAAAATACTTTGCTAAATCTTCATCTAGATCATCAATATTTTCCTTGTAATTTCTAAACTGTCCGCTTGAGTCTATCGCATGAGGAGGTTCGTTTTTTTCGTTGAAATACTTTTTAATTTGTTCTAATCGGACCGAGCAATTAGAAAAAAAACCAGCCGTTCGGTTGTGGGTAGTTTTAAGTATTGGTGAAGAAATATTTTTCATATTGTATCCAGTAATTGTTTTAATTCATGTATATCTATTGTAGATTCTTCTTTACTTAAAGCATTAAAAAAACTTCGCCCTTCAAGTGTTGCTGTTTTAGGAGACGTTTTATATAAAATTGTGTGATATTCAGCAAAAGTGTCAATTGCTCCATCAAAAAGCTCCTTAAAGCATTTTCCGGAAGCTGGACAAATTTCTATAATTTTAGAAGATTTTAGTGGGTCAAGAAAAATTAAATTCGACATAACTGCACCATGAACTCCAACAACTAATTTTGCATTACTGAAGAGGTCATATTGTTTTGAAATAGGAGTAATTGTACCGTCAGCTTCTTGTCCTGTTAATAAGTAAAAGTTTAAATTATTCTTATTAGCGTATTGCTCCAGCATTTCAATAATTTTTGTTTCAGTTTCTTGAGTTAATCTTCTGCCGTGTTTAGCAGTAGGAGAGTTTCTGGAACAGTATAACAAAAATTCTCGGTCTTTTTTTGCAATTGGTTTTGAAGAATGAAAAGCCTCTTTCAACGCGATAACGTTTTTAGCTTTATTTACATATGATCTTGGGGAGTGATTAACAATTCGTAGCTCTTCAAAATTCAACAAAACCTCTTGGTTTTTTTCGATGAATTTGATTTTGTTTGATAATTTTAAATCAAAAAATTGAATTAAATCTTTCATCCTTGATGATAAAACAGTAATAACACAATCATATTCTGAGTACGTTTCGCTAACAGCATATAGTTCTGATAAAACTTCGCTGTATATGTGACCATACGCTGAACAATTATTCAAGTTTAATATCAATATATTTTTTGATGTTATAGTTTTTAACAAAGACAGCCTAGCATTTGCGGTTGGAGCCCAGCTAGGTTCTATATGTAAAATAATAGAATTTAGCTTTTCGTGTATCATCACAACATCACGACTCTTCCATTCGACAGGCTTGTGGGTTGCAGAAAACTCTCGCTTTAAGATGAAATCATTGGTGTTTTTTTCCATAGCCTTACTTAAAATGTATAACCAAAATTATTGATGTCCCATTCAAACAGCTGTTTTATGTAGTTTTTTGTTTTCTGATCAAAATACTCTGAATACGGTTTTCGTGCTGTAAATTGATTCATGTCATTTCTGCAAGGAATAACAGAAGGTAAATTAATTTGTAGCTTATCTTTTATTTTATAAAGGTCTTCTTCTATGTGCTCTACCCTAATTACGTAATCTACGAAAAAATTATCATCAGCAAACATATACGGTTTAGTAACTGTGTTGAAATTAAAGTTATGTTTGCAATATTTGCAAACAAACTCATTAAATGTTAATTTTCTCGCATCAACAACTATTGCAGGTAATGGGTTATTTGGTTGTTCGTTTGTATAAAAATCATATGCTTTGTGTTTATGGTGGTTGTAAAATGACACAACTCTTGCCCATGGGTTTCTTATTATCGATACCTTAAAAATATCTTCGAGTGGTACTTTTTTTTCTGTTAATTTTTGTATATGAGTTTCTAAAGAAGCGTGTTTAAACGGCGCAACTGATGGAAATTTGTCTCTTAAGGCTAAAAACCCAACAAGTTCTTCAATAGACGTTCCTCCACATTTAGGTGGATGTGTAAATATAAACTTTTTATTAATATCGTACATTATTTTATAAAAGTGTTGTATAGCTTGTTATCCAAAAAAGTTCTATTGTTGAAAGTCTGTTGAATTTTTGGTGAAAAGTTTTCCAGTTGTAGTTTACAAACCTTTTTGCCCTCATTTTTATGGACTTCATCCGACTTGTTAAGTTTAACTTTTAGGATATCAAAGTCATAGCAGGTTAAAAATGCTTCTTGAACTGCCAGTATTATGTTTTTAATGGGATATATGTTAAATCGAGATAATATATTAACAGCGTCATTAAAGTGTTGTTCGTTAAGTGGAATTGAATTTTCGACTTGAATTAAATTTCTTATTATCCAGCTATCCTCAAGTTGTTCTGACATTATATAGTCTTCGAACGTGTCAGCTTTAATAAGTCCGTGAGTACGTTCATGAATCGAACTTTCTGATTTAATATAATTGTAAAGTGATTGGGCTCTTGAAAACGGTTCTCTTAATATTAGAAACTGATGTGGAATATATTCATTTAATAAATTTAAAACGAGATTATTTATCTTCAACCCTCTTCCTTCGACTATAACCCCAAATAAAAAAACATTCGTTAACGCCTCTGGGAGTATGTCTTCAAGTTGAATGTCCCATTCTGTCTTAGAGTGTTTTTTTATGAATTTTAAATTGTGCTCACAAAACGAATTTGGATCTCCGACTAATAGTTTTGCTACCAGAAAGCCGTCTTTAATTAATTGCAGACATTTAATGGAATCTCTTTCTGGAATATGTGTTCTCAGCCAATCCGTGTATGTTCTTCTGTAATATCTAAAAGCAATAAGAAACAAATCAGAAACATACGTTCCTGCATTTTTTGGTATATGATAAAAAACTGGTATTTTTCTTATTTTATCTGTATCGTCGTTTGTTGTTTGCACTCTTGTTACTTATTTCGACGGCAGGTGTTTTAGCAACACTACCCAGTAAAAAATAAACACGTCCTTTGTTGTCTTTTTATTAAAAGGCAATAATATATTGATATATGAAAATCATCAATATTCTTTTTGTTTTAGTAATTCTCTTAGTTGTTTCTGCGTGTGTTTGCAGCAAAAAGTCATACAAACAACCGAAAGACTGCAAGGCAGTTTGTGCGTGTGCTTGCAGCAAAAAGTCATGCAAACAACCGAAAGACTGCAAGGCAGTTTGTGCTCCTGTTTGTAGATAAGTAAGATTTATAATGCGGGTTAGAATTCTGGCGAATTCAGGTGTCTCATAAGCATCTTTAGGAGAGTTCGATTCTCTCACCCGCTATTTTTTTCGTGTTGCCGGGTTAGCACAGTGGTAGTGCAACGGTTTTGTAAACCGTAGGTCATCGGTTCGAATCCGATACCCGGCTCGGCTTATTTTACATCATAAATATACAGCCTTTTCCTTAAATAGCATTATGAACAACGACGTAAAGCTATTAGCTGAAGCATATGAATTAATCTTAGAGAAGAAAGGAAAGGGGAAAGATTGGGTCCCACCTTGGGCTAAGAAGGAAGATGAGAAGGAAGAGAAAGCAGAAAAGGGTGGGAGTGAACTTACCGCCAAGCAAAAGAAATTGCCACCAGCTCTTCAAGCTGCTATGAAGAAGAAGAAGAAGATGACGAAGAAAGAAAAAGTAGCAGAAAGTTTCGAAAGATTGTACGAAGATTTTTGGAATTATTTTGAAGACTGATCTTTTGGTGTTTGGTAGGCTTGCTGCTCTTAATACTAATCTGTGTGATACAGTAAAAGAAGCTGTATAAGCTGGTTTCAAAGCAAGGATGCTTTTTCATTAGATGTTTGATTAAGTAAAATATTATGCATAATGATGAAAAACTCCTTAGTGAAGCTTATGCAACTATGCTCGAAAAAGCAGAGCATTGTAGGTATGCTGTGAATGGATGTGAATGTGAGGAGTGCGAAGAGTGTTTAGAACACAAAGAAAAGGAAGAAAACAAAAAGTCAGAAGACGAAAAGGAACTTTCTCCTAAACAGAAAAAACTTGCTCAAAAAGCCCCTCCCTTTAATAAAATTACAGGAGCAGATTTTGCTGCATCAAAAAACAAGAAAAAGAAAGCAAAAGTCAAAGAATCGTTTGAGCCTGCACAACACATGACACGCTTCGAAGAAGCGTTTAATGACGTGTTGGGTTGGTTTAACGATTAATTCTGTTGTTTATTTTTAAAACTAGACGATAAATCAGTTACGCACTGGAAGCTAATCGGCTAGGCGAGGGCCTGCAAAACCCTTTATGGTCAGTTCGACTCTGACCCAGTGCTCCAAATGTCTCCATAGTGTAATGGTTAGCACCTGTCCCTTTCACGGACATAGTAAGGGTTCAAATCCCCTTGGAGATGTTTTATTTCTTTTGTTTAGATATACAAGGAGCTTTAAATGCAGAATAACGGGTCATGTTTGAGTTAAACTCGTGTGTAATTTTTGTGTGAACACTTTCGTTTATTGTTTTTATACGTTCTTGAATTTGTTGCTTAACTTCGTTTGCGATCTTGTTCATACCAACTATTATATTAAGCGTATTAAGATTAAAAGTGAACTCTTAATAAATTAGTTTCGTACTCACCTTATCGAGAACGTGAGTTGAGATAAATACAATAGTATTAAAATGAAACAACTAATTCCTATTAACGGTGTATACAAAATTTTACAAAAATGTCCAGTAGTTGAACTGGAAGGTCGTTTGTTAGAAACTCAAATATACAATTTTACCGGAGATCCTTTTAATGAATTTTTATCGTTAAGTTGGACTGATGTGGACGAAGAAGATAACGAGGTACACGTAATTGTAACTTTTACTGAGGGGGATAATGAAGTATGTATGCTGGACGGAAGTGTGCTTACTCTTAAATCGTCTGAAGGCAAAGTAACAGAAGAGTTGACTCTCTATGCTTTTTTTGTTCATAAGAATGAAAAAAATAGTGGTTTTAACGTAGGTAAAGTATAAATTATTTGCATCGTCGATATGCATTTAAACTACGAAACGACAGACAACATAGTATCAGTAAATTTTAAACGATTGATATTCCGGTAATTTTATCTAGTATATGTACAAACACAAATCAGATTGTTGACTAAATGTTTATTTTTTGTAGGATAGTAATTCTATGAAAACAATAAATTATTTAATTGCATTTATTACAGTTAGTTGTTTGACGTTAAGTTACGGTGTCGAGTCTTCACCAGAGATGAGACCAAACACTGACATTTTGCGTGATGTGTATGTTTCGGAATTAATCGAAGTAAAGGAGGGAGAGTTGCCAGCAGAGTCAAAAGTTTCAGAAAAATTAGTAAAATCATTTGAAATTAGTAAACACGAAGTGACTTGGGGTGAGTGGAAAGCGGTAATGCAATGGGCAGTAAAAAATGGATATCGCCTATCAAACGTAGGACAGGGACTAGGAGACAAATATCCAGTCACTCATATAAGTTGGTATGATGCTGTCGAGTGGTGTAACTCAAAGAGTGAAATGGAAGGACTGCTTCCGGTGTATGAAGTACAGGGAAAAGTGTACAAAAGACTCGACTTTGGAAATAGTGGGTCTTTTGTTGTAAATCAAAACGTCAATGCTAATGGGTACCGTCTTCCTACTGAAGCTGAGTGGGAATGGGCAGCTAGAGGAGGAGTTAAGTCAAAGGGATTTATATATTCCGGCAGCAACGAAATAAATGACGTTTGTTGGCATAAAGGTAACAGTAACGACACAGCACATGAAGTTGGAACGAAGCTAGCAAATGAACTAGGCATTTATGACATGTCTGGAAACGTAACTGAATGGTGTTGGGATTTAAAAGGGAATCGGCTTCGTTCCTATCGTTCAGGAGGTTACTTTGATTCTACTCATAAATGGTTTTCAAATCAATTTAACGAGCTGAGTTTCCACGACACTCCTGATATTAAAACTCCAGGGCTTGGCTTTAGACTTGCTCGTAATATACAACAGTAAGACCGATGTTAACAGCCTGAGAATTCTCAGGCTGTTTCGTTAATTTGTTACATTCAACGCTTATTATAATATGAAACTAGCCTCTATTGAAAAAATCAAATCGATTCGGCCTCATTCAAATGCGGATCGACTAGAATTAGCTCATGTAATGGGCTGGCAATCAGTTGTACAATCTGGATTACATAAAGAGGGCGACAAAGTAGTGTTTATCGTAATTGATACATTGCTTCCTCACAATGCTCCTTGGGCACAATTTTTAATAAACAAATCTTCTCCAGATAAACCAGTTAGACTAAAAATGATAAATCTCAGAGGAGAATACTCAGCAGGTTTAGTCATTCCTCTATCTGAATTTCCAGATTCGTTTAGTTTGTATGAGGTGAGTACAGATGTAACTGAATTATTGGGTATTAAAAAATACATAAAAGATCTTCCTGCTAATCTTGCTGGAGAAAATATTGGAGATTTTCCAACAGACTTGATCTCCAAAACGGATGAGGACAACGGTCTTTCTAATCTCGATATTGTGGAAGAGGTAATTAAATCTCCGTCAGTTACGATTACACAAAAGCTTGACGGTAGTTCTATGACTGTTGTTGTTGAAAGTGGAACTGTTGTTAAAGTTTGTTCTCGAAATTTGTCAAAGAAAGACACAGAAAATAGCTTATTCTGGAAAGTTGCTAAGAAGCTTAATTTATCGTGTGGGTTTAGTGGAATACTTCAAGGTGAGTTGGTTGGTCCTAGCATTCAGAAGAATCCTCTACGACTAGAGAATCACGAGTTCATTGTGTTTCAAATAAAAAAATCTTCTGGAGAATATATGAATTATCAAGAGATGAAAGGGTTCTGTAATGTAGAACTTAAATGTCACGTTGTCCCGTTTATTTCTGAATGCTCTTTTATTGGTTGTGATGTGCAAACTGCTATCAATAAACTTCAGGAATTAGCTGATATGCAAACGTATGTTTCTAAGGAACAGGCGGAAGGAATTGTGATCCGACCTTCTTCCTATCCACGATTCACACATTCCAGAAGACCTCTGGGATTTAAAATCCTTAACAGAAATTATAAAGACAATTGAAACGATTCGCCCAAACATATGATTAGAAAAGAACAACCACTCCCTTCGCTTATAACCTCGTGTGTTTCGGTAATTCTACATGTATTGTTAGTAGCTTCTTTTTGGGGATTTTTATTTGTGTGTAGCAATAAAGATTTTTTGATTTCTAAGTGCTTTCCGTGTACTCCCTCACAAAAATTTTGGAAAATCGGACCTTATTCTGACGCACTGGAATGCAATTTCCCCGAGCGACGTATTTTGACATCTAAACAAAAATCCAAATTAACAGTTGATGTGTCCTCCAAAACCAACGTTAATTCTAATTTATGAATGATAAACACTACCACATTGACGTAACTCCTGAAGAAGAACATATGTTTGATATGAAGAAACAAAGAACTGAACCAAAAATCAAAGAACCTCGTACTCTTGTTATTACAGGAGCAATCATTGCTGCACATGTTGTATGTGCGGCCTGCGTGCTTGGGTTTTCTTCTTCTAATGCAGCTCAAAAGTCCGCTGAAGATAAAAATAAGCAAGAAGTGGTTCAAACAAACAGTAAAAACCGAGGCGATGTTCCAATGGATACTAAGCCTGCAGAACCCTCCTTACCTCAGACAGCAGCGCTCAGTTCACATACTAAAATAGCAGCACCATCAAATCTTTTTCCAAAGCAAGTTCAAGTAGCTCCTTCAGTTCCAAAGGTAGAAACTCATCCTCCAAAGCAAGTTCAAGTAGCTCCTTCAGTTCCAAAGGTAGAAACTCATCCTCCAAAGCAAGTTCAAAACAAACTAGTAAAAAATTATGTAGTTAAGAGCGGAGATACAGTTTACGGTATTGCAAAAAAGTATCATCTAGTTTCTGCCCGTCTAATGAAAATTAATGGAATAAAAGACCCAAAACAACTTAAAGTAGGACAAGTTCTTAAGTTCATGTAAAGAATGAGTGTTATGTTTCACCAAAGATTTAGAAAAGCAATTTCATTTAAACAAGCACTCGTTGTAGTAATTCTACTACACGTGGGTGGATATTGCGCAATATCTAAGTATTCTTCCTATAGAGCAGAGAAGCGTAAACAAGCGCTAATAGTAAAAAAACAAGAGGAAGCTGAGCTTCAACGAATGATTAATAAGGATACGTCAAGTATGTTTCCACAGAGAGGCAAGCCTGTTGTAGTTGCCCTTTCCCCGTTTAAACCAACAAAGATTGAAGAGAAGTATTCAGAAGAATCTCCAATTAAAAAGGCTGTAAATACAATTGCACAGCTGGCTCTTGATGCTTTAGTTCAAAAAGCAGTTAACATCATACACTCTTTAACAGCTTCCTCCCCTGCATTAAAACAACCAATTGCGTCAGCAGACGACAGCAATTTTAAGGCAGGGTTTTGTCCCAATCCGAACGCTATACGATCTTCGTTCGTTCCTGATATTAAAAAGCCCATTGCTAAACAAAAATTAAACTCCGTAGAAACAACACTAAATAACAAAGCTGCTAGTCGCGTTGCTGCTGCGCCGCAGCCCAATAAAAGCAAACCCCAAACAGTATATTCAAAAACTACTACTGTTAAATCTCCTCAAATAAATCAAGAAGCGTTAAAGTCTGAATTTTTAAAAATTAAGAATCAGCTATCTTCCATTAGTGATGTAGAGAAAGAAGTTATACAAGTTGTTCGTAGTAATATACGTCCACATACAACATCAACCATTACTAAAGCTAATAACAGTGAAGACCCAAAAGGTTGGCTCGAGTGGTATCATACAACAGCGAACATTACTAAAGCTGATAACAGTAATCAGTCATTCAAATCAGCACAGGATGAAGTTAATCGCAGAGTACAATCTGCACAAGATTATATTCACGAAGATATTACTACCCAAATCATATCCTCAAGAATTGTTTACTAGCGTACTCCTAGTAAAAAAAGCAATATTGATACTATTATTAGTATTACTGCTTGTTTAATTTCCGAGTTCAAAATAAAGCCGAAGAATAGATTAAGAAAACTTAGAGAGCTTTCTTAATCTTTTCAATCAGCCTAGCGGATACTGTTTTTAGAGCAGATAATATTCCGTGATTTTTTTTGCACGTGCCTCTATTACACTCGGGATTAATAGAATGTCCTCTTGTTAGGTCAATACATTCTTCGTTTTTGTTTGTGTCTACTTTACTTTTTTTTGCAACTTTGGGTTTTTTTTCGGAAAGTATTGCAGTCTTCTTATTAGAAGAGGTTGCATTATTCTTTAGAGGAGGACGACCTCTCTTCGCGGTTGTTGCTTTAGTAGTAGCTTTTTCTTTTTTCATATATTGATTATTTATCTGTTTACTCTGTTTTTAACGTTGATCTGTCCAACCAATATCTTTAATATGTATACACAATGACAACAACACCGCACATAACACACAACACAACAATGATTAATGTCCTAACAGAATATAGTGAACTAACTAAACAAGTTAATTACGAATTAAATAAAATTTATAAGAAAACTGAGGCAGGAGAAGAACTTGATTCTGCGGTCAAGTCTGTTCATGTTGCTGCAAGTGAGAAAACAAAACAACTAATTGAAACACTCGTTCATTTGACGGGCGCTTCCGAATATGCACTAGAGTTGATCTCCGACTTAAAAGAATTGACTGAAAAAGAGCAAGAGTTTATTTTTGAGGATTCAGAAGGTGCATTCAGCGAGTTAACTAATATAACAACATGAAGTTTGCTGGATATTTGATTGTCCTGCTTTCGCTGACGTTGTTAATTTTAACAAATATCTTTGACTTCAACCGTGAAAATATACAGCACAAAAATTCAAGATGCGTTTTTATTAAAACCGAAAACATTTAATGATGGTAGAGGATTTTTTTTAGAGACCTGGAACCGCCAAACGTTTCGTGATATTGGTCTGGATGTCGATTTTGTGCAAGACAATCACAGTCGCTCTCCAAAGCATGTACTTAGAGGATTGCACTACCAATCAGGAGATGCAGCCCAAGGCAAACTTGTTTGGGTAACATCTGGAACCGTCTTTGATGTAATTGTCGATCTAAGACAGAGTTCGGATACATATGCTATGTGGGCAGGATTTTGGTTGAATGCTGAGGATCATGACCGCATTTGGGTTCCTCCTGGCTGTGCTCATGGGTTTCTTGTGCTAAGCGATTTTGCTGATTTTCACTATAAAGTGTCTGCTCCTTACAGACCAGAATTAGATCAGTCTCTTCTTTGGAACGATGAAACCATTAATGTTCAGTGGCCTTTAATTGGGGGAATTTGTCCAACGGTTTCTATAAAAGACTCTGCAGCAAAAACGTTTAAAGAGTGTGAAAAGTACACTTAATATTTGAGGAAAAATTGAGGTGATGGTTAAGTTTGGTTGACTTAAATTAAGTTTAGTTGAGAGTAGAGTTCACATGAAACACTTATTACTAATATTGCTGGTGACTTTTGTAGTATTTATAACTACTTATTTGACGGGGTGTGGAACTATTGGAGGAACGCTAACCGGTGCTGGTAGTGATTTTTCATGCGCTGGTGAATGGTGTGCTGATTTGGGAACAGATTCGTCTTATACAAATTCCGGAGACTATAGGCCACCAAGCCGATAACCTAAATACATAAAATGCGTTATGATATCAACTAAATTCAACACAATACACGAATTAATCGCTCACACTAAATCAAAAGTTGATGACTTGCATAAGATAGTAGATGTGCTTTTAATGGAGTACAGAACCGCTGCGGATATGATAGGAGCAGAAGACTGTCGAGTCAAATCTTTATCACAGTTACAAGAACTCAATCAAAACATATCAGAAATAGTAGATTTACACCCAGCAATGACAGGCGGACAAAAAGTAGCAGCCAACGTTGCGTATGAAATATCAAGGATAGCTGCCAATATTAGTAATAATAGCAGAAAAAACGATGCTGACTATCCCTCTCCAGCAGACTCGGTTCCGAAACGGTTTGAGGATTATTAATACACTAAAATGCCCCGTGCTTATGCGGGTTCTCGTATTTTATAGGTCTAATTAGATAAGTAATTTATGTGAAATTTGAACACAAAAACGATGAAGTGGTTATTCCGATCAACATTAATATGGCTCGGGAGTATTTTATTGTTCTGGACAAATTTAAACGCAACGAAATAGCACCACAAGAATTTATTGATTTTTGTTGTTTAACTTTAGGAAAAATGCTAGAGCAAAACAGAAGCTTAATAAACAGATTTAAATAAAAGTATGTTTAAATTATTCGTAAAGAAAATTTATAACAAATTTTTTCTTTGTTTGTTTGCAAAAGGACCGTCTAATAGACGCAAAATGAGCAAAGAAGATTTTAATCGAGAATTAATCAAGGGCATCGAGATAGAGATGAAGTACATTAAAAACAACGCAGTAGCTAAGGACATGGCTCTTGATAATTTGCGTGAAAATTTAGACTATTATAATAAATATTAAGATATATGAGTGACCAAAAATCACTAGAAGAAGCTTATGCATTGATTATTAAAGTATTTTAGCCACGAAGATAAGTCGGACTTTAGACGGTTTTAGTTTATATAATTTTGGTGTTTCGTTTGACATACAAATAAAACCCAATATAATATAATATGTGAACAATACAGAACAACAAGTCCAACTTCACTTGGATTACTTACTATCCGAGGGAGTTGTAATTAAATTGGAAAACGGCAACTACAGATTGAAAACTGAAAATGAAATCGCGGACGAATTAAAAGATATTGAAAACAATTGCAATTCTTTATAAATATACTCATGAAACCACAAACCACAGCACAACTTTTTGCGAGTAAAAGTAAGCCACAACAGAACCAAAAAGATGTAGAGTTGACAGTAAACTCTCCAACCGACCTCACAAATACAATCAACCAGGAAGAAGCAATACGGATTGCGGGGCGAGTAGCGAAAAAAGCTGTGTATGAAGCTGCTGGACTGAAATTCCCACAGGATGTTAATAAAAACCCACAAGTAGAAGTATTAGCTAGAGAGGCCGCTCAACTTGCTAGGAAAAAAAAGCAATCCGAATTTGATGCAAAGTAAAAAATATCCAAAGATACCTTCTTAATTTGAATGAAGATATTTTTAGATATGGATGGAGTGCTTGCAGATTTATTTGGATTTGTTGCTCAAGAAATTCATCAAAAGCCATATAAAGTTCTAACGCTAAAAGAGAAAACCGAGGCTAAAAAAATTTGGACAACGAAGAGCGATGCAACAAAGTTTTTTAAAAAGCATGGAGGAGTACAACAATTTTTTACAAATCTTCCTACATTTGAAGACAAAACCATAGCAGTTATTAATGCTGCAGTTTCTGTTGCTGGAGAATATAAAATATGCTCATGTCCTGCTTCAATAGACAGAGACGAATCAAAAAAAGGAAAGCTTTCGTGGATCAAAAAGCATTTGAGTCCCCAACCAGTAGAAATATTATTTCCTCAAAACAAAGCAGTTTACGCGATTGATGATGATGGTTCACCAAACATATTAGTTGATGACTTTCCTCCTTATATAAAACATTGGCGAGATGCTGGTGGAGTTGCTGTAGAAATGCGCACAGATAGTTTTAGCGATGCTAAGACACTTTCGTTATTTTTAAAAGCACAACTTACAGAAGCCTTCGTCATCAATAATTAATACCAATGCGGCTTTGGGGTGTTGGTCCACGTTGCAAACGGCTTATCAAACTTAATGTACCGCTGGTATTGTTCTGTAATAGGAGTATTAGAAAATCCTGCTACTTGAGTTCTACAAACTGAGTCTTTGTTGATAGCTACAGCAAACGGAGTCAATTTTGCTTGCTTACAATAAACAGTACGGGTTATATTATCTTTACACCATTCAATAAATGTTTTTGTAAAGTGCGGTGCAGATTGAGGCCATCGGCGATCTCGTTCGTTAAACATTTCTAAAGTGTGTTCAACCAACCATTCGAAGTTTTGTTTGGATTCTCTTACCCAAACAGCACAAGGATGGTTAAAATACCCTTTGCCTGCCTTGCGAGGTTGTCCTTTTTTTGTAGGTGGAGCAGCTAAAAGTATTTGATCGTTAAAGCAATGTTGGAGAAGTATTGCAGATTCAATTTGCATTTTAGAACGACAATGTTGGTCACATAGCTCACGAGCTGCAATAACAGGATTAATATTAGTCACAAAAATATTCATAAGTAAAGAATATATTAAACCCTCTTTAAAGACAACTTTATTTTGGTGGATTGGCAGTATGTTATTTCAGACCAAACTTTATTCCCCATTTCGAGTATAAACTAAACTCTTCTTGATATAATAACTCAAATTGTTCTTTGAGTGTTGGAGAAAAAAAACTCTCACAATTTAGGCGGTGTGTTTTTAATATCTCTCTTAACTCGTTCAATGGTGCATGTTCAAGGTCGGCATAAAGGTCACATTTTTCGGTCTTTTTATTTTGTTTCACGCTCCATTGTTTTTCAAATAAGAGTTGAACCTCGCTGTATTTGTCTGAGCGTCCCGATAAATCGTATAATAATTTAATTGCATCTATATTATGTGTAAGCTTTGCATCCGGTATTATGTTTTCATCAAGCAATATTGGTTTAATGTGACAATGAGAGTTGTAAAAATTAAAATACCGACTTTTAGTTAAAGGAAAGAAGCCGGAAAATATACGTCGGTGTGATTCTCGACTATCAAACCCCGTATTGGCTAGTCCTTGAATAAATTCATTAAATGTTTGTATACGATCTCCTATATCCGGCGTTGGTGAATTTGTCATTACATATTTGTCTACATACAAAGACAATATTCTATAGTAGGGATTTCGACCAAATAACAACACCTCATTATTTGTATATTGATCAAGATTATCTTCTAAGGGGCTTTTATAATATCGTTGATATATACTATGAGTTACGTGATCATTGCCTATATTGTTATAATATGACCCTGACTCAATGTGCATTAAAATTTCTTTCAAATGAGTAGCTCCACACTTTTGACCCCATAACACAATGAGATTCGATGCTGTTATTTTGTGACAATTCATTTAGAATGATTATTTCTCGTTTGATTTAAATTAAGTTGTTTCAGGTCGATATTAAGAGGATTGTGATGGGTTTTTCTACATAGTCGATCTAACATTATTAACGCAATCGATTTAGTAATATCAATGTTTGTAGATTCTGATATTATTTTACGGATCTCTTGCTCTTCTAGTTGACGTTCGCCGTTCATATATTCAATGTAACTCATTATAGAGCGCAACAATAGAGGATTTTTGTAATGTTCATATATTTGTTCTTGGTGCTCTTGTTTCCAAAGAGAACTATTAGCAGATATACCGTCTGCTGAGACGTTTACTACACATTCTTCAACTATCGCAATCTTCAGTTTTTTTAAAAACAAAGATTTTACCCATTCGTAATCAGCTGATATCTTATAGGCCATGTTATATAATCCGCATACCTCATAACAATCTCTTGATGCTAATAATGACTGATGAGAAAATGGCATTCCACTAGTGAGTAATCTAAAATCAAAATTGTTGATTTTCCATAGTTTGTTTAGCTGAGGATTTATAGCGGAACGCACCATTGCTGATCCCACTGCAAAATCAGCATCGTTGTGCTTTATGCTATCCATCAGAATACGGATTCCTGTTGGCTCTAACCAATCATCAGAACCAAGTATCAACAAAAAATTCCCTTCTGACAATTTAATTCCTTTATTAATAGCGTCGTATATACCTAAATCATCTTCTGACGTAAACACCGTTTGGTGGCGTAAATCAGAATTTAATAATATTGATTTTGTGTTGTCTGTGGAATTTCCGTCTACTATAACGTGTTGAATGTTTGTATATGTTTGATCATTTACAGATTGTACACAACGGTTAATTACGCTCTCTCTGTTTTTTACAGCTGTAATTATAGATACTATGGGGTAGTCAATATTCATTATCGAGTGGGACTGTTTTATCTATTGCGATGCAAATGCGTGTATTTGATGTATTACGTTAATCACTCGTTCTGATTTTTTACTACTTTGTAGATTGTAGTCCGCATTAAGAATGTTTAGCAGCTCAATTAAAGCATCTGCAAGTGAATTTTTGACTTTTTTTCTGATGTTTTCTTTAATTGTTTCAGCATCAAGAGGGATTGCATTGTCGGATAAGGTTTTTGAACGCGTTTTCATGGGATTAATTAAGCGAAATCGAATTCAAGTGCTACAGCTATAAGCGCGTTATTATGACACTATTGGTCGGGTCAAATTGCATAAACAGGAGTTAAAATAATAAGTATATATACTATGAAAGAAGTTTGGTTTCCTTTTAGATTTAACGACGTAGATCTGCAATTATTTATATTACCCTCTGACGCAAAACACATGACCAACACAGGCAAACCACCCAACGTTAAGATAAAGCCAACTAATGCTTTAACGATTATAGCAACAAGCAGATTAATACATTACTTAGAAGTTGAAGGATTTTTAGATTAATTAAATATAGTCTTTTATACCACAACATATTTAAAATTGAAATGGAACACTATATAACAGAAAGTAGTATATACCGAGAATTTCTTGCTGAGCGAGACGAAATATTGCGACACAAATGGATTGAAAGCGAAAAATTAGGAAGCGATATTGGATTCGACAGGGCCCTGGTAGAGTGGATCACACGTTACCGTGGAACGTGGAGGAAGAACGGTTTTCGCGCTTTTCCTCATAGTGTGAAACTTTAATCTTAACATACAGTCAAATTTTTAAATTCGTTGTATAGAGAGTTTTCATTCAAGTAGTGCAATAATTGATTTGTAATTGTATCAACCTTTTCATTAATGGGTCCAGTCAAAAACGGATGAAATAAGCTAGCTTCTCTAATTCCCCCATGCCATCTGGGAATAATATTTTGTCTTATCGTTTTAATTGTTCTTTCTTTTAGTATAATTACCTCATCAAACATTCTATCGACAGACACAATCTTTGTAATCGATTCAGCGTTATTTAAAACGTACGTATTAGTCATTACTTGATCGTCCTTTGAATTGCTGTTTGTTAGTATATCGTCAAAATATTCCTTTGTGTGAGTGTGATATTTCACAAAAAAGAACCCACAACACAATACAAATCCGTATGTTTCGGCTATATCTTTGGGATATGTGTTTCCTCTAGAGTAAAATATATCCCCATCATCTGTTTCTAGTTGAGGAATGATATTTTTAAACCAAAAACAATCAATATCTGTATGTACGATATGCTTTTTAGTTTTTTTGAAAATAATATTAATAATTTCGAAACGCTCCCTCCAAAAACAATGACGATTGCGTATTTGATAAGGAATGTGTACTCCCAACAATCCCAACTTTGTTACTCTGTCCAACGATATTTGATCCAAACAAATTATCAATAAATTACTAATTTTTAATTTTGTCCAAAAAAAAGAAAACACAGCAAGCAACTGAACGTACTCCTTATCAACGAACGTTATCACAACAGTTGGATCAGTAATCTTGCTTAAAGCTAAATTCAGATCTGAATTATTAAAATTCATTATTTTGGATTTTTTAATTTTTTTGAAGGGTTGCGTTTGTTTGCAGGCAGATCAACAAAAACATCTTTTTTAATAAAAACTATTTTACCGTCAACACAGCTTGCTGTAACTTTGTCTTTACTTTTTATGTGTTCTTTAAGTAATTCTTCTGCTATAGGATCTTCCAAATAAGTTTCAACAGCGCGTCTAATTGGACGTGCTCCATATTCTGTGCTAAATCCCTTTTCTGCAACAAACTCCTTTGCAGATTCATCTAAAACTAATTCTATATCTTTATTCTCTTTGAGGCGCATGATGAGTTGATCTGATTCTAACTCAACTACTTTTTTTAAGTCCTCTTTTCTGAGAGACTTAAAAACAACAACACTATCAATTCGATTTAATAATTCGGGTTTAAAAAACGATTTTGCTTCTACCATTGTCTTTTCTTTCATTATATCATAGCTGCCTGATGGTTCTTCCTTTATTCCAAATCCGAGACTAGTTTGTTTAACGGCCATTGTTGCTCCAACATTAGATGTTAATATTATAACCGTATTTCTGAAGTCTATCTTTCTACCAATCGAGTCTGTAATCGTTCCTTCCTCGAATATTTGTAACAACAAATTCAATGCCTCTGGATGGGCCTTTTCAACTTCATCAAATAAAACCACGGAATACGGTTTTCTGCGGACCTTTTCAGTAAGTTGTCCACCATCTTCATATCCAATATAACCGGGAGGAGATCCGATCAATCTTGATACTGAGAATTTTTCCATATATTCACTCATATCTATTTGTATAATTGAATCTTTTGTTCCAAAAATTATTTCTGCAATACCTTTAGCTAAAAACGTTTTTCCAACACCCGTTGGACCAAGAAACAAAAAGCTACCTATTGGTCTTTTTGGATCTTTTAAATCAGCTCTAGCTCTTCGAATTGCCTTACACACAACATCGATTGCATCAGGTTGACCAATAATCCGTTTGCTTAACTCCGCTTCCATGTTTAGTATTTTGTCTGCTTCAGTTTGATCTATTCTAGACAATGGTATTCCTGTCCATTTAGCAATCACTTGTGCAATGTCATCTTTGTCTACAACAACGACCGTTTCTTTGTTGTTTTTATTCCACTGAGCTATAGAATTCTGCATCTCAGTATTTGCTTTCCTCTCTTTATCTCTAAATAAAGCTGCTTGTTCAAATTCTTGGTTTTTGATGGCTTGTTGCTTCTTCTCGCTCATCTCTTTAATTAAATTTTCAATGTCGGTAAGATTTGGAGGGCGCACTCTTGATGTTATTCTGGCTCTTGATCCTGCCTCATCGATTAGATCAATTGCTTTATCTGGAAGAAACCTGTCGGTAATATATCTCTCTGATAACACAGAAGCTGCTTCTAGTGATTCATCTGTAAATTTAGCATTATGGTGTTGTTCATATTTTGCTCTAATTCCTTTTAAGATTTGTGTTGTTTGAGATATACTTGGAGCTTCTACTTTAACTTGCTGAAATCTTCGCTCAAGAGCAGCATCCTTTTCTATATATTTTCTGTATTCCGCTAACGTCGTTGCTCCAATCAATTGTAATTCCCCTCTACTTAAAGCTGGTTTAAATATATTAGATGCATCCATAGAGCCGGAAGCAGAACCTGCCCCGACCATCATGTGTATTTCGTCTATAAACAAAATTATGTTTTTGTTTTTCTTTACCTCGTTCATTACAGACTTGATTCTTTCTTCGAACTGTCCTCTGTATATAGTGCCCGCAACTAATGAGGTTAAATCTAATGTTATTATTTTCTTGTTTAATAATAGATCAGGTACGTTTTTTGATACTATTTCAATAGCAAGACCCTCGGCTATTGATGTCTTTCCAACGCCCGCTTCACCTATTAAAACTGGATTATTTTTAGTTCTTCTGCACAAAATTTGTATCGTCCTCTCAATCTCACTTTCTCTTCCTATAACAGGGTCCAACTCTCCCTTCTCGGCTAGCTCAGTTAAGTCTGTTCCATACGCTTTTAATGCTGGAGTTTTTTTTGATTGATGTTTTTGTGAAGTTTCTTCTCCTCCTGCTAAAACGGGTTCGCTGTTCTGATAATTTGGATCAATCTCTCTTAAAATTTGCTCTTTAACTTCTTCGAAACTTATGCCAAAATCCTGAAGTAAAATTTTTGCAGCAATTCCTTCCTCTTCCCTGAGTAATCCTAGCAGCAAATGTTCCGTACCAATGTAAGTATGTCCCATTTTTACTGATTCCTTTTGAGCGATGCTTAGCACCTTTTTAACTCGCGGAGTAACCGGAATGTTTTCTCCTTTTAATTGTTTCGGTTGATTTTCACTCGGCTCTGTATTTTCTTTTATCAGCTCATACACCTCTTCTGAGCCTACACCCATTGATTGCAGAACTTTTAGCGCTAATCCTTGACCGAGCTTGAGGAGACCGAGTAACAAGTGTTCAGTACCGATATAATTATGATTAAGAGCTTCTGCTTCTTTTCTAGCTAACGCTAACGATTGTTGTGCTCGAGGAGTAAAGTTTTGGGACATAATTTAATCTTAATGTAATTTATAAAAAATTCAAGACTACGTTCTGTTTGATGTGTTGATTTAGCAATATACTATTCTTAATATAAGGTATATGACAGCAGAAATATCAACAAACGTTAATGCAAGCCAAATCGCAAAAGAAATGAGTGAGACAGTTTCTGTACAAATTAAGAACAGACAACACAATTTAACAGAATTAAAAGATTGGATTAGCACCATTCCTAATAATGACGTAAAGACTCTTGTTTCGGTTGGATCGCTTCTTGTACAAATGAAGAAACATCAGTTGGTCAGCTTAATTTTAAGTAAGTGTGACGATGTAAGTAACGGTCAACATACAGATATTGACAAGGAAGTGCTGTGTGAATTATCCCGCTTGCGTGCTTGGGTAAACGACACAAATCAAGCACAATTAATTTCAATAAAAAGTCACGTTAAAACAACTGACATTCAAATTTCATTGGTAGTAGCGTGCATGGATAGAGAAGATCATTTAATTCAATGTTTAGAGTCTTGGATGGGACTTTCGCTGATTACTGAAATTGTATTGGTTGATTATAGTTCAGAAATTCCGCTTGAGATGAATTCTAAAATACAAAAATGGATCAAAAGCGGACAAATTAAACTGATTAGAGTTGAAGGAGAATCTACCTTTAATTTAGGTAAAGCATATAATATAGCATTCGATTTTGCTACCAATGATAAAATATTAAAAGTAGACTGTGATCACCTTTGTTTAAATGGAGACTGGTTAGATAATTTAAATAGCTCATCTTATGACTCTCGTGAGTGTTTTTTTATAAGAGGAGATTGGAGATTTGGCCACTCAATGAGTGGATTGTTGTTTTGTGACAAACGCGATTTTGTTTTTTACAGAGAAGATTTAACTGGCTGGGGATTTGATGATTTGGATTTGGCTAGGCGAATAGTGGAAACAAAGCCAAGAATTAAAGAGGTAATTTGGAGTGATGCTAGATTGTTTGTTTCTCATATTAATCATGACGACAAGCTAAGGACCAGCAAGTATCGAGTTGTTGACAAGGCCAAGACAAATTACGACAACAGATTAATTTGCCATCAGCCCAATGTAGGAATAAATCGATTTAAATACAACTCTGAGAATAAAAATAAACACGTAACACGTGTAACGTTTGACGCAGCACCTGTTGTAAACAGTGTATTCTGTGTTACTTTGGCAGAAAAACAAGATAGATGGAAATTGTTTTCTGAGTCGATTCCGTCAACTCGAAAGTTCGAAGCCATTGATACCCGTAAAGACCCGCTAATATGTGAACAATACGGGTTACACGTCAGACCAGCAACACTGACGTATGACTTATATTTTAAAGGAGCTCCAGGAGCTGTTGGCTGTTATTTGAGTCACTATCTAATATGGCAACAAATAGTAAAAGAGCAAATTCCTTATACTCTTATTACTGAGGATGATGCAGACATGACCTCTCTGACTAATTTTTTAAATAATTGCTTAGTGAATCTTAGTGGATATGAGTTAGTACAATTAAACAAACGATTCAGCTATGTTAAGCCAGAGCACAGGTTGATGTTTCATGGAACAGAGAGTTATATAGTCAGTTTAAAAGGAGCAGAAAAATTAATAGAGGCTACACACCACCCAGAATATCTTGAGTATGTTATCCACAACGAAGCTCCTGGAGTAATGGAAGTCAAACGAACCAAAAGAATAAAAGCAAAAGAGCGCACATACTTACCACACAGTATTATTGCGCCTGCTGATAAGTTTCTGTCTATGTGTTGCGACCCTAAATGTGATCAAGCAGTTAAATTGAAGTGTATTAATTATCCGTGTGTGGATATAAACCCGTTATATTCTGCGTCGGATATTGACGGAGGCATTGGTCATCTTTGGCAATTGCCTGCTGAAAATATAAGTAAATTAATTGATACCCTGTTACAGCCAGAAACATATTAAATCAACGCTGTGAAATCAACGTTTGTGGTAATTATGGGAGCCGGTAGATGTGGTTCTACCTTTGTAATGAATAAATTGAATGAACACAGCGGCGTGAATATATTTGGAGAAGATATGGGCTCTACCTTGTGTTTGTTAAATCTATTGTTCAGAATAAGTAATAGAACAGACCATATACGTAAACACCCAGCAGTTATGTATTCCCCGAAAACGGTTTCTTCGGAAGCACTTAACCGTCAGCTTCACAAAGCTTCTTCGTATATTGGAAACGAATTTTATTTTGATGCTCACTTTCACGAGAATGTTAAAAATAGCGCAGAAAAATATTTACTCAGATGTTTTAACTCGCCCGTTACTGGATTTAAAGAGATACGGTGGGACTTGTTTGCTGATTTAAGTTTTTTAAATGTGCTAAACAAATACTATGATAGAGTGGTGTATATTAATCTGACTAGAAACATTGACAACATAGTGTCTAGCTCAATTCGTGCAGATTTTGCTGAAAATAAAGATGAGGAGGTTGCTCCTAAAATACGAACCAGGGTTTTAAATAAACAAGAAATTATACAGAACTTTATAAAAAAGCAAACCCCATCCAATGTTGTTAGCGGAGACATTACAACCGATGGTGATTTAATGGATAAAATTAAAAAAGCAATTTATGACGTATCATGTTATTAATAATCCAATCAATGTAATTTTTGCATGGGATGAGAATTGTGGATTCGCTTCTTTGTTGAGTATAATAACCCATCTTAGTAAAGGTCCCATACTAAATAATACTTGTGCTAGATTTTTAGACATAAATTCTAAAATTTACAAAACCTTTTATAAAAGTCCGCTAGTCGAAGGTGTTGATTACAGTAATTATAAGTTAGTTTTATTTGGCAGAAATCCGTATTGCAACTTAGTTTCACGATATTTGAGCAAATATGTGTTTTTGAATTCAGAAGGATCTGTCACAGACTTTACATTAACTTTCGAACAATTCATTAATAGCACAAGCAATCAAACTGAAGCTGGGTTTGAATCTTTTGACAGTCTTTGTCAACAAATTAATAAACATAATAATAAACGTACAACACATGTAGTAATGCTCCCTGATAGTCCATTACCGGATAATATGGTATTTCATGACAAAATCTCAGTTCAAGAAATTTATAAATTTTGCTGGAGAAAAAATTTATATTTACAAATAGATCATTTATTTTCAAACGACAAAGCACCGTTATTATTAAATGCAAAAAAATGTTCGTCGTCGCTGTATAAACTTATGCCCGAACAACTCAACCTATTAATAAGCAGCAACGTTATGCTTGATACTGCGTCGTTTTTCTCTAATAAATTAAAATTGACAGCAGATAATTTAGTAGCGGACGAATTGAATTTTTATAAAAACAGAGGTATAATTTGCACAATATGATTTATTGTAAGGAACTATCATTTTGTTACGTTGCTGTACCTAAAACCGGTACCACATCGATTGAGCGTTTTTTAGTGGATTTTTGTAACAGCAAAGACGTGACATTTATTAAAACAAATAAATCTAATACTCAATTGCACAACATCGAAGGTAAACATGTTTCAATTTCTGCTATAAAAACAACATATTCAACCGAAAATGTAATTACTGCTGGGTTTGTCAGAAACCCGTGGGACAAAGTAGTTTCGTGGTTTAACTATCTTAAAGTAAACAAACACAGCGTCCATACAATTGATCAAAATATGTCTTTTGAAGAATTTGTGCATTCTGCTCCGAGTTGGGTGTTCAATCAATCGTCTCAATATCTCACTGATAATAAAGGTAATATTGATGTCGATTTTATTGGTCGCTTCGAAGAACTTGATGTTTATTTTAAATTGATGTGTGACTTGTTTGGTATTAATGGAGGGCGAATAAAAAGATTAAACTCAACTCACAGCAACATCCATTATTCTGAGTTATATACTCCAGATACAGCAAAGTTTGTCGAAGAACGATTTGCTAATGATATTAAACTGTTTAACTACACATTTGAAAAAACAACATAACCATCACGTTTTCTGTTATGAACCACTCAACATTTACTACAACCAATATAACTCATAAAATAATCTGGATGTATTGGGATCAAGGAGAGTATGATCAAAGTGTTCCGCCATTAAACAAGCTTTGTATTGATCGCTGGAAAGCGTTCAATGGAGATACATGGTCGGTCCGAGTATTAAACAGGAACACTATCAGAGATCATGTTCCTGAATTTTTTGATATACTGAAATGCTCTGCTCGAGAGCGACCGATTGGCTCTGGTCAGTCTGATTTGTTGCGGTTACTGTTGTTGTCTAAATTTGGCGGAGTTTGGGTTGACGCAAGTGTGTATCCAATGTTTCCACTTGAGAATTTTATAAATTCTTTAGTAGATGACTCCAATAAGTTTTTTAGTTATTGGTTTTCTACAAAGAGTATAAATCCAATAGCTGGAAACAGAATAGCTCCAAGCTGGTTTTTGGTATGCACACAACCTGCGTTTGCTTTAATAGAAAAGTGGAAGACAGAAGTCATTAAGACTTTTACTGCTGACGTTCGCTGGAAATACTTTAACGTCCATGAATGCTTGAGTAATTTATACGAATCTGATTCTGAGATAACTCAGATCTTAGACGACATGACAAAAATTGATCAAAAATTTCCACATTCAGCTCTTAAGCCTAATAGTAAGGTACTTCCTTCATTTATGTATAAAAGACCGTGTGCTGAATTATTGGCAACAATAAACGACATTCCTGTTACCCAAATCTAATATTCAAACAAACAATTAATGAAAACCGCCATTCGATTTCACTCAGCGCCTGACGACATGAGTATAATATTAATATGTGTCATTTGGAATGAGCTTTTATTGCTTCCGTTTTTTATTGATTATTATAAAAAGTTAGGAGTAACTCACTTTGTTTTTATCGACAACAACTCTAGTGACGGATCCGTTGAATATTTAATGACAATAGATAATTTAAATGTAGAGGTATACAGCAACAACAGTTCTTATGCTGATGCTAAATTTGGAATTGATTGGGTAAATTCAATCTTAAATAATTTGCTTCTGGACAAGTGGTGTTTAGTCGTTGATATAGACGAAATTTTACTCCTTAAAGATGGTATGTCGCTTCCACAACTCGTTTCATCTATGGAAGACACTAACGCCAATATTGCACAAACCGTTCTCGTCGACTTTTATCCACCTTCGTTTAATCAAAACATTCTTAAAGAAGGTGAGCCGTTTTCAGCTCAGTCAAATTGCTTTCATAAATTTACAGAAGATACAATTCGTGCTACAATAGCTCCGGATGGATCGCTTGACGTAAAAGGAGGGGTTCGCCACATAATAACAAACGGGTCAAAAAGACCAAACTCTTCATCTGTGTGTCTGTCCAAAAAAAGTTTTTTTAAGTACGATTTTTATAAAACACACCATTTATCTGTAGGTATGCATTGGATTCTTCCTAATGACTTTACGTGTTGGTGGCCTCCAGAAAGTGCATACAAAGGTTGGAGTGAAACAAATCAATTTTTGAAATTTTTTAAAGATGTTTTTGCAATTGCTCATTTTAAGTATGTTAAACCTAATATAATAGACGTATTTCAAGTTAGAATAGACAGAAATCAAGATTGGAATAATAGCTCTGAGTATAAAAATTACGTAAATTCTGCTACATCAAGCTTTTGGGATTCAGAACTTAGCTTAGTGTATGAAAATAACTTACAATTATATAATGCTACTATAAATACTATTTCATAACAGTTTTTCTCCGTTACTGGATAAATAAACTCAAATGATAGTACAACAGGCCCACACAACAAATGCCCAAACATTTTTTGTTGATTCGCTTTACGGTTCAGACGAAAATTCTGGCCAGTCTGAAACGCTGGCATGGAAAACATTATGCAAAGTAAATGATCATCACACAATTTGTCCGTTCAAACCGGGAGACTGTATTTTATTGCGGAATGGACAGACTTTCGTTGGATCGTTAGTCTTACGTGACGTACACGGAACAAAAAATGAAAAAATAACGTTTAGTTCGTATCAAGCAATCGGCGATAGTGATTTGAATAGACCAGTTATTATGCCTCGATTAAACGATAGAACTGCAATTCGAAGCGTTCATTTTAAAAACTGTTCCAACGTCATTTTCAGTAATCTTGAGATTAAAAGAGGCAACGTATGTGTTAGTTTTAATGACGATCGAATTAGTAGCTACGATTATTCTGGAATTATTTTTAAACGAGTGTATTTCCATGGTGTGGATCCATCGAATGTCTCTTCTGGAGCATTGATGTTTACTGCAACTAAAATTAACAGCAATTGCATCAACAATATAACAATAGAAAAATGTGCATTTGAAGGAATTAGATGTCATTCTGTGTTATTCAACGTCGTATATTCTCTAAGCCACAGCAAACCTAACGACGAGGCGACTGACTTAAGCGGTGCCGTTTTTTCTGATGTGACACTAACAAATAACGAAACCATAAATACTACATCTTCTTCGTTTCAGTTAACATATATAACGAGAGGTTCTGTTGTTAATAATGTTATATCAAACTCAGGAAAATTTTTTGATGATTGTGCACAGTCGGAGTCCTCAGGAATTTCGTTGAGCAATTGTGATAGTATTATAATAGAAGGTAATATAATTAGTGGGTCATATGGAGTTAAGCGCTCTACTGCAATTGTTGTTGGACCGAATAGCCATTTATTGCTAATACAAAAAAATAAATCAACCAACAATTTTGGTGGGTTTATTATGTTTTTAGGAGGAACGGCTAATAATTGCGTCAGATATAATGTTTCTATTGGGGACGGAGAAAGAGTAAAGGATGCTGCTCGCCAGTTTATTCCCGGTAAAAGCGTGTCTTTTTCTGATTATGTTGGATGGGATCATGATTTTAATCAACCAATTAAATCCCCAATTAAATACACTTATATTTACAACAATTATTTTAATATTAGTGGGTTTTGTGATCATTCTAATTCACTGCTTTCTTCGTTTGGTCATTGCAGAGGAGTCTTGTTTTCAGAAAACACTATTGTGGCGAATTCTGATTCGTCGTTGCATATTCGGTTGTCTCTAGAATCGTCACTTTTTAACGTAACAAATAACGTTGTAAACGGAACATTGAGTATTAATAACAAGGACGTCAACAGTGATACAATTCAAACGATGTTTAAACGTAACAGCATAACTTTCGTCGAAAGAGAGTCTAATGGGAACATTACAACAAACGTTTGTGATAAACACACTTCGGTTGAAAACGTGTTTATCTTTGATGAAGATGTCATCGGAGTATATAACCACAACAACGTATTAAGTGAATCGACTCATATAGCTGAATTAACTTGTGATTATAACCAACTATTATCGACCAACAGCCTTAAAGATAAAAGTATTCTTTGCATTATCTGCTATTCAGCAAAAAAAATAAACAGTTTAATGAACAGCTTAATTGCTAATAACAACATATCATTCATGAATAGAGATATAGCTCAAATGTTGGGCGTATCACCCCCTAGATTTACGACTATGCTTTCGAACGGCTCTTCTATTCTCCGACATAACCGAACAGTAGACAAAATAAAAGTATCCAGTGGGGGATCTGAAGCAGAAGCTCATGAGCATCTGTTGGATTTTGCGTTTAATAACACAAAATCCGGAAGTATTCTTTTATTGGGTGATCAGTTTCTTATAAACGGAGAAATGTATATAGATTCATTTATCAACAAAATAACCCAACATTCAATAAATCTTCGAGTTGTATTATTAGTTAACAATATATTTGAAGAAATACAATACAAGTTTTGTAAAAGAATAGAGACAGCTCCAGACAATACTGTGTCTGCGTTGACTATAAATCTATTTATTCAACACTTAAATGATAGTATATTTATTAGTTCGGAGAATATACTGACTCGAATACGCAAGTTTATTGAACAGCAGAACTTTTTTTCGTCTGATTTTTGTATTAGAAATCAATCAATAGTTGGGGTTTATAATTTTTGGAAAGCTCTTTCAAAGAAGTCCATTGGGCTTACTGACATTTTCGAGCAGTTGGCTGTATTAGACGGTAACGAATGTGTTGTAGACGAAGAGTGTGTAGATCCAATATTTTTTCCGTTTATAACCAACGTTTTGAAATTAAAAAGCGTTACTACACAACAACAAGAAATTGAAGAGATAAAAAGATGTCAATTAAAATATGGAATTAACACGGAAAGCTCTCCTTTACTCGCTTTAAATAAAGATTCAATTGATTCGTGCAACAAACATATTCACAGACTAGAGCAGATCGGAAAATTTAAATTCTTTAAAAGAACCGCGTTTTTAACTAACGGATATGATAATAGCACAAAATACGTAAAAATTAACTTTCATGAAGTTGATGCTAATGAGGGTGATACTAATGAAGGTGGTGATTTTGTTTCACTAACCAAAAAAAATAAATGCTGTAATGTATGATCGAAGCAATATTTATTCAATCGTATCATAAAGAATTGGTGGATGGTCGTTTATTTGACTTAATCAACCGCATTCTCCATTCATTGGTAACAGAAATTAGCATATACGTTTTTTTAGATGAATTAACATATACCCCTGAATATTATAATAAGTTAATTGGAATGTCTTCTGTTGTTAACTTTGTTATCATTGATGACTCCAATGTAATTAATCCAACTACTCGTATATTTCATTTTTTAATGAATTATAAGACAAAAGAATATAAACGGGTGTTGGTATTAGAATCTGATTGTATATTGATACACGGGTTTGATAAATACATTAATGAAAAATTAAGTCAGCTCCCTGGAGATAAATGGTTTATATACGGATCTCGTTATTTTGGAAATGCATCCTTTCAGAATGATCCAAACAAAGATCATATTAACGGAGTGGCAGTTTACAACCGAACAGACGAGTTTTTGTCTCATTTAAATCAAGTGTTTGTAAATAGAGGTTTGGAGCAAATTAAAACTAATTACGATTTTGCTTATTATGAGTCAATTAAACATATGTACCAAACTAGGTGCATGGATAGCGAGCTTATATTAAACATATCTGATCCCATGGATATTACTTTGAGACATGAGAATATAAAGCCCGCTTCTGTAATTATTCACACAAAGTGTACAAATTATACAACCAAAGGATCAGCAATCGAATGTTTAAGAAGATCGCTAAACAACTCACTGCAACCTTCCTCAACAGAATATTGTCGTAAAATTCCTGTTTTTGTTCATGTTCCCAAATGTGCAGGCACGTATGCGGTCTCTGTCATGTTTCGATTGATGATTAAATATTGTGAATTACACAAGTGGAGGCATTCTGATCTGATGCATATTTGCGTTTTAAATGACAGAGGTCTTGTTGTTGCTACTCTTTTAGTACATGATTTAAATGGCGTCTCTAATGACAATAAGCAATTTCGAACAGTTAACTCAGAATCTAAGATTAAAGAGATATTATTGAGTAATTTATTAGAGGGATTCAATAATAATTGGAAGTTTTTTGTGTTTGCTATTTCCGTTGAATCGTCAGGAGTTGAATTAATCCGGTCTAAATTATTCGAAATAATATGTAAAACTAATGACGCATCTCCTATGTTTTATGCTGCATTAAGAGAGTGTTTTTCAAAGACAATATCATTCTTCAATTACCTTAAAAGTGACAATTCTTCTCATGAGCGTAAACGGCGCAAGATTGTTTCTAATAATTTTAATGAATATATAATGTCGAGTGAAATGCAAGATAGTTGGTTAATCAGAAAGCTGGTTGGAGTAGCTGATGAGGTAGAAATATCCCAATCTCATGTGGACTCAGCAATCTCTATGTTAGACGAGTATACAATTTCCAACATATCTCATATAGACAATTTATTAAATTTTGTATTTTCGTGTTGTTACAACTTAACATACTCTCTTGCTGATAAAATATTTGCTACTATCTCAAAAAATTCTAATAATACTTTAGCTGAAATAAACTTTACTGATCTGAGCCAGGAGACACAAACCATTTTTTTGGAGCGTACTAAATGGGATCGTTTAATTTATAATAAATATTGCAAAGAATCTTCTACTATAAACTTACTGACAACTACTAACAAACCTCCGTTGGAAGTGTAGTATGCCTTGAAATGTTAATTTAAATACACAGAAAAATTTGCAAGTTGATTGTTTATTGTTTAGATGTATTCTTAATCCAATATATATGAAAGCAAGAGAATTAATTGACATGTTGCAAAACTTAGATCCAGAAACTCTGGTAGTAGTGGACGGTTATGAAGGAGATTACAGCGCTCCAAAAGCAGTAAAATTAAAGCACATAACCGGTCCTCATGAAGCCAAGTGGTATTACGGAGAGTATAAAGATTGTTCTGAAGATAACCCAGATGCAATAAAGGCCTTTCATCTAATGAGATAAGTTATTTTTATGTATTTTAATTTTACAATTTATAACTTTACGAAGAAGCCAAATTTTTGGTATAAGCTTAAATCGTTCCATAAACAGGTATCTAAAAATAAACACTTAGAAATTGAGACCTTTTTTTCAAATTACAACTTACTCTCATTTGAGTTTGACTGTAAACTTACAGGCAAAGATCACGCTGGTATTAGATTGAAGCTGAACTTTTGTGGCTTAGAACTAGAGATACATTTTTATGACTCAAGGCATTGGGATTATAACAAAAAATGTTGGGAAGAAAAAAATGAAAACGAAATGATAAAAAACAATTTTGATGGATTTTAATATATGAAAGAAGAACTAGAACTAGAACTCGTTAAAAAATATCCTAAAATTCTCAGAGACTATAAAGGAGATAAGACGCAAACTTGTATGGCATGGGGAATGGAATGTGATGATGGATGGTATAACCTTCTTGATGAATGCATGGGAAAAATGCAATATTTCTGTGATCTCTGTTTTTATAGAAGTGGAATGCAAGTACAGGTTGTAGCAAATCAGATTAAAGAAAAGTTTGGGACTCTATCCTTCTATACAACCATCAATAATGCAGACAATATCGAAAGTGATATTCTTAATGATATTATTGACCAAGCAGAAAGAAGGTCTGCATATACTTGTGAAGTAACCGGAAAACATGGAGAATCCTGCAAACGAGGTGGTTGGTACAGAACTCTATCTTATGAACAAGCTAGGAAAGATGGGTATGTTGCTTGTGACGAATCACTAGAAGCCTATTGGAAAGAAAAAGATACCGGAGTAAAAGACGATGAATCACTTTCAGCATAAATTATTGCAACATGAGCTAACCCAAAGCGACTTGGAGGTAATGGAGGAACACGCTTTGTACGAAAGCGGTTTAATTGCTGATGGTTGTTTTGATAGGTTAGATGATTATGCTAAACAAAGCATCACCCGTTATGGTCGAATTCTTTTGAGATCTTATAAAGAAAAACTATATTCAACTGATGACTTAAACGTCTCAACGGTATCACATGAATAATTTAGATACAGTAATGAAAAAGATGTGGTTAAATGTAATATTTGGAGTGACTGTGTGGTTAATAATAATAATAGCTATAGTATTTGGGTATTTTATTAACAAACAAAACCCTATCAACAATCAACTAAAAACAGACAATCGGTTAAAAATTTTGCAACCTGAACCTAAACATGAAAACTAAATATAAATTTCAAGAAACTGAAGGATGTACTGCTTTTGGTTTTTATGTAAACGGAGAAAGTTTAGTAAATTTACCAGAACAAGAACAAGAAGAGATTATAAATCATGTGATAAATAAATTAAAAGAACAAGTTAAAGAAAACCACATTCAATTATCTGAAGTAGTAAAGCTTTTCCAATATGATTTTTATGAGTGCGATCCAGAACCTTGCGACCAATGTGGAGATACGGTGTCTTCAATGATTTGGAATATTTGATAACACGCGCACATCAATTTATTAAACAACAAACAAAAAAAAAATATTTGACATTTTCTGTTGATGAGTTAATATTTACAAATGAGAAATAAATTTGATAAATTTGTAAAAAAGGCGTTGGATAAGATGTTCACTTATGTTGGATTTGATACTTTTAATGAGGAATTTACTAAACAGCATGAAGACTGGTACAATCAAAAGTGCTGGTCAGCAGACCAATCTGCGGATTTTAAACAATGGTTTATCACAGAGGGCAAAAAAGATCTTAAATTTAACAAGCAAATGTTGGAAAAAGAGCACGCGTGGTTTGATCTAAGGTGGGGATGGAAAGTTGAATGATAAAAACAACAAACCCATCAAATACGTAATTATTCTTGAACATCAAAATCACTTTTAATAAATGGAAAAAATAATCGATAAACTAATACGAACCAACTTGTTTGGAGACAAATATTTTTTACGATTAGAAAACAAATCTAAACAATACGTGCGAGATATTGAAGTGGATAAAGAATTGTGGATGCAGTATGGCTTGCGAGACGAATATAATGAAAAATAACGTAGAACTATTGGGGTATTATGGATCTGATGAGGTTATTGCTTGTTCAGCGTGGACTTCTACATCTAGAGAATTAACAGAGGAAAAAAAATTAAGAATAGGCAAACTGATCAAAAACCTTTGGGAAAATGGACACGAAACACCATTTGAAAAAGCAACTGTTCATTTTTTAATTGATTGCGATATTGCGAGCCACATTCATTTATTGAAACACCGCATTGCAAGTATAAATGCAGAGTCAGCAAGGTATAAAGAATTAAAAGAAAATAAGTTTTATATTCCAGAAGATTGGAACGATATTAAATCTAATTTTAATATTGATGATAATATTTTAGGGGTCGCAGATGATAAATGGAGAAACATACTTAAAGATTATACAGAGCTTGGAAATACTCTCTATCACCAATGTATTAAAGACATAGAACCCGTTCTTGGAAGAAAAAGAGCAAAGGAATCCGCAAGATTTTTTAAGACTTACAACTCGCAAATACAATCCGATGTTATGTTCAATTTACGTAGTTTTGCAAACTTTCTTAAGTTGAGAAACAACGAACATGCTCAAACAGAAATTAGAGAAATTGCTCAACAAATGTTGGATCTAGTAAAAAACATCAAAGAAAATCCCTTTAAATTCACTTTATCTGCTTGGAACGTTTAATGTGATCAAAATAACCGCATTTATAGCTTTAATTAGCTTTTTAATATGTGCTTACGTCATTTGGAGTTGTAAAAATCACATGAATGATGAGTGACATTCAACTTATGCTGAATAGTTGTGTGCGAAGAAATATAGTTTTTGACTATAACGGAAAGAGGTGCGTTGCATCTTTGAATTTGACTTTAAATTACATGAATTCCTTGCGATGTGAATGTTGTGATGTATCAGAAAGTGATGTTTTACGAATCGACAATTATTTAAAAGAAGAAGGTTTTTTTGATTGACGTGTCCTATATTAACTCGTATTATTCACAGCATGACATACGACATACAATACATAAATAAAGGGAATTGGGTAACTGTTATAGGTAATTTTTCAACTAAAGAGAAGGCACAAAAAACCCTTCCTCTTATCAACGACGTTTTGTTTAACGCAAATCCTGAATCTCCGCTTGTCATGAGAATCTTTGAATCTGTTGATGATCAAACCGAAGAACTAGCAGAAGCATCACACAAAAGGATTACTGTGCTTTGAACGTAATCGTTAATGTTAATACTCAAGTATGAATACGGAAAGAAAATTAAAAGAAAAACTCACGCTTCTTAAAGAAGACTTAAAATTAGCTGATAGTTATTTTATAAGTTGCAGCAATAAACTACAAGCAGCAGAACAAGAAATTGACAATCTAAAAGAGCAAATTTTACAAGAGCAAATGTTTGCAAAAAAAGAATATCTTAATTTACGCGCAAACTACGACACCTTTGATATAGATAATGCAAAATCAGCAATTGAGGAGCTTAAGCAGAGGATTGTTGACCTCAAGTCCGGATTTGAAGGATGTTGTTATGCGTGTGAGCCAGTTGCTCTACTAAATGTAGAGTTAGAAACACGAATAAAGGAGTTAGAATCTTGTGATGTTGATGTCGTGAAAAGTCAGGTCACATCATTATGCTCTATCTTATCTAAGACTGACGCCCTATGGCATAAAGAACAAGAAGAAAAGCAAAATTGGGAAAATGTTGCTAAAAAGCTTTATGGAGTAGTTTTGCATTTATTGGCAATTGCTCAAGATTCTAAAATTTTGGTTATTGGTCCTGGACTTTATTCAGAAGCAGTGGATGCTAAAGTCGAATATGAACGCTTATCAGACCACACATAAACATGAATTACGAACAATTTAAAATCAGCATCGAGAGTTTAGAGAAAGCAAGAGACCGGTCTCATACCCTATATACGCTAGGTGTAAACTTAATAGACTATGATGATATATATCAAACTGTTATTACAAATTTGTTGAATGTTGTATTTGATACAGAAGGTAAGGACTGGATCGATTGGTATTTATACGAAAGAATCGGCTTCACAAACAAAGTTAATTTAGCAAACGATAAAGACGGAAACGAAATTTGCTATGACATTCCTTCACTCTGGGAGGAAGTAAAACACAACTTAAATACAACATCCCCTGAGGTATGACCAACGAACAATTTATGGCAAAAAATCACTGTTTAAAAGAATTTACAGAAAACAAAAGCGTGTGTTACAATGTTCGCAGTTTTCTATTCGAAAAGTTTGGTATTTGGGATATGTGGGATATTCTTCCGTATAAATGGAATATGTGGTATTATGATAGTATTAAACCTATTTTTAAACCAAGCAATTCTAGAATACGTAAGGCCATACCTAAACAATGGAGTGATATATCCGGTTTGATCGTTAATGTTAATTTTGAATTTATTAAAGCCTTTTATGAAGATGAATATGTTGATGGTGTCGTTGATTGGTCTGCAACAGAGCATCATCAAGAGTTTGCACGTTGGTTAGAACTTTCCTATAAATGGATAACTAAAAGAAGACCTGAGCTAGAAAAGGAGAAAGACAACGCCTATCCAGAAAGAGAGGGCGATTTGTTTGATATGTTCGAGGAAACTACAGACGAACAAGGAAGAAAACTATATCAATTTAAAGATGATGGTATTCCTTACGAGGTAAAGTACGGAGAAGTAAATCGCATAGAAAAGCTAATAGAAGAAAAAGATACAGAAATTTTAACGCAATTAATCGCTCGTCGGGATTATTTTTGGACATAATATGATTCTAGCATTGTCTGATATCCATCTCGGCAGTCCAATTTGTCAAGCTGAGCTCACACTAGAGATACTCAAGCAAGACAATTATGACACGTTCATTTTATGCGGAGATTTATTAGATAGTTATAATATTCATAGGCTATGCAAAAAGCAGTGGAAAGTGCTTTCAGAATTAAGAAAGATTTCAAAGAAAAAACATTGTGTGTTCATTAAAGGAAACCACGACAAGGATTTAGAGACAGTTTCTGCTCTTCTTGGTTTTGAATTCGTGGAAGAATATGTGCACACAGTAAATAAAAAGAGAATTTTATTTACTCATGGTGATAAATGGGACTTCTTTATCACCACTAAACCAGTGTTAACGGAGCTTGCGTCAGGTGTATATTACCTATTGCAAAAATTAGACAAAAAACAACATTTTACGAGAAAACTAAAAAAATACATAAAGACTTGGCATGGAGCGGCCCACGAGTTAACTATTAGAATTTCCCAACATTGTTACAATAACAATTATGATGCTGTTTGTTTTGGCCACACGCATGTCCCAAAACAATATTATATTGGCGGTATAGAGTGCGTAAATCTTGGATCTCAATGTGAACTACCTATCACGTATGCTATAATTGATGATTGTGGAGTCATAACTCTAAAACACCATGAGAAATAAATCTAATCTAATGCTAGATTTTATTGCAAAACAATAGAGGATTTTTTGAGTATCATATAAGATTATGAATAAAATAATACACAAAGACGTTTGCGGATTTTGGATATTCAAGCGGTATTCAATGATAGTAGAAGATGAGTTTGAGGGACTTACTGAAGTAATAGTCGATGGAGATACGTTTCTTAAATTTAACGTAGGAGATCAATATCATCACATACAATGAAAAAGAAAAAAACTGAATTCAAAAAAGTGTTAATCGAGTTTGATGAGAAACATTTGTCTACTCTTACGACAGCATTGGAGGTTTACAGCCGTCTTCGAAGCGGACAAATTAAAATGGCGATTGATCACGCGTTTGTGGATGTGAATATTACTTACGACGAGAGTCAATTTATTGAAAATGTTGTCAGGTGTATTGTTTTTCCTCCTACGCCAAACAGAGAATATGACGGGCATGGTGGATTCTATGATCTATACGATAATATATACGATGACAACGGATCTGTTATAGAAGAAAGTGACGAATGGAAAAATAAAAAAAACAGACCGCATTTAGACCATCCCAATTCTTCATTTGGTGTAGGATGTAAAGAGCTCAAAGATGGTACTGTTGCATGGGAAATTAAAAAGGTTATTGAACAATACGAGCACTATCAAAGAAATGACGGAACGAGAAGAATTTGTGATGTGTCTGGAGATGGAGCGATGCAGATATCAGATGTACCTATTCCAAAAATTTTTGAAAATAATGGTTATTGGAAACCTCAAAAATCTTTTATTATTCCAAAACAATACCAAAAAAGCATAGAGCTACACATGCAAAATCAAAATTATAAAGACATGTGGTCTATTGTTGATAAAGCATTTAAAAAAACGCCTTTGCCTAAAGGTAAAACTTCAAGAATAGAAAAGTGTGACGAAGGTTACTACGTTATTGTAGAAGAGCCGTATGTCTTAGATCAAAATTTATGAAACCAAAGTATTATACAAAAACAGGACATCATCCAGATGATGTAATTACAAAAGTCAAAACGTTCATTAATGAACTACAAGCGGTACAAGAAAATTATTTTAACGGGTTAATAGATGAATTAAATTTGAAAGACGAAAGCCTGCATGATTGGATATTTGATTATGTATATAACGAGGATTCGAACATAGATCTGATGTTTACTGAACACTTAGAGAACTTAGGCAAAGATTATAACGATTTTGTAAACGAAGATTTGCAACAACAGCTTGATCTAAGTTGATTAAACTCTCAGTAAGGATATACTATACATGTTATGAAAAAATATATCGAAGAACGCGTAGATGATTTAGAGCTAGAAATTAGCCTAATTAAAGCAAAAAGCAAATTATCTACTTTGCCTAAAATGAACAGAGTAGATAACTATGCCAATGCATCAGAATCTATTTCAACTAATTCGGGATTGTCTACAGATTATATGTATAATCATTTATACTCTCCTAGTTTAAATATTTTGTCTGAGCCTGATTTAGAGACTGCTTTTGCTAGTCCGTATGACGAACCCTTCAATACCACTGATTCTTTGGATACGTTTAGTTTTAATCTGTCAAGCGTAGTTTGTGATTCATTGCTTACGCAAGATTATATTAGTGATCAAAGTCAATATGATCCAGAATTTACATATCCTCCATATCCCAGTATTATTGGATCTTGGGATAAAAACAAAGAGGACGTGGTTGATGAATACGGATTTAAACTTAATTGGTCAGACACGTTACAGGATGCTCCATCTAAGCCCGTTACAACATGGGGCTTTGTGTCTAAATATGATTTATTAGACAAAGATTTTTTGAATTGGTTGGAATCACCAGAAATTAAATCTTTATACGATAAATTTAAACAACAGCGTAATGTTGGACAACCTTTATAAATGAAGACCTCATTAGAACAACGTATAGAAGATCAATTTGGGACTATTGTTTACAAATTTCCTGTTCTTCATCACGGTTGGGAAGGAGATGGATATGGATATATTACCGAACAAAACAATGAACGTAAAGTAATTTTGTCTAACCACAATAACTTATACGAGTCCTCTGCTAAAGAGTTGTTGAATAAAATAAGTGAGTATACAAAAGTCGAATTTGACACAAAAAAAGCAATAACGTTATTAGGCCCTAATGGAAAACTGGATTAATCACTTAGAACAAAAAACACACCAATCCAGCAACATCAGAGAAAGCGACATACTGTATGTTCTTCCATTTGAGCTGGTAGAATTGTGGGATAATTTTATGAGAGGTAAAACGTGTCCTATTCTTGATAATGGTGATCATGGAGTATATGCCTGGGATCTCAAACAATTTTTAAACTCTTTATGATACATAGTATAATTATTACAGACTTAGATACAGCTGTTTCAGCTTCCTTTAAAGAAATTAAACAAAACGCGTGGATATCTGCTGTTGATGAGGCTGATCAAAATAAAATTCGTATGATTAAGAAAAACTTCAGTCAACGAGGAACGCCACACTTTGCTCAATACTTTTTTGATTGGTCGGATGAAGATAATGATGTGTATATTCAAAAACATATAGAAGAACAGGGACCACAAGTTCAACACGTTAATAGCATTATATCGTTCATCCAACCTTTAATAGACTCAGACAAAATTTTTAATCTTGGGGTCAACTGTTTTGCTGGAGTGTCAAGATCTACTGCAATAGGAATTATTGCGTGGGTTATGCAGGGTAAAACCCCCGAACAAGCACTGCGTGAAATTATTAAGGTCCGTTACCAAGCTTGGCCCAACTTAAGGATGCTTAGGTTTGCGTCTGACCGTCTAAAAGTAGACTTAATAGAGCCTGTTACTAAATGGAAAAAAGAAACAGGAAAGGAATTGTTTACTGGTGGGTGGTCGTAAAATTTTTTACTACCATTCGTTAATTAAATTCATATGCCATCTATTCAAGATTATTTAGATAGTTGCAAGTCACTAGACAAATCTAACTCTCCCACTCACACACAACAACAGAACTCCACGAAGCATGATACTCTATGCACAATGTGCGGCTCATTAATAAATAATAATCAATATGCTGTGTGTTCACCGTGCTTGGAGAACGGAAAAGAAGCTGGATGGTTTGATGAGGGGTGGTAAATAAAGTATGCCTTGTTATACGTCAATTGCTGACTCTGATGTTAAGTTTAATAAAATATTATTTATACATATTCCAAAAACAGGAGGAACTTCTATTGAGTCTCACATAAGAAGTACAGGCAAATACACAGAGACTTTATTTACTCCGGCCGGAACGCCCCTTTCAGAAAGACGTGAGTTTTCAGATTGTAATTTAAAAAAAATTCATTCACAGCATCAGTCATTTAATACAATCATTACCCACGAAAAGCAACTTGACGTAAAAATTGACGAGGTAGATCTATTTTTAAGTGTTGTTAGAAACCCATACAATCGAGCTATTAGTGAGTTATTTTGGAGAAAAAGTGCGGTTCCTACAGATTCAGTTGACGTAATAAACAAACAATTACGTATATTGCTTAAAACACCAAATTGGGGAGCATATCATGTTTTCCCTCAATATGTATTTTTATTAAATCAACAAAACACAATCGATGATCGGTTTATTGTATTAAAAACCGAAGCATTAACAGATAGCTTGCGACAACTTGAGTGTGTGTTTTCCAAATTTAATCGTTTTTGGAATCAAAGTCACCCAGTAAAACATCAAAGGGAATCTCCTAACTATTTTAATTTTCTTGACAGCGAATCAATAAAACTGATTAATGATCTTTACCACGACGATTTTACATTGTTTGGTTATAATAAGTTGCAACCCTGATTATTTGCAATCAAACGCTCTCACTAAAAGAGCTATATTAGCTTGTGTATTGTCCAATACCTCTGGAGTTCCTATAGAAACGGTCTTCTGTTCGCTTACACTATATTCTCCGTACGGATCATGAATTTCGTCTAAATTAACATTATCGGTTTGATTAAAAGGAATGTAATCTAACGGTGCTGGAACCGGTGGTGGCACATAACTACCAGAAGAGTTTAAGATGACTTCTGGAAATATTTGAGCGGCTTTAATCACAATAACTGTTATTAAATGTTTTATAAACACATCTGTTTTTGCTGCGTCAACTAATTCTATTATATCTTCCTTTGTAAATTTTCCTTTTAATGTATCAAATGGAGATGGAAAGTATTCGAATACAAACAACGGAATATAACCATGAGCAAGTCTTGCACAATCTTTTATTACATGAAATGCTCCAGGATTTTGTATTGTTATTCCTGTATCAGGTTTAACAGCAGCTTTTTCTGAGGGTCCGTATAATTTTGCTTCTTGTTGAGAGCTATTTGCTAGTAATGTATCAATAAACTTCATAATGTTATTTAATGTTTTGTGTGTACCAGTTGAATTTTTTGTAGTTTTGCTATAAGCAATGATCAAGATATGCAGTTAAATATACTACAGAAGCAAAAACAACTCGAAGAGTTAGCTGCGCAAATAGCCTGTATACAACAAGAAGTTCGTGTGCTTGAAGAGCAAAACCCAGAATTTACCGCTCTTGTTACGACGTTACAGAAGTCCAGAAGTAATCTATTGATGGATACTCAACGTCCAATAAACGTAAATATTCCGCGGCTGGTTAGCTTGCAGTGTTCGTGGAGAGGAGTAGGTGAATGGCCGATTGTAATTGGGTGGAATTTTGAATTCGATGAACACACTAGCTCCTTCTTAGAGGAATTATTAATAAACAGATGCGGAATCGAGTCATTGTTTAGCACGAGCCATCCATCAGTAAGCGATTTAAGTGAAACGCTTTCTGTTATTGATGACGCCATAACTGCACACAATAAGGATGTTGACGAAGCATTTGAGAAATATGGTGATGATACTATTTTGCAATTACACATTCCAACTCACGTCCAATAACATTAGCTGTTGACAGTTTTAGATTAAGTAATACAATAAAAACAGATCTTTGAAATTTTGGGGGTGTACTGGTTTTCGATTTATAATTAAAAACTAAAAGTGCATGTAGAGGATAATAGTTGGCCTCTTTAAACATCTATTAAAAACCTAAATGCAGAACTTGATAATTCTGACCTCTTTGCTGAGGCGGAGTATATCTTTAACAACGCTAGCGAGTTTCTCGTTACCGCTGATGAAGCTTATTCTCTCGAAGCTTAAGAGCCTAATACTGGATCCTCTAAAAGTATTTTGAAACGCAGAGGTTCTTGCGTGAGATGACTAACGCGGTAAAACTAGTCATAGGTAGTATGTGATCTTTATTCACACATACAGGCAGACTTAAAAAGCATGGTCAATGAGCCAAGACAGCCTTTAGTCAACAAATGTCAAATTCATTAAAGCATGTAGTATCTTTTAGCAGAGATTATAAAAACAGGGGTTCGAATCCCCTCACCTCCACCATTTTAAAACTGCTGTATTGACAACTCAAATTATTATTATACTATATGCACATGACAATAGAAGAAGTCGCTCATTTTTTGCTAACTAAACCTCCACTTGACGAACTAACGGATGATTTAGCAGCAATCGTTGAAAAGTTTAGATTTAAAATGTGGTCTAAAAGACAATCAATTGACGCTCTTGTTGAGTTGCATGAGGAAAAACTGCAAAAAATTATTGACACGAACTTAGAGTTGGGTACGATGTGACGTGGTTTTAAGTTTCATCTAAGTTAAATTTACAGTTTAGCATAAGTATTTGTAATGAGTAAATATCACAAGACTCTTTGCATGGCAATAATGGTGTTGTTAATAACATCTAGCTGTACTGTATACACTGAAAAACAGTCCGAAGCTTTGTCGAAAGTTGTATATGCGTCTAAAGATTCTTTAGAAGTAGCGAGGATAGATTTAACGGACAAATATATTACAGAAGCTACGAGAATTGTAAAACCCCCAAAAAACAGAATTCCTATAGAAGCTGTTTATAAAAAAATTGACATACACATAAGCACCGTATCGAGCGGTAGTAAGTTTGACTCAGTTCCTGTTAATAAACAACGAATGATTGTAATTCCAGAAAGATACAGACATGATACTGTCGTAGTTGTTAATACTGAAGAGTACCAACAATTATTAAAGGATAAAGAAACGTTTGCTCAAATTCAGAGAGATACTATCGGACTGATTGATGCTAAAAAGCAGGTTGATGAAGAATTAATCAGACAAGCTGAAAATAGAGATAAAATGATAAACGATCTCAATATAATGCAAAAAAAGTTAGTCGAAAAAGATCTAGCTCTTCTCCAGAGAAACTTAATTATTGTGGGGTTGTTAATAGCAATAGGCGGAGCGACGTATTTGCGAATTAAAGGAATTTTATAAAATTATGGATATTAAAGAGAAAATAACAGAATTGTTTTGGAATCACCCAACAAAGATTGTATTTACTTTAGGATTTTTAACTGGAGCTGCTTTTGTTTCACTATTATGATAGCTTTAATAAAAAACGCTGTAATGAATGGTGTCTCGTTTTTAAGCAGTGATCGTGTACCTCCAAATACAGCTTCTAACAAATATGATCGCTTGAAATCTACTAATCATTTAGAGTCTAAAAAGTTTTATATTGTAATGACTTCGGTAATTATTCTTGCATTTTTTTACTTCGCAAGTATTGGCATGATGTTTTTAATTCCTGCTAAACCTGAATTTGTGAGCGGTTTTGTCACAATGTTTTCAAAAACAATTGAAATACTTTCTATTATTATTGCTGCGTACGTTGGTGCTCAAGCAGTTGTTGATTTAAAATACAACAGTGCTTCGAGTGCATCATTGGAGGGAATGACTCGCACCGAAAAAACAGAAAACATAACAGTTATTCACACAAACGCTAAAGAAGACGATTATGAACTCAAGTAAACCGTCCAACAACACATTAAGCTTGCTTCTCCAGTATGAGGTAGGAGGAGGCAAATCGTATTACGAAAAATATCTTTCCAAGTTTACATGGCCCGGAGGAGCTTCTGGACCAACGATAGCAATTGGTGTCGACTGTGCTTACTATACAGAGACGGAACTTGCTAAAATTTTTGACTTCTTGCCATCTAATCAACTATCCCAGATTCAAGAAGCTTCTGGAAAAACAGGAGCGCGTGGAAAAGAGTATACTAAAAAATTAAGAGCTTTCGGAATTAATATAAATTGGGAACAAGCATTAACTATTTTTAATACTCTCACGTGGCCTAAATTTAGTAAGCTTGCGGAAAAAACCTTTCCTGGGTTGTCTGACTTGCATCCTGATGCATATGGTGCAGTTGTTTCTTTAGTGTTTAATAGAGGCACGAGTCTTAAAGGAGATTCAAGAAGAGAGATGGTTAATATTAAAAATTTGATTCCTAAAAAAGACTATAAAAAGATAGCTAAAGAATTTAGAAGCATGAAACGAATTTGGTTGGGTAAAGGACTTGATGGATTGCTTGATAGAAGAGAATCAGAAGCAAAACTAATTGAGTCGTGTTAATAAATAGCCAACTCACATATTAACATAATATGATCACAAAAAGCCAATTGATTACAGAAAATGAAAAGCTACTAGAGGCTATACATTCCAGACAAGGTAGTTTAAACAATTTGTCAGCATATTTGACTGAATTAGAAAGTCAGCTAGCTTTAATTTTTGCTGCATCACCGGACATTATTGTTTTTTTGGACAAAGACGCTACAATTATTAAAATTAGCGATGCTGCATTTACTATCTTGGGATATACTAGAGCTGATTTAATTGGTAAATCGTTATGGGACTTTATAAGCGCAGAAGATGTAGAAGAGTCTAAGAATAAGTTCAATGAAATTAAATCAGGAAAAATTACGCGTTTTTTGGGCAATAACGCATTCATAAATAGGTGGATTTCTATGGACGGAAATCACGTTCGTTTAGTTTGGAGGTTTTCCTTATGTGATGATCGCGAAGAACGAGTTATTGGTGTTGCGTCTGATATTTCACAATTTAAAAATAACCACGGATATAATTTTAAATTATTGCAAAATGCAGTAAATTCTTCTACGGACGGTATTGTAGTAATGGAATTGCAACACGGCACTCCAACAATTGTATATGCCAACAAATCATTCGAACTAATTACAGGATATATTACAGAAGAGGCTTTAGGAAAATCATTTTTGGATATTGTTACTGATGAATCACATCAATCAAGAGCGATGTCTACCCTAAAACGCTGTTTAGGATCTGGAGACAATTGTGATGTGCTTCTCCAGTGCCAAAGAAAGACCGGTGAAATATTTTATAACCGATTTGCAATTTCTTCGGTCAAAGAAGAAGGAATTGTTGCACATTATATTGGAGTATTAAGAGACATTACAGAAAAAATCGGAATCAAATACGAGTGGTCTCCAAATTCTGAAAGTGGCTTTGTGCATTTACATACGTAATCATGAATCAAAACATTGATAACTCTGTAGGTAACGGTTACGAAGGCAATGGGTGGTCCAAGTATCAAATGCTTGTTTTACAACAATTAAATGATCATAATTTGGTTCTCCAAAATCTTAATAAGGAAACTGCTGAACTTAAACAAACTATTGCTGTATCTGAAGCTGAAGCAAAGATATGGAATACGCAGATAAATTTGAGTTTAAAGTCCATCCAGGAGGATTTAGATGTAGAGCTTTATGAAGATAGTGGGTTTAATAAGCGAATATCCACAATTGAGAGAGAAATAGACATGTCGGATCACCATAAAACCAAAAGTAAAGCTACGTTGGCTTTGTATGGATCGGTTATTATGTTTGCATTAAATATTATAATACAAATTGTTGCTGTATATTTTAAAGTGAAATAGTATGAATTTTAGGAGTTGTATAATAAAGGATCCAAATTCTGATACATTGGCCCGACAGGTCAATACACAACTGTATAATATCGTAAGAGAAATTGATCCTGCTTCCCACACAATTTCAAAGTCGGTTGGCACTAATAGTATTCGTCACGTATCATTCGAGGACGCGCTTGCTGAGTTATTGATTTTACAAACACAAAATAAAAATGAAGCTACGTAATTAACTGTCTATTATGAAACTTTTTATTGACTCAAAAATTCCAAAAAAACAAATAAGATTTTTAATGAGTCTTATTGCATTAGAACATAATGTAAATAAAATATATTTTAACAATCAATCAACACGTGTTGATGGTTCATATAATTTCGATACAGGTAATATTTTTATTAATAATAAACAACAAAGGATTATGATGATGTTCGTGTTTTTTCATGAGTTAGCTCATCACGTTGCCGTTCAACAAAAAAAGTGGTTAGGTTATCATACAGGAGCAGACAGAAACATCTCTCCTGAAAGGCAATTTGATATTGAGAACCGGGTTGATATCATAGCAAAAACCCTTTGGACTAAATACGTTGACACAAAGAGCTGGGGAGGCTACAAATTTAGATATCCAAAATCAAAAAAAACTCAGCTTTCAGCATGGTTAGCAAATTACAATACACAAACGAATGATTAATTTAACAAATTTTATTTACAAAGAAGGCAATCGGTTTTATCTCGATTTGGAAAAATATGACGAAGGAGGTAGTATATACCTCGATAAATCGCTGAGATTCGAGCATGGTGATAGTATTAAATGGTTGTGGGAAGGCAATAAAATGTTTGGCATATTAAAGGAACTTGGTCAAAATGGGGAGCTTTTTATTATAGATAATGTATCCTCTAATTAGTGAATATTTTTAAAGAGCTTTCAATCTTCAACAAAATTACGTTTGTAGAAAAAACACATACCTATTTTATTGATAATGTACAATCTCATGGGTTCTCAGTAACCGGATTGATTAAAAGAGTTAAACCCGTATTTGATGTTGAAAGCGTATCTTTAAAAGTAGCAAGAAAAAACGGAGTAAGCCAAGAATCAATTAAAGAAGAATGGGAACTTAAAAATAAGCTGTCTACGACGTTGGGAAGCATTGTGCACAAATACATAGAAAATTTCTATGCAAACAAAAAAATCGCTGTTGATCAGTCTCTGGTTTCGTCCATCCTCAAAACAGAGCAAAAGATTGAATTGCTTGAAAGATTGCCTGTGTTGGTGCAGTATTTTCAACAATTTTATTCAGATTATTCCGACTTAATTTGTGCTAGAACAGAATTGGTTGTTGGTGACTTGGACGATACACGAATTTGTGGAATGGTTGATTTGCTTTGTTACAATTGTGCTACGGATAGTTACGAGATTGTAGATTTCAAGACAAACAAAAATATTAACACAAAAGCTAAATATAAAACCAAGCTCAAAGCTCCATTTGATTTAATGCCGGATTGTGAACTTACTCACTACACAATACAACTCAACGCGTATAAATACATAATAGAGAAATACACGAGTATTAAAATTTCAGGTCTTAAGATTGTTTGGTTAAACGTTAATAACGATACATACAAGGTGTTCGAACTTGAAAACATACAACAGGAAATTACAGAAGTATTTGAATCAATTTCCGCAGAAGCAAAAATGTTACAATAGATATAATATAAAGTGGAGCTATATTTCCAACGTCTAACCACAATAAGCAACACGTAATTGAAAGCCACATCGCTAAACACAAGGGACACGTTATTAGTTTCAATAAAAATCTATGCAGCGGAGTTATGTTAGGGTCGGTACTCTCGTGGTTTAAAAATGTTATAAAGGTACCGTCTTCATTTGTGATCAAATAAATAGCAAAACGTAACCGAAGTTTAGTAAGACAATTAAACAACGTTAAGTAGGAATATGCCGCGTCAGTAATAAACCACGTTAACATAATCAGATTTATCCAACACATACTATAGAAAAACTCCAGTAAAATCATAAATATAATTATGAGATTTGAAGAACTTTATAATAGTGTATACTTGAAGGAAGACGAAGCCAACAAAGAGACTGAAGAAGCTCCAGCAGAAAGTGGCGGTTCGACTGTTCCAATGCCTGAAGATTTTGATGATGTGGAACCAATTCCTCAAGCTCCAGGAGAGCAAGCAGAAGGAGAAACTGAAGGAACAACTTCAGAAGCAACTGCTCCAACAGGCGCAACATTAAAAGATTATATATTTCAACTAGAAGATTTTGCTGAAAAAATCAACGGCTTAGAAGGTACTTCCCTACAGAGCCTTGTGTCTTCATTAGATAGACCAGGAACGCCATTTGACGGAATTTCATCCAGAACAAAAGTTGACATCGTAAGCGTCGCAGAAACACTTCTATCTATTTCTGAGAAGCTCAAGAGCTTCATGATCAACGCAGTCAAGCGCTAATTAATATTAGGTTGAATTTGGATTACTACCTTGTATAGTTTCATTCGTGGAACTAACGCAAGAGTTTTTGATCGAGATGATGTATGTGCACTGCAAAAGGCCTATACATAAACGATATCAAAATGTATTCAATGCAGAATGTCCTGTATGCAAAGAGGGAAAGTCAGCCGGAAGAACGAGAAGACTATTTTACTTTCCTAATAAACAGTATTTCTTTTGTCATAATTGCTCTAAATCGTGGAAACCGTTTGAATGGGTTAAGGAGGTTTCTGGACTTTCTGTTACTGAAATAATTAAAAAGAATAACGAAAAGAATAAATCCGAGATTATTAATCCTAGAAAATTTAAAGCATCGCACAAAGAAAATGTTGCATTACCAACCGAAATTCCTGATCTTCCTGAGAATAGTATAGATTTGTGTGATTTAACGCAAGTTAATTTCTTTAAAGAGAACCAAATGCTCCAAACTGCACTGGAGTGTTGTAAGTCAAGGAGATTATTTTCTGCAGTAAATAGATGCAAGACGTTTTATATTTCGCTTGAAGACAAGATTCATAAGAATAGATTGGTTCTCCCATTCTTTAATGATGCAAATAAGGTTATTTGTTATCAAACCAGAGCTTTAACTGGAGATCAATTTCCTAAATATTTGACTAAATTTGGAGAGAAGCATGTTTTTGGTATTAACAATATAATTCCAGAGGTTCCTTTTGTTTTTATTTTTGAGGGACCTATTGATTCAATGTTTGTCAAAAACGGTGTTGCTATTGCTGCTCTTTCACCAACTGAATGTCAAATAGACGAGCTTAATAGTCTTCTTGGATATGAGCAGATTTATGTGTTTGATAACGATAAAAACAACGAGCAAACCGCAAAGAAAATAGAAAAAACAATTCGTAGTGGAAAGCGTGTATTCATTTGGCCCAAGGAATTTCGACGATTTAAAGACATCAATGAAGTGTGCTGTAGTCTTGAGTTAGATGAAATTTCGTGGAAATTTATTGTTAAAAATAGCCTCAAAGGCAGTGAAGCTATAGTTAAACAGAAACTAATGAAGCTATGATAATTCTATCTCTTACCTCCGACTGTGGGAGCTCCCATGCTCAATCCTCCAGCAATTTTTGTTGCTCCGCCAATTACTGCCAACCAATCAACTATTTCACCCTCTCTAACATAATTAGCTAATTCAGTAAGCTTATCGTAAAGATCTTTAGCCGCTTCGTTCTTAGATGAAATTGCCTTGAGGTTTCCCACAATATATCCTCCAGTTCCAACATCAGTAGCTGATACAGTTCCTCCTCCATCATCAGCAAATGCAAAGCAATTTTGTCCATCGAGAGACCCATTGTTAAGAAATACTTCATAAGCAGAATCGCCCATTTCTGGACCTGGATCTATAAAACCTTTGCCTGTTGGATCTTTTTCAAATAACCTCGTACACTCCGCATCAAACAGTCTTCTGGCTGACAAACCTATACCTAACAATTCGGTATGTATTGCTCTAGTATAGATTTTATCACTACTTACCTTGTTGCTGAAGGCATAGTTGCCTCCAGCAAAGTTATCTGGTTTCAATAATATTTGTAATACTTCCTTGCCTTGATTGGGAACAGTTCCTATTGAAAGTGTAGCTAGTCTAGCTTTCTTTCTAGCTTCTAAGATGTAAAATATAGCATCTTTAATGCTTTTTCCAGCATACTTATCGAGAGTAATTTGCCCTACAAAATTTGTTTGTATGTGTTTTTTTAACTGAGTCGCAATGTATTGTCCTTCTGCTGTTGATACTGGAAAGTCTATGGGGTTTGCGGTTGGTTTATTAACGAGAGCGGCTTTAAATGTAGTTATAGCGGCCATAAATGCTGCCGGTTGTATAAGTTCAGTCTCGAAGCGGGCATCTACGTTTGTTACATTGCCGGCCAAATGAGCTACTTGAGCCATAAATTCTATATACGGCATATATTGCCCATATTCAAAAAATTGAGATGCTGATGTTCTTGACCAGCACTTCTTCCAAATATTAAAAATTTTAATTAAGTCATCAGCGCTTGGAGCTGAACCGGGACCATATGCGTTGTTGTATGGAGTTTCTAAATCTTTGATTGCTTGTGTGATGTTGGTTGGCGGGTTTGGTGTTCCACTCGTCGTATTAGATAGAGGAGTAAAAAACAAATCTCTCAAAGATAGTGGCTGTCCGCTACTAGGTGCTGTAACAGGTGCAGTAGAAGTACTCGGTGCAGCTGGTGTAGTGGAAGTACCTGTTGCAGGAGCAACTGCAACAGCAGGTCCCTCGTTTATTATCGACAGAATTAAGTTTTTAAACTTTAACATATTGGTTATTTATTAGTTAATGTGTAAAAAGTTAAGGTTTTGTATAAATAAATACAATGAAAAATAGCGATCAGAAAAAGCTAGAATCTATTTACGAAAGTGAAGTGTTTGGGGAAGGCGTTTGGGATCAAATAGCTCACAAAGCTGGCACTATTGGTAAAGGACTGGGAGGTATGGCAGCAAATGTTGGCAATAGATTGGCAAATACCGTTCGTTCTCCAGAAAACCAAAAGAATCCAACTGAAGCTCAAGTTCAACATTTATGGAATTCGTTTCGCACAAAAACCCTTGGCGCTATTGAGCAATACTTAAAAAGCCAAGCGAAACTCATTGATTATGAAATGAGTGATAAATCCGTTATATCAAAACAAATTGCTGCTATAAAAGAGGCCCAAAAATTTTTACAAGACCCACCGAGTTATCTACAAACAGCTAAACCAATTGTCGGATCCCCAGAATCAGGTGGTGGTGGTGGATCTTCAGGTGGTGGTGGTGGTGGTGGTGGTGGTCTTGATGTTGAGTCATCAGATAATAAAACTACATCAACTAGAGGAGGGGGAGGAGGGTCTTCTGAGGTTCCTCCAAGTAGACTCGGATCCTTATCTGGAGTCAGTGATACCAAAGCAACAAATCCCACGACGAACGCTGAAAACCAAAATATCAAAAAACATCTTCAGCAAAACCCTGATGATTTAACAAAAATTTTACAGATATTAGTGGCCAACCCAAAGATGAGTCCAGAAATATCAACGGAACTCGAACAATTACTTGATCAAGTAATTAACTCAACAGACCCTGGAGTGGTAAAAATGTTGGATTCAATAAGACAACGAATCGTAGATAAGTTAACTTCTGCAGCGCCGGATCCGGCTCCCGCTCCTACAGTAAGCCCCAAAAGCGATCCTATCAAAGATGAGGCGGACCGCATCAAATCAGCCATTGCGTCCACTAAACTTAGCACATCAACGCCACCGCGCTCAGTAGAAAAACAAGTTGAATCGTTTGCAAATCTTTTCATGTCCTCTCATGCTGGAATGAAATTATTATTTGAGGTTACTTATGAGGATCCTAATTTAGCAGAGGAAATACCAAAAAACGTGATTGATGGAGCTAATCGAGAGGGAGAAGATGTTAGATTTCATGGATCGAAACCACTAGTTGTTCAAATTATGAAGTTTTTTGAACAATTTACACGTGAATGCGAGCAATTTATTGATAATTACGATAAAGTAAGAAAAATGGGAAAATATGGTCAGAGCACAGCTGACAAAAAAATATTTTACACAATAGACAAATTCTTAAAACGATTACTGTTAATTCTTTATATTCCAGGTGCAGGTAATTTGCAAGGAGCAAACCCATTTCAAACAAAAATGAAGTGATGATTTAAAAATTAATTTGATTAAATAAAAATATGAAACTAACATTCGATGATATTTATAAGGCTACATTAGCTGAAAACACAGTTCCACCAGCTGCTCCAACATCTAATCCACAAGATTTAGCTAAAGATCTTCAAGGATTGCTTCAAAAACACGGTCAAAATCCAGCAGCTGTGTTGGCAGAGCTTGAAAAACAAATGAAGGCTGCACAACTTGCTGCACAACAAGCAGCTAAAACGAACGCTCAAAAGCCAGCACCAGGGCAACCGGTAACAGCAGGACAACCAGCACCAGTGCCAGCAGGACAACCAGCACCAGCAGGACAGCAACAGCCACAAAACAACAATCAGCAAAATAATCCCGTAAAGAAATTCTAACGAACAGTATGAATAACATGCAGGCTACTAATAAGCCAAGCCCACAAAAAAGCCGCTGCATGTATTGTGGTTCTTTAAACAGAGGAAAAGGTTGTAGGCACGGTCCTCATGGAGTGCACTTTCATCCTGATGATTCTACAAAATGTTCTTATTGCGGGTCTTCAAGTTACGGAAGAGGTTGCAAACACAACCCTAATAACGACATGCATGTACACGGAGTGTCTTATAACAATATGTTTAGAGAAACTATACAAAGTTTTCTTGATAATCAGATTTTAATCAAAGAGCTTAAAAAACCATTTGCACAATTTGATGCTTTCAAATTAGGACTTATTAACGAATCCGGACAAAAAATAAAATCCCCTATAACTGAAGAAGAAACCAATTCACTTTCTCCGTTAGTTAAAACAATAATAAAAATTAAGAAATTTTTAGGACCAAAAGTCGACTTGATAGAAGCCTCTGAATTACTAAAAGAAACAAACACTCATAATAAGCTACGCGCCTTTCATTATAATAAGATTGCTGAGCATAAAGACAAAATTAGCGACGTAGTTAATGAGCTGTATCGTGTTTTGGACGAAGCAAAAAATGACGGTCTCACACTTGAAGAAGTAGCTACTTTAGTAAAAGCTTGATTGTTGTAATCTTTGATTTTTTACCTGCATGTTCTTGACATAAAGTAAAATTGTGTTAAGATTACTTTCATGCCTAAAAGCTCTCTAAATATTTCAGTATCAGAAGATGAGTTCTCTTCGATTTTATCCGCCTTGCTATTTTCTTGTTCGATAAATGTGTTATCAAATACAGGTAAAGAGTATCAACATAAATTGTTTCAGCTAGCGAAACGCATCAAGAGCTTAAAGCCTGATATTAAAATTAGCGACATTCAATTTCTTCAAGAGGAAAACTACGAAGAGGAAATCTCAGAAGAGTTGTTGAAAGAATTTAAATCAAATATTGAGGTAACGTCATTTGATCACATGTAAGAAATATGGGGACTTATACATCAACTAAAGTAATAGAATTGGGATCGTGTGCGTTTAGGCAATGGAAGGCTGATGGGACACACTGTAGATTTGTTCACGGATACCGCTTGATGGCAAAATTTTGGTTTGAATGTTCTGAATTAGATCACCGCAATTGGGCAGTAAATTTTGGTGGTTTGAAAGAACTAAAGCAACTACTTCAACACCAATTTGATCACACGTTGTGTATAGCTGCAGACGATCCACTAATAGCTGAATTTCAAGATCTACACAAAAAAGGAGGTTGTGATCTTAGAGTAATGAGTAGTGTAGGAATTGAGAAAACAGCAGAGTGGTGTTTTAATACAACAAGATTATTTCTCGAATGTAACGAAGAAACCAGACATAGATGTTGGGTATCTAAAGTGGAGGTTTGGGAACATGAACAAAATTCAGCAATTTACGCAGAACCAAAAGACGAAGAAGATGAAAACTAATAATATTGATATACAAACAGAAACGTTAATTCTATCAGATGATAAAACGTTCTACACTGTGGAGGGGGAAGGAGAATTTGTCGGACAACCTTCAGTTTTCATGAGAATGTCGATGTGCAACCTTACATGCAAGGGGTTCGCATCAGAAAACAGTCCGAACGGTTGTGATTCTTTTATTTCCTGGTCAGTTAAAAATAAAATGACTTTTGCGGAGATCTTCCAGATGATGGAAGAAAAGAATTATGTAGAACATCTAAGAAACAGAGCAATTTTCAAGTTGACGGGAGGCGAACCTTTAATTCAGCAAAAGCAGCTTATTAAGTTTATAGAAGCCTTTAACGAAAAATACGGATTCAATCCACGAATTGACTTTGAAACTAATGCTACTCTTCAGCCTGATGAACGTTGGGTAACAGAATTTTGCGCAACTTTTACTACATCTCCAAAGTTGACTACAAATGGCGATCCAGAAGAAAAAACATATAAACCAGAAGTGCTTAGATGGCATGTTGATCACAATTCGGGATTCAAGTTTGTCATAACCTCAGATCGAGACATAGAGGAAATTTGGAGAAAATATATTAATGATTACGAGGGAATAAACGTACCTCTCCAACGAGTGTGGTTTATGCCATGCTGTGGTTCAAGACAAGAACATATTGACAGAGCACAAGCTGTAGCAGAATATGCAAAAGCCATGCATGTTAATTTTAGTCCTCGTCTTCATTTACTAATTTGGGATTTAGCTTTAAAAGTTTGATTTAATTCAAGATAGTAGTAATTAAAATATATGCGTATTGCCCTAATAGGAGCCCATTGTGTAGGTAAATCCACTCTAATAGACAACTTTATTAAACAATGGCCAATGTACAAAAAGCCTCAAAAAACGTACAGAGACATCATTAAAGAACAACAAATTAAATTAAACAAGGATGGTGATCCAGATTCTCAAAAAGCTATACTAAATGCTCTTATAGATGAAACTCAATTAGCAAGTACGTCAGATGACAAGTTTGTTATTTTCGATAGATGTCCAATTGATAATATTGCTTATACTTTATGGCATCACGTTAAAGAAACAAAAGGATTTACAACAGATTTTGTGATGGAATGTAAAACAATTGCTGCACTATCGTTAAAACACATAGATGTTATTTTTTACGTTCCAGCAAGACCTGAAATTCCTATTGTATCAAGAGAAGGAAGAGAATCTGATCCAGCATTCAGAGAAGAAATTGATAACATTTTTGATGCAATGATCGCTTCATACGAGAAAAATACAGGAGCTTTCTTTCCTAGAGAAGACTGTCCAGCAGTAATACGGTTAGATGGTCCGCCCGACATGAGAGTTCCGCAAATGAAATTATACATTAAAGATAATGGTTGTGGATACGGAGAAGAAGACGGTACGTTAATTGACCCGTCGGCAGTTTAAATTATAATGTGCTGAAATGTTGGGAATTTTTAATTCTCAATTTATTTACAGCTCTATTAAAATTCTTACTGTTTTTTGTGTGACTTAAGCTACTCGAAGCAGCCATCTCTAAATCAGGAGACGTTGGCTCATAAATTCCGCAATAGTGAATAGGCAATCGCTCTAATATTTTTACTACATGTTTATGTATAAAAGACTTTGTTTTTGAATTTGCATATTTGGTAGACATAAACAATACTTTTGGAAACAAACTTGTTGTATCGTTGACGTGTTTAGCAATTTCATCTAAAAAGAATCCTAAAATTAGTCGTTTTCCGTCAGCTGAGTTAATTGCTATATCGTGCTTTTTGGTGAATTGGATCGCCTTAGATAAGCTGGTTTCAAAAGAAGGATAGGCGTCAATGGCACAGACTCTGGATTTAGGAAATACTTTTACTTTCACGTGTATTAAATGCTTTAGGAACGCGTCCCAAGCGACAATTTATTATTCCATTATAATAATCTTCACTTAATAAAACGTCTTCCATTATTTGTTTTTTGATTTCCTTATATCCTAACTCAAATTTTGAATCGCACCACTCTAAAATTACAAAATCGAACATTTCTTTTCCGTATTTTTTAATATCATCGTTTAACTCTTTAGATGAGCCTGTGTAAGTTTTCCAATCCGATTCTTTAACTCCTAATCTGGCTCTAGTTTTGCCTTTTAGAGGTTTTTTTCTTACTTTAAACACACATTGCTTTTTGCCTATATACTTTTTAGGACGTTCCGTAGCATTATTTGTAATTTCATAAATAAACCCAAATGCACTTAGATTAAGTTGTATCCCCTCTGCTAATCTCCAGTGCCCTAATTCCATTTTTTGTCCTTTTTACGTTTTTTGGCTTTCCTTTTGTTTGCTTTTTTATTCATTCCATTGCGAGTTAAAATTCCATCAAATACACCGGTTATTCGTCTAGCATCACCCTTGGCATAGTTATCTCCGCTAAATGTGGTAGATGTAGATCCAACATTTGGACCGAACGCTGATCCAGATCCTCCTGATACATTGTCTTCTTGTAGGATTTTTTCTACTAACTCGTGAAATTCCATAGTGTTATTTAATGTAAATTAATAAAAAAAAAAAATAATTTCTTAATATGGTTGACAAATATACTAAGTAAACGATATTAACAACATCGCTGTTAGGACTAGCCGGAGCGCATTTGCGTAGGTCTTCGTAGGAAGATAAAAAACAGGAATCAGCGATTAATAAATTAAAAACATTTCTCGATGTGCGCTATTTGCGTGACCGTTGTCTGGCATTTGCCAGGACCACTCAAGCCAGCCCTTACAGGACAACCGAGGGGGCATATTAATCACAGGATTTTTTGAAGCTTGTTACCCCGACTGAGACTCGTTTTAAACGGAATTTCAAAGACAGGGAGGTTTTCTCAGCAATGGGGAACCTCCCTCCTTCAATCTGAATAACCGGAACTTAAAGACATTTAAAGCCTATTTGGGTTGTTTTATTTTTGTTTGGTTATACTATAAATTACATCTCTTTATGACTGACTCATCAAACCTCATGTACGAATATCACGAAAAAATCGAAACGTTTTTGAAATTTGATGAAATCAACATCAAGGACGCTCAGATGGCATTGCCTTCAGTAAGACATTACTGGGTTGGAAGACTAATGTTTCACAAACAACAAATACAAAAGCTCAAGAAAGCAAAAGATAAGGCTGCAAAAACAATCAAGCAAAAATTAGAGGCGGAATCTCCAGTGTCACTCAACATTAAAACTATTAATGACTCTATTTTGTCTAATGATGTTATTATTAAAATAGACGAAGAAATTAACAACAACGAACTCGTAGTAGAATACTTAAATAAAGTAGAGTCAAATCTGAGAGATGCTCAATATGGTATGACAAATTTAACAAAAATTATTACACTCGAAACAACATGAAGATCGCTGCAGGCATTATTCTTCAGTATAACAATAAAGTATTACTCTGTCATCCAACCAACGCTTCTTATACCAACAGTTTTTCGTTTCCTAAAGGCGGTGTTGAAGAAGGAGAAGATTTAATGGAGGCTGCTATAAGAGAATGTTGGGAAGAAACGGGAATCAAAGTTCATAAAAATAAATTATCAACAAATTACGTAGTAAATTACTTTAATAAAAAACGAACCAATATAACAAAGCAAGTTACTTTATTTTTAGTTACTGTAAAAAAGCTCAGTGATATTAATTTAGTAAGCGAAGTGATTCCAACTAGTCAACTGCAGCTTGACGAAATTGACTGGGCTGGGTTTTTGACAAAATTGGAGTGCAAACCTAAAATATTTTGGAGATTCGAAAAAGTGTTGGATGATATTTTAAAATGATTGTTTTATTTGATTTTGATACGGTTTCGAGAAAACCAAAAATAGTCTCTGAATATTTGGATCAAATTAGAGAATTTTTCTCCATTGAAGATAAGGCTTTAGTTTTTTTACGAAAGAGATTGGGGCGAAACATGCCGGTGAGAAAGTATGCAATTACCAGCAAGGGATATTTTGATTTACCGTTTTTTGATAGTATTTGTCAAAACCTAAAAATTAAATTTCCTTCTGTCCGGATTAATGTTTCACAAGAACTATCTAAGCGGATTCTTAATGATTCAATTACAGGAGACATGGTTGAATTAATGGTTGATCCCAGAGACTACCAAAAAGAATCTGCACAAAAAGCACTTCAGCGCGGTCGTGGTGTTGTAGTTCTTCCGACTTCTGCTGGTAAAACGTTGGTCATTGCAATTATAGCATCTACTGTGTTGAAACACACAAGTGATAATATTTTAATATTGGTTCCTGACATACAACTTGTTCAACAGACTTATCAAGATTTTTTGGATTATGGAATAAACGAAAATATTATCTCTAAGTGGACAGGCTCATATGAATTAACTGATACTAAAATAGTTATTGCTAATAACCAAATATTGTTATCAGAAAAACAAGATAAACACGCGTTGGAACGATTCAATACATTAATTGTTGATGAGTGTCACAAGTTTGCTACAGCTGAAAAGATATCAAAGCTCATTAAAAACGTAAAATGCAACAGAATGTTTGGATTTACCGGCTCTTTACCGGAGTGCAGTTTTGATGTTTGGTCTATTAATAGAATATTCGGGCCGGTTATATATCAAAAAAAATCACTAGAACTAAGACAAGACAAATATATTTCTAAAGTAAGAGTAGTTTCGTTAGAATTAACATATAAAAATGTTCCAACTTTTACTAAACCCTCTATGTCGGAACCGACAGCTGGTTATGAAGAAGAGATTACGTGGCTGCATACCAACGAATATAGAAATTCGGTTATTTCGAAGTTGGTTAATAAACTAGAAACAAACACATTGATTTTGGTAGATAGAATAGTTCACGGAGAACACTTACTACAACATTTACAAACGACTACCGATAAACAAATATATTTTATTCAGGGATCAGTTGAGCTTGAAGAACGAGAAAACATGAGAAAACTCATGGAGGAAAGGTCGGGAGTTGTTTGCATCGCTATTTCAAAAATATTTTCGACAGGAATTTCCATTAAAAATTTACATAATATAGTTTTTGCTGCTATAGGAAAGGCTCGAATTAAGATCATACAATCAATAGGCAGAAGTTTGCGATTACATCACACAAAGCAAATGGCTACTATATTTGATATAGCTGACGTCTGTTTAGTGTATGGTCAAAAACATTTCGAAGAAAGATTGAGATTATATAACTCAGAGTCAATTCCAGTAATTTCATCAAAACTCAATGAGCAATAAACGGTTATTTTAGTTGCCGTTAGTTGATTTAATCTTATTATGGCTTAATATGTACTTTTCCATGGAAAAGACTTTACCTACCAAACAAAAAGTTGTTAAGCTTGCTGCTAAAACCAGCAAACTCAAACAAACAACTAATTCAAAACCTCCTAGCAAAAAAAACGACAGCAGGGAATCAAATAATAATCCAGAGGAGAGCGCAGTAGATGATTCTGTTAATGTTGTTACAACATCCTCTTCTCCAATTAAACGCGTTAGGAGAACAAAGGAGGAGCTTAAGGATGTGTATATAGATCCTATAGAAATGGAAAAAAAAATCAAAGAGTTCTATGAAACTGGTATATTGTCTGAAAATCTCGCAGGAATGGTTCAAATGATAGCTGTACGGCTTGGATTAGCTAGAAATTTTTACTCATATAGCTTTAAGGTAGAAATGCAAGGTGACGCTATAGTTAAAATGATGACAGCCCTTAGAAGAAAAAGGTTTAAATGTGATGGGGGGTATAATCCATTTTCGTATTTTACTAAAGTAGCTTATCATGCTTTTCAAAACTGCATTAAAAAAAATAAAAAGGACTTTGATACCATCAAACGATATCAAGAGGAAATGTACGAAAATTACATTTGTAGTGGGCTAATACCATCCAAGAAAAATACACATGTCGAATCGTGCGACGACTATACATCTGGTGGACACTTTGAAGGTTAATCCTAAAAATAACAAGATATTGTTTTTTTCTGATTTGCACCTTGGTGTACATCAAAATTCTTCAATGTGGCACGACACGTGTCTTTCTGTTGCTGATTTCATTAAAAATACAATGATCAGTCAAGATTTGGATACTATTATTTTCGCAGGAGATACGTTTCACGACAGGCATGAAATTGGTGTAAATACCTTACATGTTGCTAAAAAGTTTTTTGATAAGTTATCCGACTTTTATATACATATAATACCAGGAAATCACGACGCCTTCTTGTCTACTTCAGCAGAAGTTAATTCGGTTGAAATTTTAGCTAATCAAAATATATTTGTTCACTCAAAACTAACCATCATCAATGCAGGTAATCGTAAAATTTTATTTTGTCCATGGAAAGCTCATGTTAACGAGATATTAGATCAACCTCCAACTCAGCTGGTTGACGTTATAGTAGGACATTTTGAAATTATTAACTTCAAAATGAATGCTAACAAAATTTGTGACCATGGTGATACAGCTGCTGAACTACTCAAAAATTCGAATTGTGTTATAACCGGACATTTTCACTGTAGAGATCACAGAAAATACGAAGATAAATTTGTCTTGTATTTAGGCTCACCATATGAGATGGATTTCAGTGACAGAGAACAACCGAAAGGAGTATCTGTATTAAATTTAATCGATCTTAGCGTAGAATTTATACAGAACGACACAACACCAAAACATTATAGATTATCCATCACCGATTTAATTCAAAAAAAATATAAAAATCTACCTCAAATAGTGAAGGGAAATATAATAAGCATTTATGTTGATGTGGAAACTGATGCATTAACTGTTGATCTGTTAATAACAAAATTATCTCAATACGAACCTTTTCAACTCAGGACCGAATTTAATATTTTGGACAAAGCTCAACCTCAAGTTAATGAAATTGAAAAACTGTCATTGGATGTGGAGACTGCGTTTTCAGAATTTATTGATCGCATTGAAACAAGAGCAACCAAACAAGAAGTTCTAAATAAATGTATTGAATTGTTTAGAACGTCACAAGTACTAAATGAGTAATATTATATCTAAACGAAAAAAGATCGGCGTTGGAATTGTAACGTGTAACAGAGAACATTTTTTTGAAAAATGTATTAATTCTGTTTTGCCCACTCTTTCTTGTATTGACGAGTTAGTTGTTGTTAATGATGGATTAAAATTAACCAACGATTATAGAGATGTAAATATTATCCAAAACGTGGATAATATGCACGTAGGAGCTAGCAAAAACACATTAATGACTTGTTTGCTGGATTTAGGTTGTGATTATATTTTCACTTTAGAAGATGATGTAATGATAACCGACTCAAACATATTTGAACACTATATAAACACATCACTTGCAACTGGCATTCAACATTTCAATTTTGGATTTTCACAAAGAGAAAATTTAAACTCAGATTTGAAGCCAATTTATAGAAAAATTGTTGAATATAAAGACAATATTAAAATTGTGTTAACTAAAAATATTTTAGGAGCGTTTACGTTTTACACAAGAAGCGCATTACAAACAATAGGATTGCATCACCATTTATTTAATAAAGGACACGGTGACCATCTCGAGTTAACTTATAGGGCGGCTAAGCATGGGTTCACTACTCCGTTTTGGTGGTTTGCTGATATTTACGGAAGTTGGAATATGTTACACAATTTAAGTGATTTCACCACGGATTCAACAGTAAGAGATGTTAATACGTTTCAAGAGCGCTTTAATGATGCCAGAAACACATTCAAAGCGTTGCATGGACAAGATATTTTTGCTGTTCCTGAAGCAACAGAACAAGAAGTAATTAAATATTTAAAACAACAAACAACATGGTAAATTCTCGTAAAATTGGAATAGGAGTTATTACGTATAACAGACCAGAATTTTACCGAAAGGTAATTGAATCCTTGCCTAAGAATACTTCATACCACTCAGTAGTAGTAAATGATGGTGTTAATCGGTATGCGTTGACGTCTGATGCAGACACTGTAATATTTAACGACTCACAATTGGGAGTATCAAAAACAAAAAACCGTGCGATTCGATGTCTAATCGAACACAGATGTACAGATCTCTTTTTGTTTGAAGATGACGTGTTCGTTAAAAACCCTGATGTGTTTCAACAATACATAGATGTTTCTGACATATCTAATATCCCTCATTTATGTTTTGGTCCTGTTGAAATAACAAAAAAGTATCAAACCAATCTTAAATTGACGTGCATGTATTCAACGACACTAGGAGTAGATTTGTATCATAATCCTCAAGGAGGGTTGATGTATTTTAATTTAAATCTTATTGACGAAGAAGATTGTGTGTTTGACGAACAATATCAGAATGCATTCGAACACATTGACGTTGCATACAATTTAATTAGCAAAAATGTAATGCCTCCATTTTGGTATTTTCCAGACATTCATAATAGCATTGATTATTTAGAAAGCATTCCAACAAGTTCTGCTCTTTCTACTATTACAAATAAAGATCAGTATAACCAGAATGTGAATAATTCAGCTGCATATTTTATTAAAAAATGGGGAAAGTTCACAAACCAAATCCCCGATGTAAGTAAGGATTTTGTTACACAAACATTAAAGGCAATAAAAAACGGATGAAAAATACTAATTGTATTTGCTATATAGAGGGGACCAATTACGACTTAAGCGGAATTAAAGTTACGTTTAAGAGTTTAAGAGAACATTATAATGATCTAATTACCGTTTTATATAAAAGTGTAGACGAAAAATTATTGACCTTTTTACGTAGTCAAAACGTTAATTGTATTGATTGTTCAGAATATAAAGTTACTTTCAACACCTCTCCATATAATAATAAAGTCATTTATTCTTATTTGTTTTTAAGGAAAAATAAAGACGTATTGCAAAATCATACTATATTGTTGTGTGATATAAGTGATATTTATTTTAAATGTAATCCATTTGACTTGTTTACTGGTCAATTTACATTATTTTTAGAAGATAAAAACTTTAGACACTGTGATTGTAATTCAACTTGGATTAACATATGTTATGGACCAGTTGTATTAAATTCGATGTTAGATAAAATTGTTGTAAATGCTGGTATATATTTGTCAAATTACTCTGAATTGTTAGAATTTATGCAATTAATGGTAAAGGAAATGTCTGTGATTTTAGGCAAAATAAACTACCCCATAGTAGAGCAAGCAATCGTGAATAAACTGGTGTATTTTGACAGCGCGAAGTGCTTTCTTGATTCTTGCAATGTAAATAATATGGCACAACAAATCAAAACATCTATAGACAACAATATCATTCATCAGTATAAGGTGTTTCCTTCAATTAAAGATGAATTATATCTAAAATATGACACATAACAAACAAATTTTTCTGTGTTCATCAGATGATCGATACACTCATGTCGGAGCTAATAAGCGAGTTGAGCTGTGTGTAGATGCGTTTAAACATATTGAACGAAAAAACGACAACGTCAAAATAGGCTTTATCATGCCCGTAGATGTAAATGCGAATATTGACATTCCGGTTTTCAATTTAATAAAAAGAAATTCTAATTGCGTTGTTAAGGGAGACAAAAACCTTTCGTTTGTTAACGATTTGTTAAATCATGCGTGTGATTTAGCTGAAGATATTTTTGTGTTTTGTAATAGTGATATTATAGTTAGTCAAAAGTTAATAGATCTCATAAATAATACTGACGTTGAAGCATTCGGAATTACAAGAACTGAAATTTTACCTATTACATCTATTTACGAACAAGCTACAGTTGTGAGAAACGAACCTGCGGGATTTGATTGTTGGGTTGTCAGCAAAAAATGGTGGATTTTACATAAAGATTTATTTCACGACATGTTGATAGGACAGCCTGGATTTGATGTGCTATATACGTTGTTGATGTTAATGAATTCAAAAAATATATATTTGAGTAATAATAACTATATCTTTCATGTGATGCATGAACGACAGTGGACTATGGACGGCTCGAATCCATATTCTGTGTTTAATTGTAATCAATTGAAATATTATCCTGAATTTGAGAGTCTCTGGAGTGAGCTCTGCAATAGTACCTTTTGGACCAGAGCTGACAAGGGAAGTTTTTTAAAAGTAAGTGAAGTTGAAGCAATCACAATACAATATATTAAACAACTACGAAACGGCTGTTTAAAGTCACGGCTTAATAATGCCCAATAATTTAAAACACATGAAAAAAGATAAACAACTTCCTCAAATTACACTTGTATCAATAGATTGTATTAATCCTGAAATGGCTACAGAAGCTCTTAAAATATCATCCAAACACATTAGGTTTAGTGATGTGTTATTATTAAGCAATGAGCGACCATTCAATTGTCCAAATGAAATTTCATTTCAACAAATCTCTAAAATTTCAAATATACACGAATACAATACGTTTATTCTTAATAATTTAAACAAATACATTAAGACTGACTTCTGTCTCATCATACAAGCAGATGGATTTATATCTAATCATAACAAGTGGAGTGATAGGTTTTTAAACTACGATTACGTGGGTGCACCGTGGCCATCTAATCGATGGTTTAATTTTAATAAGCCTGAAAAGTATAGAGTAGGCAATGGCGGATTCTCGTTAAGAAGTAAAAAACTGCTAAACTTAACGCCAAACCTTCCACTTTATTCAAATGAAGATGTGGTAATATGCGTAGCCTCGAGAGAGTTACTTGAAAATGCAGGAGTAAAAATTGCACCACTAGAGATAGCAAAATATTTTGCTCAAGAGGAGTATTGCGAAGATTTAAATGTTGACGTTAATACCGATTGCTTTGGCTTTCACGGTAAAAATCTTACATCTTTTAATAGACAAAAACTAAAAGAACTTGCTTTTGAGTTTTATAAAAGTTGTTTAATACAAATGCCTAAAAAAAGATTGGTTGAATTTTTAAGAAATGAAGTTGGAGTGTCGGACGCAAATTATTTTGATGCAAATTTTGTTGGCAATCTTGAAGTCCAACAAATTCCAGAAGAATATTGTAATCTTTTAACTTTTTTTAAAAATACAGATATCAAAACATATTTGGAACTTGGTGTTGCTAATGGGGGAAGTTTTTTCGTAAATTCTATTTTTATGCAGCAATCTGCTTCAATAATACACTGTGTTGATTGTCTGACATATAAAGACTTCTCCCACATAAAGCAAACTGATGTTAAAATATTAAACAAAGTAAATCGTCTCAAACAATTTTTTCCAGAAAAGGAATTTAATTTTTTTAACAGTACTACAGATGATTTTTTTGATCAAAATACCTTAACGTACGATTGTATTTTTATTGACGCGGATCATTCTTATGATGGAGTTATGAAAGATTATAAAAACAGCTTAAGATTTGTTAACAAGCCTGGTTATTTAATCTTTCACGATATCAGCAATACAAATACAGGAGTTGCACAATGTTGGAATGAAGTAAGCAAACTCCACAAAATTGAAGCTGAGTACAAACATCCATATAACAACAATTGTGGAATAGGTATTTTGTCAATTGCTTGACAAACATTTTCAACGTAGTACTGTACTAACTGATGCGATTTATTACTTTCAAAAGACTTCAGGGTCAAAATTTTTTATCATTTGGAGATGTTCCTGTCTGTGTGGATTTGTGTTCAGGGGTTAATACAATAATCGGAACTAATCTCGATAAAGAAGACTCTAAGAATGGTGCTGGCAAATCCAGCATTACTGAACTACTATATTATTGTTTATATGGATCTACGCTGAGAGAAATATCAAAAGACAACATTCAAAACAGTGTAACCCAAAAAAAGATGGAGGTATCTCTTGACTTTAGTATATCCTCAAACGGAGTAATTGACTTATACACTATAACAAGAAAGCTAAATCCGACGAAATGTCAGATTTTTAAAAACAACGAAGAGATTACTAGATCGACTTTAGCAAAGACTAATGAATTAATCCAATCAATAATCCACACGTCAGCAACCGTTTTCCAAAATTCTGTCATAATGGCTGCAAACTCCACTCTTCCATTCATGGCTTTATCTAAGGTGGATAAGAGAAAATTTATCGAAAGTATTTTGGGGTTGGAAGTTTTTTCAGCTATGGTTTTAAGAGCTAGAGATGATTACAATAGCAGCAAAAAAGAATACGAAATAGAATATTCATTATTAGAGCAAATGCAATCCGAGTTAGCGTTCAATAACGCTCAATTAAACAACTACGAACGAATAAAAGAAGACAGAATTAATAAATTAGATGAAAAGAGGGAATGCATTTCTAAGGAAATTGTATCCGCAAATAAATTAATACATGAAAATTTAAAGGATTCTTCGGAAGTAGAACAGTTGATTTTAACTTTTAATAAAAATATTGACGAATTACAAGAAAAGAAGGCCGCAACACTTTCCAAATCAATTAAAGCAGAATCTGAATCAAAATCATTAACCAGACAAATAGAGCGAATAAATCAAAATAAAGATAATTGTCCCACATGCAATAGAGTATACTCTGATGAACATATTACACATGCTAACGAATCTCTTTCAAAGCTTAATAGTAATTTGTTTTTATACAATCAAGCGATTAGTAAATTAAGCAAAGAATTGATCTCCATCAAACAAGGCTTAAGAGTTTTAGAACAAAATAAAGAAAATGCTCAAAATGAGTTAAACGTAATTAATAACTTCAAAACTGCTAATGAATTAGTTTCAGCAAAACTGGAACATTTGCAATCAAATTTAAACGACACCCTTAAAGAAATTGATTTAATTAAACAAGAACAAAACGATGGACTAAAACAGAAAATTGATGAGCTTTTGATTACAATTAATTCTAAAAACAAAAACGTTAATGCTTTAAATAATACGTTAAATGTGTTAGAATCAGTTAAATTTGTACTATCCGAAGAAGGCATTAAATCTTTTATTGTAAAAAAGATACTAACAATTTTAAATGATAGGTTGGCTTTGTATTTAAAAAAATTAGAAGCGAACTGTTTATGTAAATTTAATGAATTTTTTGAGGAAGAAATAATAGACGAAAAAAAATCTCAAAAGTCGTATTTTAATTTTTCGGGAGGAGAAAGAAAAAGGATAGATTTAGCTTGTTTGTTTGCATTTGCTGACATTCGCAGATTACAAGGAGATGTTAATTTTAGCACTATTTTTTACGACGAACTTTTTGATTCTTCATTAGACGACAGAGGTGTAAATTTAACGGTGAAAATATTACAAGACCGCTTTACAGAATGTGAAGAGTCTTGTTATATTATTACTCACAGAGGACTTCATGGTACATTTAAGTCTAATCACACAATCCACGTAGTAAAACAAAACGGAATATCATCTATTTCTAAAAATACTCCGGATAGATATTTACAAAAATTAGTTTAAATATATTTATGAATTCAATTGTCCAGTATGGAATAAAGCAAGTTATAGGAGCCCCTGTTGGAATTCCATTAGGATCCCCAATCGGAGGACATTCGTATGTTGTTCCTAGTTCTCATCAACCTCCGAGCATTCCTGGTTCAGGACTTAAACGAGCAATGAATTATTTAGCAGATCATGGCGGTTGTGGTTATTATAGATGTATTGCTCCAAATTTGTTGTTAAATTTGAACAGCAAAGCAGTCATAACCGAATCTACTGCTATGATATTAGATCCTAATTTTTATCAAACAGTTGAAGCTGTCAAATTCCAAAGGCAAGCAACACCGTATCAGAGGGATTTTGTTAAATTCTTACATCAATTAAAAACCAAGCGACCACTAAAGCTTATATATGAAGTAGACGATGTGGTGTTTGCTGAGGATATTCCATTATATAACAAAAACAGAGAAGCGTTTATAGATCCCGTTATACAAAGTTCAATCAGAGAGATACTATCTGTTATGGATGAAATCACAGTAACCTCTGAATATTTTAGGGATTATATGATTAGTCAATCCGGAAATAAAAACGTGACAGCTATTCCAAATTATCTAATGAAGTGGTGGTTCGATCGATACTATAATCTTGGAGATCTAAATAAAAAATTTGAAAAAAACAAAAAGAAACCTGTAATTGCTATTTTTGCTTCAGGAACCCATGTTGATGTAGCTAACCGAAATAACCAGCAAGATGATTTTTCATCAGTTACCTCTCATATAATTAAAACCAAGACTGAATTTGAGTGGCATTTTTACGGATCTTTTCCACAAGCACTTAAACCGTATATAGACAGAAAGGAAATGAAATTTTTTCCTTGGGTTCAGCTTACCAACTTTCCTAATACTATGGCAAATTCTGGTGCTCAATTGACATTTGCTTGTCTTCAAGACAACACTTTCAATCGATGCAAATCAAACATCAAATTAATTGAGTCTGGTGCATTAGGCATTCCGTGCGTATGTCCGGACATGGTTACATATAAAGATGCGTTCTTAAAATACTCTACTGCAAATGAATTTATTGACTGCATTAAAACCGCACTCAAAAATCAAACGACATATTTAGACTTTTGCAAAAAATCAAGACAACACGCAGAACAGTTTTGGTTAGACGATGATACAAATCTCATGAAATTTTATGAGAGTTACTTTACTCCATTCGGTTCAACTGAACGAAAATTCATTCGTTGATCTCTTTGCTTTGTTAGTGTACATTCTAAACGTATGTATAGATCAGCAACCTACAATCCCTTTAACGAGTCCGTTTTTCTTCGCACGTGGTCTCAAGAAGGAACTCGAATAGATTCTGAAATTCCCTTTCGTCCGTACATTTATGTAGAAAAGGAAGGTTCAAAAGACGCACTTTCCATCTTCAAAACGTCTCTTGTTAAAAAAATATTTAAAAACAGCATTGAGCGAAGAAAATTTGTAGACAACTCGTCTATTAATAGGATTTTTCACAATTTAGGACCAGAGCAACAGTTTCTTATTGAGATGTATAAGGATGTTAATAATGATCCAGATTTTTCTAAATTTCCGCTCAAGATATTTTTGTTGGACATTGAAGTTGACACAACATTTGACTCCGCGTTTCCCGTACCAGAAAAAGCCGCGGTTCCAATAAATTTAATTACAGTATATGACACACTGACTAAGTCCACTCATACCTGGGGACTGGAGAAGCAATATAATCCAACATTGCCCAATTGCATTTATCATAGATGTAAAGATGAGCGAGAATTAATCTTACAGTTTGTTGATTTTTGGAAATTTGACTACCCAGACATCGCTTCTGGCTGGAACAGTAGCGGATTTGATTTTCCGTATATTATTAACAGATTTATAAAGTTATTTGGAGAGGAATTTGTAAATCAACTCTCTCCTGTTGGCGTTGTGAGAGGAAGGAAAGTATTCACAGACATGGGAAGAGAGGTTACTGTGTGGTCAATTAGTGGAATTTCATTAATTGATTATATGGACTTGTATAAGACTTTTTCTCCAGGTGAAAAGGAGTCCTTTAGTCTAAATTATATTTCTGAACTAGAATTAGGGGAAGGTAAAATTGCTCACAATGCAGTCAGCTTAGGAGAGCTCGCTCAAACAGATTGGAATTTGTTTGTAGATTACAACATCCAAGACGTACATTTGTTGGTTAAATTGGAAGAGAAGTTAAAGTTTTTGGAAATTGCACGAGTTCTTTCGTATAAAGGTTGTACTAACTTTGAGGCAGCGCTTGGAAAGGTCTCTATTGTTACTGGAGCAGTATCCATCCAAGCATCAAAACAAGGTTTTATTATTCCGACATTTCCGAATAAACAGGAAAGAGAGTCATACGAAGGAGGATTTGTAAGAGATCCAGAAAAGGGTATACAAAAGGCTATAGTTAGTTTTGACGTGAATTCCTTGTATCCAAATACCATTATAACCCTAAACATTTCTCCTGAAACTAAAATAGGCAAGATTGTAGAGGGAGAATTTGGAGTCACTCCAGAAGTCACGTTACGTTTAATAAATAACAAGACCCACAAACTAACCACAGAAAAGTTAAAGAAATTTTTAACTAGTGAAAAGGTATCCATTTCGTCTGCTGGAGTATTATATTCACAAAAAGAAAAGGGTGTAATTCCGAATCTTATCGATCAAATATATAAAGAACGGGTTGACACTAAAACGCAACTTTCAAAGCTTAAAAAAACAGGAAAAAAGGATAGAGATTCTTTGTTAAAGCTTACATATTACGATACGCTACAATATACCCTTAAAATTTTGCTTAACTCTATTTACGGAACATTTGCAAATAAGCATTCTTCGTTAATGGATATAGATAATGCGACATCAATTACCACAACTGGTCAAAACGTTGCAAGAGCTGGTGGTAACATATTAGATGATTTTGTTAGAAATAATTTTGGTATTTTAGAAACAATTACAAAATACGGTGATACAGATTCAGTCTATGTGTCAATAAACTCAGTATTACAAAAACTAAAAATCCCTTTAGTAATAGACGGTAAAATTAACGATGAAGTTCACACTATAGTTAATAAGCTCGATGAGTATGTTAATGTTGAAATATTAAATTGGGCCAGAAAGGAATTATTTTCCGTAGATCCAAGATATGTGTTTAAAAGAGAAGTCATTTCAGATGTTGGTATTTTTTTACAGAAGAAACGATACATTCTCCATGTATTAGATGACGAGGGTGTTTCGGTCGACAAATTTAAATATACTGGAATTGAATTGGTGAGGTCAACTACTCCTAAAAGGGTTAAAAAATTCTTGGAAAGCATTATTAAAACCGCTCTCCTTACTGAAAATATCAAGCAAACCAACGATATATACAAGAACAGTTACGAAGAATTTTGTAAACTTGATCCTAATGACATTGCTGCAAGGACCTCTATTAACAACTTAGAAAAATATGCAAAAGAGTCCTCTCTATACAAATACAAGAAAGGTACTCCTTCACACGTAAAAGGGGCAATTGCTTATAACATTTTAATAAAAGAGTTAAAAATAGACGATAAATTTGAAGCGATCCAATCGTCCCAGAAGGTTAAAAAGCTATATTGTGCAAAGAATAAATACGGTTTGGATGCTATTTCATATGTTTCAGTGTTACCTTCCGAGTTTAATATAAAAATTGACTGGGATAAGATGTTTTCGAAATTAGTTACTCAGCCAACAGAAAGACTGTATGAAGCTATTGGATGGCATCTTCCGGTAATAGGAAAAGACACACAAACAGATTTATTCGAGTTATTTGGAGATAATTAACTCCCATGGCTGAGCAGCTCTTTAATCATATAAGCTACAAAGAAATGTATCTTACGTTAAAGTCTATCACAGAAGAGGATGTTTATTTGGATGATTGTCTTTATGCTGGTAATGTAGAAGAGTTTGTGTATCTACTGGAAATGTATGATTTAATTTGGATTACGTCGGACGGAAGATTGTTGATAACACAAAAGGGCGGAAAGGTATTTGATCATTTAATTAAATCTGTTGCCTTATCAAAAAATTGTGAGAAACTTAGTATCTAAATATGAGCAATATACAAACTCCAATTATCTTCTTAGACAATATCGGAAGAACTATTTTAGGTGTATCTAAAAAAGACACCTCAGAAGAATTAATCGTGGAAAATCCAGCATTAATTCTCATTCAACCCAATGCACAAAGCAATCAACTACAACTTCAAATTATTCCTCTTTTCTTTAAAGAGTTTCAAGCTGACAGGCAATCTCCTACGGTTTGGCACTTTAAGAAAAATAATATTACCACTACGAGTGGATTATCTTTGTCTCCTCAACTCATCGCTCAATATAATCAGCTCTTTGCTGTTCAAGAAGCTCCTCCAGTCGAGTCTCCATCTGTAGTGAAACTATTTGATGAAGAATAAATTTAAGTAAACAGAAGAAACCAGAAAAGGAGAGGTTTTAGTTCCTCTCCTTTTTTGTTTGTTGATAATAACTAAAGTTGGTTGAAACTACATAAGACATGAATAATTTAAAAAACATTTTTGGTGATGTAGACAAGATGAATCCAGACGGCGGTCTTCTTGATGACAATTGTATTTCAACTCCATCTGACTGGATTGATACTGGATCAAAGGCTTTAAACGCTATTATTTCTGGATCCTTATATAAAGGAATTCCGGTAGGACGTATTACAGGATTTTCCGGTCCATCTGGAGCAGGTAAAACGCTCATTATCAACAAAATATTGGCTAATGCTCAGAAGAAGGGATACATTGCTGTAATCTGGGATTCAGAAGTTGCAGTGGATAAGGATAGTGCTAGAAATGTTGGTATGGATTTAAAAAAAACCAAATATTATCCTGTTGAAACAATTGAGGATTGCAGAAATCAAATCAGCACGTTCCTTGATGCAGTTATTGCTGCTAATGATCCGAAATTAAAATTCATTATATCGATTGACTCTCTTGGCAACCTTGCCTCATCAAAGGAAATAGAAGATGCAAGAAAAGGCAAAGATGCAGCTGATGTAGGTCAGCGAGCAAAAGCAACTAAGAGTATGATGAGATCGATTACGTACAAGGCAGCCAAGGCGGGTGTACCTATTTTGTTTTCAAATCACATTTACGAAGGAATGGAGATGTTTCCTAGTCTTATTAAAAACCAGGCAGGAGGAAAAGGGCCAGTTTATCTTGCCTCAATTCTAGTTCAACTTGCAACAAGACAAGAAAAAACATCAGAAAATCCGAATGAAAGTTCGATAGCAATAGCTAACAATGTGTCTGGAGTAACAATGAGTGCAATGACAGTAAAAAACCGTATTGTTCCTCCGTTCTTGAAGACTGAACTGTATCTAAATTTCAGAACAGGATTAGATGTCAATACTGGCGTATTTGATTTAGCTGTTGCTTTTGGAGTTTTAGAACAAACTGGAAGCACGTATCAATTTAATGGAGAAAAACTCGGATACAGAAAAAACATCGAAAAGGACCCTAGTTTTTGGGAAAAAATTTGTCCAGTAATAGAACAAAAGCTAAACGAAGAACTCAAATATGGTGCAGCTAACTCTTCTGTTGATAACGTAGACGATGATCTCTCTGAAGATGATGACGAAAACGAAGAGATTGACGCAGACGATGTAGTCATCAACAGCAAAACCAAATAAACTTTAGTATGATTTATAAGGCAAAAATTTTAAATGGTTTTGCATCAACGCTTCCTGCTCTAAAAGATAAAACATTCACATTCACGGATGGAATAAACGTGTTGTTTGGTAGCAATGGATGTGGAAAATCCACTCTGCTTAAGTGTATTAAATCATACTGTGCTATAGAACATGGTGGTTGGAGCAAAATTGGAAATTTTTTAACGCTCGGGGCAAGCTCCTCCTCCCAGTTTCCTTTTGTGTATAGAGCTTATACTCCATCTAAAGAATGTGACTCGTTAGTACATTGGGATGGAAGCCCGACTCTTTTTTACGATAAAGAAATTAGCAGCGATGACATAACTTGGTTCTATAATTTTGACGTACTTAAACGAGAAGGATTCACAACTGAAGCCGAACAATTACAGCGTATGGCGGATAAGCCGTCCTCTGGTCAAACTAGACTAGATGTGCTCAATAAAATAATCCAAACTGCTCACATTCCACCAGATTTTACGTCAGTAACACCTAATAAGAATAATAGTTACGAACAAATGGAAGTTTCTTATATTAAGTCTCTTCCGAGAAACGGTAAAGTGACTGTTATTTTAGACGAACCTGAAAAATCCCTCTCAATTCCAAAACAGATAAATTTATTTAAAGCACTGAGACAGCAATCAACTAACATCCAATTTATAATTGCTACTCACTCTCCATTTATTTTATTCGAAACGGATTTTAATATAGTAGACATGGAAGATGGTTATGTAGATACTTGTTTGGATATTATGGCCAATTGTAATGCCAATAATAATCAACACTAACAGCATCAGTTATCACATTAATGGCTAAAGAACTCGCTCAACCAGCAAAACTAGATTTAGATTTCTTCGAAAATATTTTATTATATAATGTATTCTTAGATCAAGAATATTTAAGTTCAATTATAGGGTATATTGATCAGTCTCACTTTAATGACAAAAATATAGGTAAAATTATTAAGCAAATAAGTAGCTTTTTTACGGAAAGGGGAAGTGTTCCTACTATTTCAGAAATTAAAGCAAGACTTACTTCCGATGAAGATAAAAAAGCACTATCTGAAATTAAACCGAAGTTAGCCGCGCTTGAAGGTCCTTTCAATAAAGATGAACTTATACAAAATACTGAGCGTTTTCTCAAGGAACGTTATGTATACAAGACTATAGTAAATATAGCAGAAAAATTTACAGAGCAAACACTCAATATTGAGGAGATTTTAGTCGATTTTGAAAAAGCATATAATATTACATTAAAGGAAAATCTCGGTCACTGGTATTTCGAGGATGTAGAAAAACATATAAAAGACTTAACTACAACATATAACCCAATTCCAACCGGTTGGAAGTTTTTTGACGACAGAACAGAAGGTGGCTTATTTCCAAAAACGCTAACTGTGTTTGCTGGGCAAGTTAACGTAGGAAAATCAATTGTGTTAGGAAACATCTCAACCAACATGCTTTTAGCTGATAAAAATGTGTTACTAATCACACTTGAGATGTCAGAATTTATGTACTCTAAGCGAATTAGTACTCAGCTTACTCAAATTCCACATGGAGATCTTAAAACTTTCACTGAGGAGCTCAAAGAACAATTAAGTCACATTAGAAAAAACATTAGCAGCAAGCTCGTCGTTAAGGAATATCCTCCTAAAACTGTTACTGTCAGACAAATTGATTCATTTATTACTAAATTAAAACACAAGGGGTTTGTTCCAGATATTGTAGTGATAGATTATATCAATCTTATACACCCGATTGCAAAAAATTTAAATTCGTACGAGTCAGTCAAGGAGATTGCAGAACATTTAAGGGCAATGTCGTTTAAATATAATATTCCGATTGTTTCAGCTACTCAGTTAAATAGAGGAAGCTTTAATACAGCGTCACCTGGAATGGAAGGAATATCTGAGTGCATTGAGGTAAATCAGATCGTAACTCTAAGAGACGGAACACAAAAAAGAATAGGAGATATTGAATTTGGAGATCAAGTGACAGCTAATGATGGATTTAAAACCGTAACGCAAGTTCATCACAAAAAAATTAAACCTTGCTATAGAATTAAGCTTAAAACTGGCAAGGAGATTATTGTAAGTGACAAGCACAAATTTCCAACAAATAGAGGAAGAATATCTATAGTCGAGGGAATTCGAGTAGGGGATAGATTAAATAGTATAGTATGCAAAAAAGAAACTATATTAAATGCGACGATAAAAAAGATTTTGAGCTTTTTTTCAAAAGATGGGGCAAAAAATTCTTTTATTTAAATGATCTATTTGAATGGTATTGTTTGGAATTCAATTTGTATCCTCTAACACAATCTAAATTCCAAAACAGATTAAAACTATTACATAATTTATTTGAAACTAATTCAAATGTTGACAAATTAGTTTTTAAGAGCCTGGTTAAAGAATATCACAACATTAACACTTTAAGGTTGAGGCAATTGGATATAAGGTACGGAGAAGGATCAGGCACAACGTTTTCTAATTTATTAAAAGACAAAGCTAAAACTAAAATTTCTTTTGGCAAAATCGAATTTTGGCTCAACAAAGGGTTGACGTTAGAAGAAGCAGAAAAACAAAAAAAAGAACATTATGCAGAATTAAGCAAAAAAGGTAATGCTGCCTCATTGATAGCTCTTTCTAAAGATTTAGACAAAAAAAGAAAAAAATATCAAAACGTATCAGAAACAAAACAAAAAAGAAGAGCTTTGGACTATTGGATTCAAAAGGGATATTCTGTTGAGGAAGCAACAAAACAGATTAAAAAATACATACCTCCATCACATACGTTGGAAAGTTTTATTGAAAGACATGGAGAAAAAGTTGGTAAAGAAAAACATCAAAAGTGTTATAAAAAACAAAGAGACACAAAAATTGAAAAATACGGTTCGATTGTATTAAATGGTTACGTGTCAAAAGCTTCAATAAAATACTTTAAACCTTTATATAAAGCATTAAGAAAAAACGGAATTGCCAAAGAGGATATAATTTGGGGTATTGGAAATAAAAGAGAATTTACTACCTTTGATAAAGAAACAAACAAAAATTACGCTTTTGATTTTGTTATAAAGTCAAAAAAAATAATAATAGAATATAATGATCCATTTTGGCACGCTAGAAATAAAGAAGAATGGAAAAATCCAATGGTAAAATACGAAGATTCACACGAACGAGATAAAAACAAAAAAAGTGTTGCATCCAAAATAGGGTTTGACATTCTTTATGTTTGGTCAGATAATCTACCAGACGTTAGCTATCTAAAAAAATTAATTTTAAAATGAACCAAAACATATTAAACTTCATCTCGAAACGAGTCGAATTCATGAAACTTTTGGGAATGACCGACAGAGAAACTTCCGATGAGAAGTATATGGAGGTAGTTACCAAGCTTTTTGAAGAACAAGAAGAAAAAACAAAAATCAGTGACAGTTTAATTTGTTACAATGATGAAATAGTTGAAATAGAATATATTGGAGAAAGGGAGACAATAGACATTTCGGTTACTGGGGATAGTTTGTTTTATTGTAATGGGATTTTAACTAAAAACTCAATTGGTCTTGCTGCAACTTGTGATGTGATTTGTTCTTTGTGGCAAGAAGAGGAGGATAGAGAATTGGGAATCATGAACATGGGGATGCAGAAAAATCGCTTTGGTCCCAACTTCGGAACTGCAGCGTTTAAATGTAATTATAATACATTGACTCTGAAAGAGACTAACTCAGACTATTTTGAGTCAGACGGAGATTCTACTGAAGACACTGTAAAAAATGCTGAAGAAGTCCTAAACAGCTTGTCTGATGAATAATTCACAAAAAATACAAGTGGTAACACATACTGATCTAGATGGTGTGGTAAGCTATCTGGTTCTCTGCTGGCTTTATGGAAAAAAATTAGATGTTGTTGGAACTACTCCAATGAAACTCGAGCAAGATTTTGATAGACTTGTTGCTTCTGGAAAAACGTGGGACAAATTGTATTTTTTGGATTTAGATGTTTCAAAAATCGGGGAAAAAATTGATCAGAAATCAACCGTTGTTTTAGATCACCACAAAACAAACATATATCCATTTAAAAATGCAATAGTTCGTATTTACAATGAGACAAGTTGTGCTAAATTAATATACGATACGTTTTTTAAAGAAACTGGCAAAAAAATTTCAAATGCTCAAAAAACGCTTATTGCACTAGCTGATGATTGGGACTCAAACACAAAAGCTACTCCATTATCAGAGAGCTTAAATATTGTGTATCATTCGATGTCAAATAAATTTAACTCGTTTGTAGACGATTACTATAATGGGTTTGGTCCTTTTGATAAGTTTAAAACAAACACAATACAACTATACAAAAAACATTGTTCTGAATATATAAAGCAAGCAAATCCCTTTTTTGGGAACATTGAATTTAATGGCATTAAAGATGTTAGGGTTGGAGCTGTATTTTGCGACAAATTTGTTCAGGAGTGTTGTGACTTTTTGTTTACTAAATATTCAGTAGACGTAGCAATTGCAGTAATGGTTGAACAAAAGAGAATTGCTGTGAGAAGAAGTAACACAAACGATAAAATTGATGTCTCTAAATTTGTTCAACGCATTGCTTCAGGAGGAGGACACGAATCAGCAGCAGGAGGAAATTTAACAGACGAATTCATAGAGTTTACTAAATTGTTGAGACAATCATAATTCAGCTTAATTAAATTGATGGTATCTTCAATCTTCTCTGATAGTAACATGTCATCAGCATCTCCAACCGAATTAATAAACGCAAAAGAATTTATTGTGGGATTGCATAAAGCAGGAGCTCTTATTTCGATGTTAGAAAATAAAAAAATTAATTCTACATTTTTGTTTGTGTTGCTATTAGAGAGTAAAGATTATCGAGAATTTTTTACTGAAATTACATCTTCTGTTAATTTTAAAGACGCTCTTCTTTCATTGTTGTTTTTATACCCAACTCTTGTAAAATCTAAATTTACAAAGTCTGCACTAAGACAAATTAATGGCAAATCAACTAACGGAACTCGAAAAGCATCTCTACAATAAACATTTGGCTGTCACTAGATCAAATGGTGGTAAACCATTTCGTCTTAAAAAAGACTTTTCGGATATTTGCGATACAGACAAGCATAAATTCTTAAAGCGTTTGTCTGTGTTGTTTCAAAAGCATCCCGAAATACTTCCAGAAACTTTTTTTCAAGCACCGTATAAATTGTATCCCGACGTGAATTATTTTGGGCTAGATTACTTCTCTTCAATGAGAGCAGTAAAAGCCTATACTACATATAAAAAGCAAATATTCTTACAAGATCCTGACAGTCAGTTAGACCACATAAAAGAATCGCTAGCTTTTATTTCTAAATTTTGTATATCAAACAATATTTTATTGCATCAATATTCAACTCATCAGACCTCTGATTTATTTAGTTGGATGACTCATTATAAGCAAAACAAAATAAATTTGTACGTGATGTTTGAATTTCCTAATATTTTTTCTTCAATGCAAACATTCACAGAGGATGTTCAGAGATTTTTTGTTAGCGATTTTATTGGTCAGTTCAAAAGTTTGCATAATCTATATAACAATTCAACTAAGGTTAAGCCATACCTCAAAAAAGCGTTTCCTGTCTTAGAAAATTTTATTCAAAGAGAGTTGACTACCGTTAAAAACAGTATATCCTGAAATCGAAATTATGAGTAATATTAACACTAAATCAATGTTTGATGCAATCAAAACCTCACTTACGTCTGAGAAGGATACAGGTGGAGGTAATGGTCTATATAAAGAGGTACTGAAATTTGTTCCCGGAAATTCATACCAAGTTCGTTTGGTTCCTAATCCAAATGCTCCAAAGGAAACAATCTTTCATTACTACAATCATGCTTGGACATCAAATTCCACAGGCAAGTTTGTCACAGCATTGTGTCCTACTACTTTTGGGGAGACTTGTCCAATTGATGCTTACTATCTCAAAACTTACAGGACAGGCTCGGAGTCAGAAAAAATGGCTGCAGCTGTGCTGTCTCGTAAAGAAGGTTGGTTGGTAAACGTTTATGTAATTTCAGATCCAACAACACCAGAGAACGAAGGGAAAGTAAAGATTCTCCGTTACGGAAAAGAATTAACTAAAATTATTGAAGGAGCACTAACAGGAGAAGATTCCGATGAGTTCGGTGTAGAAAAAGTTTTTGATGTTGCTAATGGAGCAACACTTAGGATTAAATGTGAAAGTAGAACTGGTGCAAACAAGGGATCTAAACAGTATGTAACGTATGCTTCTTCAAAATTCCTTGCACCGAGTAGTGCTGGAGTATCTGAAGCACAAATTGAGCAAATATACAGTTCAGTCCACGATCTCAAGTCACTAAACAAGCAAACCACATCAGCAGAGATGCAGCGATTGCTTGACGAACATTTCTTCAATTTAACTACGGGATCATCTGTAGATCCCGATGATGATTATACCTCGATTAGGCACGAAAAGCCAGACGCTGTTAAACGGTCTGCAGAAATGATCGAAACAGTTTTTGGTGAAATTCCTCAACCAAAAGTCAACGTAGCTGCTAAAGAGGTTGTTAACGAAACGGATGAATCCACCGACGAAGCATTGAAGAAACTTCTCGCTGATCTGTAATATTTATATTTTTAACTATGGGAAAAATTATCGGAATTGATTTAGGTACTACAAATTCATGCGTAGCAGTAATTGACGGGGATCAGCCATCAGTGTTGGAAAACTCAGAAGGAGCAAGAACTACTCCCTCGGTAGTTGCTTTTACAAAAGCTGGAGAGCGGCTTGTTGGACAGGCTGCTAAAAGACAAGCCGTTACTAATCCATCTAACACAATATATTCTGTCAAACGATTCATGGGAATGAAATTTGATGAAGTAACAGATGAGATTAAAAAGGTTCCATACAAAGTTGTTAGAGCAGCGAATGGTGACGCTCACATTCAAGTTACAGTCAACGATGAAGATAAGGTGTTTTCTCCACCAGAAATATCAGCAATGATTTTGTCTAAACTTAAATCTGATGCAGAAGCTAAATTAGGTGAACCTGTCACAGAAGCTGTCATCACTGTGCCAGCCTACTTTAATGACTCTCAAAGAAGTGCTACTAAAGACGCAGGAAAAATTGCTGGGCTTGACGTAAAACGTATAATCAATGAACCTACTGCAGCAGCATTGGCGTACGGCTTGGACGCCAAAAAGGATGAAAAGATTGTAGTTTATGATTTGGGTGGCGGCACTTTTGATATTTCTGCTCTTGAAATTAACGAAGGGGTGTTTGAAGTGCTTTCTACGAATGGTGATACACATTTGGGTGGAGATGACTGGGACAACAAAATAGTCGAATGGATTATTTCAGAATTTCAGACAGATGTTGGAATTAATTTATCCACACAATCAGATGCCATTCAACGAATTAAAGAAGAAGGAGAAAAGGCTAAAATTGCACTTTCTTCTGCACAGGAGTACGAAATAAATTTACCGTTTATTACTGCTGATTCAACAGGACCCAAGCACATTCAAAAGAAACTTAGTAGATCTAAATTAGAGCAAATTACCGATGGATTATTTGAACGCACGACTGTTCCTGTACGAGATTGTCTTAAAGACGCTAAATTAAATGTTGGGGATATAAGCGAGCTCGTACTAGTTGGTGGGATGACACGCATGCCAAGAGTTATTAATACTGCTCGTGATCTTATTGGCAAGGAGCCGAATAAAGGAGTCAATCCTGACGAAGTTGTAGCGATCGGTGCTGCAGTTCAAGGTGGAGTTCTCAGAGGTGACGTAAAGGATGTTCTGCTGTTAGATGTAACCCCATTGACTTTAGCTATAGAGACAGCTGGTGGAGTTGCTACACCGATGATTCCACGAAACACTACTATTCCGTCGAGAAAATCTAACATTTTCTCTACCTATGCTGACAACCAACCTGGTGTTGAAATTAAGGTAATTCAGGGTGAGCGTCCTCTCAGCAGAGACAACAAGAGTCTCGGAACCTTTCATTTGGACGGCATTCCTTCAGCTCCTAGAGGAGTTCCACAAATTGAAGTTACGTTTGATATTGATGCAAATGGCATTTTACGTGTGTCGGCCAAGGATCTCGGTAGTGGAAAAGAGCAAAAAATATCAATTACTGGATCTAGTGGGTTGAGTAACGAAGAGGTTGAACGCATGCAAAAGGAAGCTGAAGCTCACGCTGAAGAAGATCGTAAATCCAAAGAAGCTATTGAGCTTCGTAACAGTGCTGATAATCTAATATATCAAAGCGAGAAACAGCTAGCAGACATCGGAGATAAAATTCCTGAGGATGTAAAATCATCTATTAAAGATGCATCTTCAAAAGTTTCAGAGGCACTAAAAGGTGATGATATTGATCTTATTAAGACATCACATGACGTACTTCAATCAAAGATTCAAGAAGCAATATCTGTTGCATATCAAGCTGCTTCTTCTGAATCCTCTACTACTCAAACTAAAACCGACGAAGACGTCGTAGACGCAGATTTTGAAGTTGTCAAGTGACAACTCCAATAACCCAAACAAACAAATAAACAAAATATATGATAACACCTAATATTAAACCACTTGATGATCGTGTGCTTCTTAAGCCACTGCCTGAGAGTGACACAACAAAGGGCGGAATTATCATTCCTGATTCCGCAAGAGAAAAACCACAAGAAGCTCAAGTAATAGCTTTAGGTACTGGCAAACGTGACTCTAATAATAACATTGTTGAGTTCACGGTAAAAGTTGGAGATAGAGTAATCATTTCCAAACACAGCGGAACCGAAGTTTGTGTCGAGGGGGAAACCTTTACGATCACAAGCGAAAATAACATTCTTGGCATTATTAACTAAACAAAACAAACACAACAACTAAAATATAATAATAAAAATATGGCAGCAAAACAACTACTATTCGACGAATCAGCACGACATGCACTCCTTCGGGGTGTTGAGAAACTCGCTCGTGCAGTTAAAGCAACACTCGGACCATCTGGTCGCAACGTTATCCTTGATAAAAAATTCGGCAGTCCAACCATCACAAAAGATGGAGTGACTGTTGCCAAGGAAATTGAACTCGAAGATGCATACGAAAACATGGGTGCACAACTCATTCGTGAGGTGTCCAGCAAAACAAGTGATACTGCAGGTGATGGCACTACTACAGCAACTGTTCTAGCTGAAGCGATTTATCGTGAAGGTCTCAAGAATGTGACTGCAGGTGCCAATCCAACTAACCTCAAACGTGGTATTGATAAAGCAGTGGAAGTCATCGTGGCTGAAATTGCAAAGATATCCAAAAAAGTCAAAGATAGTGCAGAAATTGCACAAGTCGCTACTGTTTCAGCGAATTGGGATTCCAATATTGGTCAGATCATAGCAGACGCAATGGACAAGGTTGGCAAAGACGGCACTATTACAGTCGAAGAAGCCAAATCAATTGAAACTACTCTCGATGTTGTAGAAGGCATGCAATTCGATAAAGGGTATCTTTCACCTTACTTTGTAACAAATGCTGAAAGCCTCGAATCATCACTGGATAGTGCTTATATCCTCATTCACGAGAAGAAAATCAGCAGCCTCAAAGACCTGCTTCCGATCCTCGAGAAGATTGCCAAAACCGGTAAGCCGTTTCTCATTATTGCAGAAGATGTTGAAGGAGAAGCATTAGCAACTCTCGTGGTAAATAAACTTCGTGGCACTCTACAGGTATGTGCAGTTAAAGCTCCTGGATTTGGTGACCGTAGAAAAGCCATGCTAGAAGACATTGCCGTTCTTACTGGAGGACGTCTGATTACTGATGATCTCGGTATTAAACTCGAGAGTCTCACATTGGAAGATCTCGGTCAAGCTAAACGTATCGTCATCGACAAAGACACTACTACTATTATTGAGGGTGAAGGAAGCGGGACGGACATCAAGAGCCGCGTATCTCAGATTCGCCGTCAGATTGGAGAAACAACGAGCGATTACGATCGCGAGAAGCTACAGGAGCGCCTTGCTAAGCTTGCTGGAGGTGTAGCAGTTATTAACGTAGGTGCAGCCACCGAGACCGAAATGAAAGAGAAAAAGGCTCGAGTTGAGGATGCTCTTCATGCTACACGTGCAGCTGTGGAGGAAGGTATCGTCCCAGGTGGTGGAGTTGCTCTTATTCGCGCTCAAAAAGCCCTTGACAGTCTCAAACTCACAGGGGACGAAGCAATTGGAGCAAATATTATTCGTCGAGCTATTGAGCAACCGCTTCGGACGCTAGCTGATAATGCTGGTCAAGAGGGGGCCCTCATTGTTCAAGAAGTCAAAAAACGTTCAGGTTCCGAAGGATATAATGTTGCCACAGGTGAGTACGTAGATCTCATTAAGGCAGGCGTTGTTGATCCAGCTAAAGTGACTCGCAGTGCTCTGCAAAACGCTGCGTCCATTAGCGGTCTTCTTCTTACCACAGAAGCTCTAATCACAGAGCTTCCTAAGAATGAAGATCAGCCAGCTGTGTCACAAGACGGCGGAATGGGCGGAATGGGATACTAAAATAATATAATATTACACACTATAAATGCCTCGACCACAAATAGTGGTCGAGGCATTTTTTTATTTCCATTTCGAGTTGACAACCCATCAAAACATAGTAACATATACGCTATGTCCATTAACATAATTACGACCTCCAATAAGTTGTCAGACTATTCGAAACACATGCCTCACTTAAAGTTTGTGTATGACGCAGACTATTATCCAGACGATACAGCTCTTCCTGATCCTCAAATTAATCCTGTGATTCCTGGAGCTAGAGTTCCAATTAATAAGGTTGGTGTTTCTGGAGTAGATCTTCCTGTAAACTTTATTAGACGAGATGGAACTATGGAGAGACTTACTACATCAGTATCGTTGTATGGATCTTTGGATAACCCTGATGTTAAAGGATTGAACTTGAGTAGGTTTCCGTTAGTTATGCATGAACAGATTGCTAATCATGTATCAATAGAAGGAATGAAACTCATTTTAGATGAATTGCAATTAAAGCAAGGTTGTAAAGACATTTATTGCAAAATGAAGTTTAAATATCCATGGACTCAGAAAGCTTTAAGAACAAGAAAAGAACTTCCTAATGATGCTCCTGATGATCAGGTATTCAAAATTGCAGATGGGGTTAAATTGAGTCACGAAAAGCTTGAGGGATATATTTTTTACGATTGCGTATTGGAAGGCCAGAAGCATGGCGAACAATATAAATTCTTTTTGACTGTTGATTATATTTACAGTTCTACTTGTCCTTGTTCATTTGAATTATCTCAAGACGCTGTTACTAGAAGAGGGAGAGCAGCAAATGGTCACAGTCAACGATCCATCGCAAAGATTACTGTGCAATTTGATCCTAATAATGTAGTCTTTATTGAAGACATTGTTGAAATGGCAAGATTGAAAGTTCCGACTGAGGTTGTTATTGTATGCAAACGCAGAGACGAACAAGCTTTTGCGGAACTAAATGGATCAAATCTTTTGTTTACTGAGGATGCCATTCGGTTGTTTTATCAGGGATTGGATGAAATGTTTGCTGCAGGTAAGATTTTTGACTTCAGTATTGTTACAGATCACATTGAATCGTTACACCCTTGGTCTGCAACCGCTGTATTAAGAAAAGGTATTATTGGAGGGTTGCAATAAACACTTTAGTTGAACTTAAATTAAACTCAGCTATAATAACCATATATGATTACAAATGAGCAACTGGCAGCTGCAACGATGGCTAAAATATTTGGAAGTGAGTTACTGAGAGTAGATCAATCCACAATGGTGGGTGAAGGACAAGGAATGCCTGCCACCAGAATTGATCCCAAAAAAATACTTATGGAAGGCTCTAATAAGCCCGGGGCAACTTCTGACAAGGAGCGACGATTGATAGAAATGCTTCAAAAGGAAGCAGAAGCAGCTCATCCCATCACTTACTCTCAACCACTAGGTCCAGATGAGCCTCAAGGAGGAGTTCACACTCATCACCATGTTCAAACGAACATGCTTACTGACACAGGAACAATTGAGATGTTAAAGTCAATAAGTGACAGTTTAAAACGCATTGCAGACAACATTTGTAGTAACGAACCTGCTACAAGCCGTAAGAGAAATTTATTTTCTAAATGACATTAACTATTTCCAAGAGTGATCTAATTGACTCTTTGTTGGGACCTGTTTCAAAAATTTCAGATAACGTATGTATTACGTTTGATGGAACGAGTTGTCTCAAAACAATCGTGACGTCTTCAGACAACTCTCTTGTTTTACTTGTCAGATTGCCTTGCACTACTGATTGTAGTGTCAAATGTGTAATTCCTGATTGTAAAACTTTTTTAAGATTGTTTTCTGGAATAACTGAAGATACTCTAACGCTAAATATTCACGACAACTATATTGAATATGTTGGAAAGGACATTACTTTTAAATATCATTTGTTGGACGAGTCTTATGTTATTAATAAAAAATCTCTCAGTGAAGACAAGATAAACAAACTTGAGTTTGATACTACTTTCACTATTTCAAAAAAAGTTTTTTCGGAAATATCTAAATTCCATTCAATTCTTCCTGATTCAGAAAAATTATATTTTTTCGCAAAAGATGGTGCGGTATCAATTAAAATTGGTGATGAACAGAAAGCTAATACAAATCAAATGACCATGGTGGCTTCTACGGGATTTTCGGGGTTGCCTCCAACTATTGATGCACCAATCAGCATTCAAAATATGTTATTGATGTCGTTTGCTGATCAGGATATTGAGGTAAGCGTTAATCATAAATTAAAAGTATATAAATTTAAAACAGAAGCTGTTAGCTATATTGCGTTTGGATTAGTGAAATAAAGTCAAAAAGTTGCTATAGATTTACCTACGCAGTTAGGTAAATAACTTTATGGCAAACAAACTTACGACGCTTGGGTACATTTTAAAAAGGCTGAGAGATTCAGGATATATTGCACATAAGTTGTTTTCTGATTATAGTGAATCAGATACTCGCTCATGGACTATTGTAATTGATCCTGGTGGAGCTTCGGTTTTTTGTACATGCTATGTTAACGATCCTTATATAGGAGAAACGTTTTTTGAATTATTTGATGGAAACCAATTCATTCCAACTCGACTTAAAATTCAAACATCATCGTTTGAAGTTATTATAGAACAACTGATTAAGTTAGGTATCATCGGAACTAGTCCAATTAATCTGGATTATCTTTATAAAAATTAATTATTTTTTAATATGTCGCTTTCAAAAAAATCCAAAGACTCAAGAGTGAATAAGTCTGAAATAAAAGCCAACGTAGCCACTAAGCCAAAATCCAATCTAATTAAACCTAAAGTAAAGACCAAGCCTAACAATAAACCGTTGAAGGAAGATTTGTTGACTAAAGAGTTGATAGAACAAGCCTTGTCGAGACACAAGCAAGATGATTTATTAGATCGGAAGAGAAATTTTAAAGAGGTGGGTCACCTAGCACTAATTGCTGAGGAATATTTGAGTAGTTTTGCGTTGATTGGTTATTCTCTTCAGAATGAAAAGGTTGTAGTTATTAATATGCCTACACCAAAAGATGAGGCGGCTTTAGTTGACTTGTTGAGAGCTACGTTTGTTGATTTGGCTAGCAATAGACCATGATTAATGTTGTTATGGATAACGACACTCAACATATTTCTCCTAGTAAAGGAAGACCAAAAGGTTCAAAAAACAAACCAAAAAGAGGCAGACCAAAAGGAACAACAAAAAAACAACCTAAAAAAACTCAACGGAGCGTATTGACTGAGATACAATCAACAGTTTCGCTTCCATCAAATCAATTCGATTTGATGGAAGGCACGCTTTCACAAGAATCATCACTCGACTCTCTATTAGATGACCGGAAACTAACTGAAGAAGGATTCAACATTGACTCCGTCAAAATAATAAACAAAGAGCCTATAAGCGCCTCATATTATTATAGGGGGTCAAAAACAGTTCCTGTGGCAGGAGCTCAATACGAGTTCACTGCAGACATGATAGAAGAAATAAGAAAATGTAGAGCGGACATCACTTATTTTGCGGAAAATTATTTTTACATTGTTAGTTTAGATAGAGGTAAAGAAAAAATTTCTCTTTATGAAGCTCAAAAAAGAGTATTAAGAACATTTGTTAGAGAGAGACATGCAGTAGTGTGTTCTTCAAGGCAGATTGGGAAATCTACGATGCTTACTGTGTTTTCGTTGTGGATGGTGTGTTTTAATACGGATTACAGAGCAGCAATCGTAGCCAACAAAGAAACAACAGCTATTAATATATTCAAAAGAATAAGAATGGCATACGAACAACTTCCAAATTTTATTAAACCTGGTGTAAAGGATTACGGAAAGACTGGCATGACGTTGGGTAATGATTCTTGTATTATAGTATCAACCACGACCGCCACTTCGATAAGAGGTGATTCTCTTAACTGTGTTTTATTGGACGAGGCGGCTTATATAGAAAGCCATCTTCTTGAAGATTTTTGGTCATCTGTTATCCCCACTGTATCTTCTGGAAAAAACTCTAAAATTCTTGTAGTCAGTACTCCGAATGGGATAGGCAATAAATTCTACGATATTTATTCTGGTGCAGAGACAGGAAGACTTAAACAGTGGAAGCACGAAAGAATCGATTGGTGGGATGTTCCAGGTAGAGACGAAGCTTGGAAAGCCACACAGATTGAATTGTTGGGCTCTGAAGATAAATTTTTAGAAGAATACAATAATACCTTTTTAGATGAAGCCTCATCTGCTGTTGGAGCATCAATTATAGAGTCGTTTAAACAGAATAAAACAGAACCAATATGGACTTCTGAAAACGGCGACTACAAAGTATATGAAGTGCCAAACAAGAGCCATTTGTATGTAATAGGAGTTGACGTTGGAGAAGGTATTGGTAGAGCTTCTTCAGTGGCTCAAGTCTTAGACGTAACAGATGTTCAAAATATCAAGCAAGTTGCTGTATTTGGATCAGCTAAAATAGAACCATTTCAGTTTGCGAACAAATTGTTAGTATTAGCTAATTCGTGGGGAACACCTCCGATGTTAATCGAAAGAAATAATTGTGGAGCTCAACTCATAGACGCGTTATTTCATGCACATAAATACGAAAAGCTCGTGTCTTATTCAAAAATTTCTGAACAAGATCGGTACAACAAAACTAGAAACATTGGAGTATTGTCACATACCAATATCAGATTTGACGGCATTCAAAATATGAGATATTGGATAAACCATCTACAAACAGTGTCAGTTAATGATGATGCTACTATTTCAGAGTTTGAAACGTTTGTTCGTTTTCCTAACGGAAAATTTCGAAAGAAAAATGATATGTTCTTTGATGATAGAATCATGGCATTAGTTTGGGCACTTTTTATTTTAACTCCAGAAATTTGTCAAGAATATTTTTCAATAGTGGATTTAGATGATCAGCAAAGACCGCTCAAGATAGAATCCAACGGATATTGGGAAATTTCTGATGAAAAGTTTTTGTTAAAGGAATTGACAGACGCACATCATTACATCACCGAATTTAAAATAGCAGAAGCGACTGCATTTCCAGCACTCGGTGTTTCACACAAAGAATTGGACGATCTTGATAAGTATAAGTTAGACGTGTATGAACTGTTAGAATCTGGATATCAGTTTTTTACACCAAATCGGTAACAATACTCTATTATGGACTGCGCAAATCCTGAACTGCAATCATCTCTAAATTTATCATCAAAAGATAAATTTATATTGATACTGACTTTACCTCAAGCTTTGAGAAAGATGAGCAGATTAGATCCAGCATTAGACGTAGATTTTTTGCAAATGACCGTCCACGGAGCAATCGTGCCAGACATTTCAGTTCCAGCAGTCGAAGTAAGATACGGCGGACAAAGCGCTAACTTTTCGTCATATTCGAGACCAAACTATGCACCATTAAGTGTCAATTTTATTATAGACAACGGATTTAAAAATTACTATGTACTGTGGAAATGGCTTGCAATTTTAAACGATCCTCGCACTAGTACATATGAAGCAAACAGACTAGGAACCACACGTCAAGACCAACGTGAATCAGGAAATAACGCCGAATACCAAACAAATTTTGTAATACAAGCAATGAATGAATATAATCAAATTTCAATGGAATTTCATTATTATAATGCGTTTATTACAGGATTAAAAGGAATTACATACTCTTATAGAGACGGAGAAATAGCTGAAACATCAGCTGATTTCTCATTTGGTCAATTAGATATGAAGCGTCCGACAATTTAATTTTTTGCAGTCAAGAAAAAAAAAATATCAATGAAATAGATAAGTAATTTATATGAGAATCATTCAATCACCAGGCGTACAAATCACAGAAAAAGATTTATCATTAAGAGCTAACATGCCAGCCGGCACAACTATTGTTGTTACCGGCTATGCAAATCAAGGACCCGTAAGTGAACCAATCATGGTTACATCAACTTCAGAGTTGGAATCAATTTACGGTACTCCTACAACAGCTGCTGAAAGATACTTCTACTATACATGTAAGGAAGTATTAAATTCACCAGGTGTGTTAACTACAATACGTTTACCATACGGTGAGGGAGAAGGCAGTGAAACCACATCAGTGCACACAGCACTCTTCTACCCAATGACTGATGCTGTTGTAACTGATCCAAATTTAGGAACATATACAGAATGGTCTGTTGGAGTGCCTTTAGCTGTCAATTTGTCAGACGATGAGTACGAATTAATCCAAAAAGGAAACATCTCCTGGGGTGACACAAACGCTGGAGGCGCTGCACAAGCTAACGGAACAATAGGGGATAGAACATTCGATGCAGGATTCATGGTATTAAACGATGTCCATTCAGTTATCAACGAGATGTCTGAAGGATATTATTTTGGATTGACTGATAACCTTGCAGTATTATCTTCTACATCACCAGATTTTGAATCCGTCAAAAGAATGTATACCATCACAAGTAACGATCCAGGCACCGGACTTCCTGTTTTAGGTCTACTTCCAGACACTCGCTTGGATTTTGCACTTTCAGCAACTTCTGATGACAGTCAAAAGGGTGTTTCATCAATTTCTGAATCTTTGGAAAAAGTAGGATTTGTTGGATTTGAATCAGACGAATTTAGAGATCACGTCTCTGCTGGCATGTTTAAGATCAGACGTTCAACACTAGATCCTGTATACCTCTCAGTTGGAACGACCGAAAGATACATCGGATCGTTTGATTACAACAGAAAACAAGCAAGCCAAAGCGGCGGAAAACTTGCGAATGCGTTTATCGAAGACGTTATCAACAATTCATCTCCAACATTTAAATTCTTTGTTAACCCAGCTGTTTCAAAGGAGTTTGTTTGGTCTACGTTCGATTCTTCAAGTCCTACAGCAAGAATTACTGTATTAGACGCAGCTAAATCATTATATCCAATAGGAACATTTTCACCTGACACACGCTCAGCAGAAGAGACCAAGAAAATAGGATCAGTTCCACTGAAGATTGATAGAGCGTTCAGAACGTTAGAAGCTATAGATGATATTACAGTCGATGTTGTCGTTGACGGCGGTCTTTCTACTATAAATGCAACAACAATAAAATCTGGTGGTGCCTCTTTCAATGATGAGCTATTCGTTGCTGATCCAGCCGGAGATGATTTAAACGAAGACTGGAATCAAGTTGCAACCATGTTGGTCAATTTTGCTCAAAACATCAGAAAAGACTGTGTTGCTATTATCGATCCGCTTCGTCAAACGTTCGTTAATGGAAGAGATTCAAAGACAATTGATCTTAAAACAAAAACATTCACAGAAGACATATACACTCCACTAAGAAAGCAAGCATCTATAGAGTCAAGTTACGCTACGATGTATGGCAACTGGGTGAAGATTGTAGATATGTACTCACAGAGAAAATTTTGGGCTCCTTTTTCAGGCTACGCTGCAGCAATTTTTGCTCGCACGGACGCCGTTGCAAATCCATGGGCAGCTCCAGCAGGTCTAACAAGAGGAACTTTCTTGGCTCTTGATCTTGCTTTCAATCCAAATCAAAAACAGAGAGATAGACTATACGAAATTGGCGTAAACCCTGTAGTATTCTTCAATGGCGATGGTTACGTGGTAATGGGACAAAAAACATTACAGAAAAAACCATCAGCGTTTGATAGATTAAACGTTCGTAGATTATTCTTATTCCTCGAAAGAGCAGTTCAAAGAACAGTCAAATACTATGTGTTTGAACCAAATACAGACTTTACGAGATCAGCACTTGTTTCAGTAATTTCACCAATATTTGAATATGCAAAAAACTCGGAAGGCGTTTATGATTATCTAATCGTAGCGGACTCGAGAAACAATACTCCAGACACGATTGACCAAAACGAACTAATAGTTGATATTTATATCAAACCTGTCAGAACAGCAGAGTTCATCTTAGTCAACTTCATAGCTACGAGAACAGGACAAGCATTCACTGAGTTAATCTAACCCGCAATTTAAACAATCAACTATAAATAAAATATATGTCACAATCTAAAAGAAACATACAAGACTTTTACAACGTAGCAGTCACTAGAGATTTCGCCAGAAACTTCCAATTTTGCCTCATGCAAATAGGCAATACGAGTTTCATGAGTCACGATCAATTAGTATACGTTGAAACCGCTTCACTTCCAGGTAAAACAATCAACAACGTTGCTGTTCCATATATGGGACTTAGCTTCAACGTTCCGGGAACAACCTCATATCCTGGATCAGCAGCATATAATATTGTCTTCCGTTGCGATGCTGATTACCAACTCCGCGGACAACTCGAAGAGGCTCTCAGACAAACGTTTGACGACGAATCTTCAACAGGTGAATACGGCATACCTAGTAAAGCATCAATAATGAAGTTGGGGCTTTTCAATAAAGGACCAATGGATGGAGACAGAAGAATTATTAGAATTTACACATTCGTGGGTATGTACGTTCAAAATTTAGCAGACGCTCCGTATGACATCAAAGACACAGGTGCCATAGCAACAATCAACGCCACAATTGCCTATCAATATTGGAGAGTTGAAGGCGGTTCAAACAGCAGTGCAGAAATCAGAGGAATCACAGTTGCTGCTCCGCTTCCAAGTCTCGGAACACAAAAGACACCACAGCCAGGCAACGTTTAATCCGATACTATTCAATAAAATTATTAAAAAGCCCAGAGCAATCTGGGCTTTTTTTTGTTGTAAACTTTTATTGTTATTTGATAATTAAAACAAATGGCTATGTACGAACAACGAGTAATGACGATGGAATTTTTGGATACTAATCCAAATTCATATTTTGTCTTTGGAGATAATTTAGAAAGACGCGGACACGGTGGAGCAGCAAAATTGAGAGATCATCCTCACTCTATTGGGTTCATCACGAAAAAGTTTCCTGATAATAAAGACGAATCTTTTTATAAGCCAGAGGAATACTCAGGAGTGTTCTTTGAAGAGTTAACTAAATTAAAAACAATAATACAAAAACGTCCCGATAAAATCTTTTATATTTCACAGCTCGGTGGTGGCTTAGCTAATAGATATAAAATCTGGGAACGGCTTATTAGACACAATCTCGTAAGAGTATTATCTAGCTTCGACAATGTAATCTTTTGTTGGAGTGATTTTTAATATATGCCACTACAAGTTGATTTTTAAATAAAATATTGTAATCTGCGCTAGTGAAAAAGATTACCAAACCAGCAGAGCGTGAAGAATCCGTATATTATTCTGATGTTTCGGGCAAAATTTTTGATCAATGTGGTCCAGAGGTTGAAATAAGTGTCGAATTTAATTACGGATCTAAGTTTGATGGGTCCAAATTACACTTTCATCTGACAGATACAGAATCGTTAGAATTATTAAGAGTTTTTAAACAAAAACTCTCTACGGAGTTTAAAGTTGGCATAAAACAACAACTGGGGATAATGGAAGACTCTTATGATGATAGTGTCTCAGGTCGAGATTGGTCTAATTGCGAGTATTTGTCGAATTCAATGGAGTTAATGAGGTTTATTTCAGAATAATGAAGATGAATACGGTTTTAATCTTAGGTAAAGGGTACATTGGAAATTATTTAGCTGTATATTTAAAACAGCAGAATTTTGACGTATATCATCTCTCTAAAAAAGATGTTGATTATACTAATCCAGAATTGTTAGAACAAAAAATCAGACAATATAACTCCACTTATCACGGAAGAGTTGATTGGGTAATTAATTGCTCAGGATTTACTGGCTCTCCTAATATTGATAGTTGCGAAGATTATAAAGAAGACTGTTATAACTATAATGTATTAGTGCCTCTGTACATAACCAAGGTATGCAATTCTTTGTGTACGCCAATTATACACATTTCAAGTGGTTGTCTGTATACTGGATACGACAGGATTTATACAGAACAAGATATTCCTAATTTTGGTGTAGATCGTTTTAACTCGTCGTTTTATTCAAAAACAAAAGATTGCTTTGAGAGATTGAGTGCTCACATGGAGAGATATATATTTAGAATTAGAATTCCGTTTAACGGTGTTTATGAGCCTAAAAACTACATATATAAACTCGTTAAATATGACAATTTAGTATCAAAGCAAAATTCGATTACATGTGTTGACGATTTGATGGTTTTTATTAAAAAGTTTATCGAACAAAAGCACAGAATTGATTACGGAACTTATAATGTGGTTAACGAAGGTTCTGTTGATAATTTTGATTTAGTCGATATGCTCAAAGCAAAAGGTGTGAACAATAAAAAATGGAATTTTATATCAACAGAAGAAGCTAACTTCAGAGTGTGTAGAAGCAACTGTATACTTTCTATCGACAAAATTAAGTCAATTGGCTTAGGTTTGCCTAACGTAAAAGATAGTTTGTTTCGCGCTGTAGATGAATTTTCTAAGCAGTGGATAAAAACAATTAAGAAAGAAAAATAAAAATTATGGGAATGTTTGATGATATTACATGTAAAAAAGAGCTTCCGTTAAACGAAGAATTAAAAACTCTTTCAATTAAATGGGAAGAAGTCGGTTTTCAGACCAAAGACCTCGAAAATTGCCTGTTGCATTACACTATTTCAGAAGATGGTCGTTTGCTGGAGCATGTTGTGGAACAAGAATATGTTCATTACACAGAAGAAGAAAGAAAGCAAAAGGGTCGAAGACCTTGGGATCTATACAAAGAAGTAATAATTAAAAATGAATACGATAAAGAAGTTCATCACCACGGAGTTGTTAATTTTTATACTGGTGTAGATTATACAGATGAAGAGGAATTTTGGGTTGAATTTAACGCATATTTCATTTACGGGAAGTTAGATAGGATAGAACTACTCAAGTGTGAGAAGCAAAAATCGAGAACAGTTTATCACAAAGAGTGGGAAGAGCAGAGAAGAATCGAAGACAGTAAACTTTGGAATAGAGTTAAGCGCTTATTAAGATATGTTGGTTGGCGTTGGTTTTGGCATAAAATGTCAAAATGTTGCTATTCTGCGTCAAGCTTATTTGCTTCAATCCAAACTTTTATTATTAGACATTTGGTGTAAGGTATTAGTGATACATTTTAGTTGAACAAAAGAAACATTCCTATATTATATTGTCATGACACCCACTCGCCCCGAGTCTTACATTAAGTTCTCCTATTACCACGAAGGGGTTTCTTGTGAAACTGTTTGCTCTCCGGAAACCAAACTTGATTATGAAATTGATGCAGAGATTGGCATAAGCGAAATATGCCAATCGTTCGAAAATTTTTTGTTAGCTTGTGGATTTAGATTAAACTCAAATGAAAGGATTGGAATTGTAGAAAGCCATGATTAAAAAAACCGTACAGCGATCAGAAGAGTGTTTTATTCAGTTCACTGAAGATGAGCTAGCACAGCTTGATATCAAGCCTGGAGACAAGTTTTCCTGGAAACCAGACGGAGATTCAATTATTTTAACTAAATACGTTAGTGTTGATTTTGACATATCTGAATGGCCAAAAGAATTACTGGTGTGGTTAATTGAAGAGTCTATTAATAAAGACATTTCTGTTAATGATGTCGTAGTAGATATTCTTGAACAGTATTTAAATCATAATAATGTCGACTAATTCTTTTAAAAATTATCAACCGCTATTTGAGCTAGGATTTTTCAACGAAAGCGATCCGGCCGTAAAAGTCTTAGACGAATGTAGTATTTGCCCAGCAGTGTTGGCTTCATTTGTTACTGTTTTGTTTGAAACCGTGATGAGAACAGTTCCTGATAATCATCAAATTCTTTTTGAAGAAAGATTTAATGAAGCACTAACCGTTCTTATGAAAGAACGGTTTGACTATGATGTAACAATCAAGTATCCTGATGACGACGAAGAGTTGTAATAGAATTTCTTGGGATGAGTATGCGTTACGGATTGCTGAAGTTGGGGCTTTGCGGAGTGAAGATCCGTTTGTTAAAGTTGGAGCGTGTGCTTTAGATCATTCTAATAGAGTAATTGGAGTAGCTTATAATGGATTACCTAGTGGTGTTACTGGCTCAGAAGAGTTCTGGAAAAACCGAGATGGCCGCAGACCGTATATAGTTCACGCTGAGGTAAACTTATTGTCATTAATTAAGCGAGGAGAATGCGGTGTATTGGCTTGCACGTTGTTGCCGTGCTCAAGTTGTGCTGCTATGATCTCTTCGTATGGAATTAAAAAGGTTATATACAGAGACGTGTATCACAGAGATGAGAAAGCGCTCGATATATTCGATTTTAATGGAATCGAATGCAAACAAATAGAATCTTAAATAGTCTAATTACGAGTTAACGTCCAATATTAACTCGTAATCCACCCATAATTTCTTCTGGGTGCTGTTTTTCTGCTATTCTGAGAACTAATGATAACGTAGCCTCATCAAATATATGCCGCTGAGAGTATGTTTTAACGAATTCTTTTAGTTCCTCTCCATTTAATTTGGAATAATTGTAAGGAACACCTAATTCGAACTTTTCTTCGATTGCTCTGATAAGCTCAATGATTTCTTCTCTTGATACACCACTGTAAAATCTATTATTTCTTTGAGTAGACATCGAGGTGGTTGGTGCCTTGGATTCATCTTTTTCAACAGGCAAGCTTTGCTCATTTACTTTTTTTAATTGTGCTTCAACCATTTGAAGAAACGAGGATTCAATATTTTCTACTATTACGTCAGAAAATGGAGATTGTTTAATTGTTTTTAAATCTTCTGATGTTAATTTATTTTTGTTTCCAAATACATAAACTTCAGCTAATTCTCTGGCTTTTCTATATTCTTTCATAATTTATCTTTTTAATACTCGTTTAATTCTTGGTAGTGAATCTTCTAAAAATGTTTTTTTGACTGTTGCGTCGTAATCACCTTTTATCAAGAAAGTCATCATTTTGTCAAGTTGTTCAACTGAGAAATCTTTTTTGAAATGTGAGAACAAGTTTGTTTTCCACTCATCTTTAAATGCATTTGTGATTTTTGCAATTCCAATCAAAACTCCTTGATCAGCCTCTGAAAGAGCTTCTGTCTTTTCAGCTCGAGCTAATACGGGTTTTAACTTTGCTAACACAAACATCAACAACGCATGTAATTTATCTCTATCAGTACTTAGTAGCGAGTTGTCTTCAGCAGAAGCTACAATTGTCGCATAATCAAATGATTTGAAATGCTTCATGAACGCATCAAATCCTCTAGCCCACGTATCACCACACATTCCAGCAGCACTTTGTTTAATTGCTACTATCTTTGGAGTTGATATTGGTTGTCCTTGAGCTTTAGCTTCTGCATAATGTTGATCTAATTCTTTAATTTTTCTAGACAAGTTCATTATAGCTCTTGGTGAAGCCCATTGTTTATGCGTGTCAGCCGCTCCGAACCCACCAGTTGGTTTCGGATTGAAATTTTCTTCCGGATGAGACTTAATAAATGCGATTATGCGCTTGTCTACTCCTACTTTCTCAGCATAATCAAGCCACTGCTCAGCATCAGCAATTAATATTCCTTGATCAAATCTATTAGTGAACGCAAACGGTAACGGGTTCCCACCGAATTCAGCTCCGAGGTTTCCAGCAGCAATTACTCCAAAGTCGTCAGACAATTTAATATTTCCCACTTTTTTATCAACAATTTTATATAACGCCTTGATCATTGCATCAGAAGCGTTGTTGCATTCATCCAAAAAGAGAATTCCGTCAGCTTTTGGTTGGGCCATAACATACAACCACTTGGGCATTTGAGTTTCTAACCACTCTTCTTTATTTGCCATGCTAGGAATACCTGCTAAATCAGTCGGATCAAGCGAATCTGCTCTTACGTCAACATATAAGAAATATTTTGACGGATCTTTAATAACTTCTCTTTGTTTTTCTTGTGAGAGTTCATCCCAATCAACCGATTCTTTGCCTTTTGCTGTCCCAAGGCTTTTTACAAACGACTGAACCATCTGGCTTTTACCAATACCGGGATCTCCGTAAATTAATAGGGGCTGTTTAGTTCTATAAGAAAGAGATATAAAATCATGCATTCTCATATAGTCCCATGTAGGCAGTGTTGTTTTCTCGTCAGTTTCTACAACTGTACTGTCATCCCATTCCATGTCTTGGTATGCTGGATCGATTTCATCGTTCAGCTCTCCGACAGTATCAGTAACTCCTTGCACCATGTCATCTGCAATTTGATCTCGTTTAGAAGCTTCAGACATCAGTATATCTTTATACAATTTTGTGAAATTTCCCTTTTTTACGTTTTTTAATTCCATACGGTTATTTAATTAATTATTGTGTTTTTTTTAATGGTATACGTCAATTTCGTGAACTAGACCGTATTTATCGAGAGGGGACTTTGACCCTTTTTCTACTATTAAGAACAATTTGTTCTTTACTGGAGGCATTTCTGGAGTGGGTTCTATGTGCCCGTCTGTAAAAACAATAAACCCTTCAAACTTTTTAACTGGATATTTTCTCTTGAGATATTGTGCAACTGATGACAAAGTAGTTCCTCCTCCTTCATAAGGCAAGCTTTGTAAAGCATGCATTATTTGTTGTGAACTTGCTTTTGTTGAATCTATATCAATATCTCCATATACGTCAGTATGCCATAATATAACCTTCATTTTTACTTTGGGATAGGCTTTTACAATGTTTAATAACTCTGAAATGAATAACGCTATGACGTTTTCCGAAATAGACCCACTGGTATCTAACGCTACTATGGTTTCAATTTTAGTAGATTCATTTCTAGTTCCAGGAGCATAATATCCTGCAGCAAAAGCGCGTTTTTTTGGCCTCATCCAAGTAGACTTGGTTTTTTCCATTCCGCTTACGAAATTTCTAAGTAATTGCTTCCAATTAGTTTTAGTTTCAAACACCTTTTTAGATAGTGATCTAGGACCACCTTTCCATAGTCCTCTGGAAGCTATTGCGGTAAGAGTAGATTGAACCTTGTCTTTTAATTTAGAAGCTGAATTTTTATCTATATCTGGCTTGTAATCAGGATCATCTGTTGGTGTATCCATAGGGACCGGCATTGGGTCTCCATCTGTAATGTGTTGATCAAATTTATCTCGCTGTTTAGCAATTTTATCTATTATGTCTGACAAACTACCCTTTATTTTAACTCCTCCATCTCCTGGTGTCGGTTTAGATTCCTCTTCGTCCTCGAATTCTACTTCAGCGTCTTTATCCAATGCAAAATCTTCCCCTTCTTTTCCGCCTGAGCCACCTTTACCTAGCTTAACCTTTCCGGACAATAGTGGCATGACGTCAGACGAAGAAATTCCAGACTCCTTTGCTTCAGTTTTAAGATCATCATCCCAATCGATCTCAAGAGTTTGTTTGCCAGGTTGGCTTCCTGTTACTTTAGTTATGGTTCCGTTCCTGCCATCTTTTCTGGATTGAACTCTGTCATCAACCGCAAAAGTTTTTTTTCCATCTCCTCCTTTGCCGTTTTTCTTTTGTTTTTTCTTATCAGCATCCATTGCTTTTTGCATCTCGTCATATAACCCCTCTGCACTCATGTCTGTAATGTCTACTTCAAACACAAGTTGGCCTGTAGCTGGGTCCTTTAACACAGCAAACGTTTGACTGCCCCTCTTTTCAGGAATTAATCCTCCAGCAGGCAGAGACATATTCATTTCAACAATATCTTTATTCATAACGAAATCTGTTGCTATATTCCACTGCCCCATGTCTCTTCCATTTTGTCTAAAAAACGACAAAGTCATAATATGCAAACATTCATGAGCTAAAACCCCAACCGTCTCATCTTCTGACATACTCATAGTGAACTTTGGATTCATGTAAATATTGCCATGGTTATCTACAGCCATTGTAACAACACTAGTTGTCGGTACAGTTTTTAACTTTGCCAACATAATTCCAAACCACGGGTAATCTCTATATAATATTGTTTTACATCGAGTCAAACGAAAGTCAAACTCTTTAAACAACGCTTCACTCATCATGTTCGATTTGCTTCGCTCATCTTCTGCAGCTTCTGATATCATAATAGATTCAGTCTTGGTTAAAATTTTATGTTTATAGACAGAAAAGATGTCTTTGTCGGTGTGTTTATGATACATAATGGTTAATTATTCTAAATGGACAATTTTTTAAACTATTTTAAACAATCTTTATCGGTGTGTTTATGATACATAATAGATAATTATTCTAAATGGACAATTTTTTAAACTATTTTAAACAATCTTTATCAGAATCAAAATTCAGAGAGATTGACACATCCTTAATAAGCAGCATATACAAGATTGTATTAACTTACAACGCTGTTTACAAAAAAGTAGACAGTACTACTAAATTATTATTAAAAAACGTTGCTGATGATCCTACACTAGTAGATTATTTCAAAGAGGAAGGAATAACAAAAATTGCAAATTTATCTAAAATTAAATTTACTGATCTAGCCTCAAAAAAACCAGTTAAGGTTAATATACTCGTAGCTTATGGTGGATCAGAAACATCGTTAGCATTTTACGATGATGTCAACAATTTAATGGTTATATACAACGACAACGTTAAACAGTTATCAGAAATTGAGTTAGGATCTGTTATTTATCACGAACTTACTCATGGGATGCAAGAATACAAGGACTCATCAGAAGAATATAAAAAGGAGGCGAAAAAAATTGCTAAAGGCAAACCGTTTAAACCGCATGTATATTTTTTAGAACCAATAGAGTTTGATGCACATCTAACCGAGCTTGCGTTTAGAATTAAAGAAGAATACAATAAAAAGAAAACAGACATAGAAAAAACATTAATGCCAGAGAGCAAAAAGATATTAGAAATAAAGTTAGCAAAATTTTTACTAGAATTTAGACTTTTTATTAAAGCGGACGCTCCATCATATACTCAATATAAAGAACTTCCTCTTCCATACTTTTTTTCCACTCATGCAGACTTTATACAAGCAATCAGTAAATCTGAATATCACTGGAAAAAACTTAAAGAAAAACTTGCCGCGCTGTATGTTGATTTAGTCGGAAATCATCCTTGATTTGTTGATTTGATGTCGTAAGATTTTTTAATGAAGTTTTTATTCTTTAAACCAATCATTATTCAATCTAAGCACGACCAAGATATTTGTTTTTGGTCAGACACGCACTTTGGACACGCATGTTATCATTGGGAAACTCCATTGTGGAAAATGAGAGGGTTTGAATCTGTTGAAGAACACGACGAAGAACTTATTTGTAGGTGGAACGAAAAGAATTCAATAAATTCTACAGCATTTCACTTAGGAGATTTTATTTTTGGACATTCTGCTACAGAACGGTTTAAAGAAATTATTAAAAGAATGTCATTTAATATTCTCTACGTGATGTCAGGTAACCATCATTCAGGATGGAGACACATATTTGAAGAGTTGAGAGGCAACATTTGGGATGTAGATGAACACAAAAAGGTAATTTTTATTCCAAATTATGTTGAAATCATTGCCAATGGTCAACCAATCGTTGCTAGTCACTACCCTCTTGCTTCATTTAACGGGCAATCAAAGGGGGCATGGATGCTTCACGGGCATTGTCATGGAAATTTACATTCTAGCGAAATCGGACAAATGATATATAAAACTAAAACTCTAGATATAGGGGTGGAAAGAGCTCCTTTTCCTTTAACGTTGGCTGACCTCAAATCTAATTTGGGACGTAGAGACACTCTTACATACGATAAAGCAGCGTCTCAACCAACCCCCTTTCAATTAAATGTCGACTAGCAGCATTTTACAAAAAAGAGTGCTGGTGTTGAATAAAAACTGGCAAGCAATTAATACTTCAATAGCTGGACACGCTTTATCTTTGATGTTTGCAGGTCAAGCAAAGGGAATTTTATTAGAAGACGGCAAAATTAACGCGCTCGAATGGAATGAATGGAAGAACGTCAAATTATTAAACAACGATATTACAATCAGCACGGTTAATAATAAAATCAAAATTCCCAATATTATCGTATTGTGCTTTTACGACAAAATTCCAAAACAAGCTGTCAAGTTAACTCAAAACAATTTATGGGAAAGAGACAATTTTACATGCCAGTATACTGGTGTAAAAGTAAACAAGACAACCGGAAACATTGATCATATTATTCCAAGAAGTTTGGGTGGAAAAACTACTTGGGAAAACTGTGTAATAGCATGCAGGGAAGTAAACGACAAAAAAAGTGATAAAACCCCAGAACAAGCAGGACTCACGTTAATTAGAAAACCTGTTAAACCAAAAACAATGCCTGTATCGTTCTTTATTAAGAACACAGAGAAAAATCCTGACTGGAATTGGTTTTTGCATTGATGAAATAAATAGAGAAATGAGCTTGTCTAAAAAAATTAAGCAGTTTGTAGTTGGTGCTACGTGGGTTTTCGTGTTGATGTTTCTATTTATTGGGTGTATTATGCTGTCCTTAATTAGTTCGATTAAAATTAAATCATACTGAAATTATAATGGAGTAAAGATTCATGAAAACTTTAAATAAAAATAAACCTATATTGTATATTGGAGATCACCACGGTGATTGGAAGCAAATGTTTTGGTTTATTAATAGAGGAAAGTTGGAAAACTGTTATTTGATTAGCGTAGGAGATTCGGGAGTAGGGTTTACACCAAAACCGCAACAAATTAATGATATAAATTCTTTAAACGATAAGTTTAAAAAGCTTAACATTGAATTCCTGTCAATTCGAGGGAATCACGATGACCCATCTTACTACAATGGAGACAATAGAATTGCTTTAAGCAACTTTGAATTAATTGAAGACTACACTGTAATGGAGCACAACAGTAAGATGTTTCAGTTTATTGGTGGAGCAACTTCGATTGATAGAACAATGAGAAAAGAAGGAGTTTCATATTGGAGTGGAGAAGGGTTAAATTTTAATGAAGCTAAACTCCGCAAGGTTGATGTTTTAGTGACACATACTGCTCCTTCTTGGTGTTTTCCGCAACGATTTAACGAAATAGTTTATAGTTGGGCTGGAGAAGACGCATATTTATTAGAAGAACTCACGACCGAGCGAGCAGTAATGGATGAAATATTTAAAGTTTGTCAGCCGTCTCTACATCTTTATGGTCACTTTCACTCCTCTCGAAACGAAGAAATTAATAACTGTGTACACAGATTGTTAGGGATTAATGAGATTTGGGAATCTAGAGATTCTTAGTTAATATTAAAAATATTGGTTTTTTGGTATAAATATCCTAAACTAATTATGTATATGGATACAAATAACAAAAAATTAATTCTGTCTGGTGTAATTTTCTTGGTAGCTTCTCTTGTATATTTTTATTTGATGGGTTATTAGGTAACTTTGCTTTTTTTTGCGTGTCATAAAACACGGTTTGCATAAAATAACTCAGGTTTTTTATAAGTAACGTCTGTAGCAATCAATTAAACCGTACTTATACATGACTACAAAAGAAGCAATTTCATTAATCAACAACAAACATACTACAATTGACGAGATATGTGCGAATCTGTTTAGTCACGTAGAATCATTTCAGCAGTCAAGAGAAGATTTTTACATGGATGAGTTTGAAAGTACAGTTACAGATAACCCCGAATCATTCGACATTTCTCGATTAGATGAATACACAGATTCGATTTTTAGCGAAATTGCAAGGGACACGCGTCAATTTGTAAAGGAATATACGAATAGTCTGTCAGACGGATTGCTTGACGCTTTAAACGACAAGACCGTAAACAAAAAGCCGTGTAAGTTATTTTTGTCTATACTTTCAGTAATGGAGGACGTGCTAATTAAAGCCTTTAATTTGGACTCTAAATAAAACTAAAAAGATTTAGTGAATTCTTCTAGCAACTTCAGCTAAATTATCCATAGCAATTGCTATTTTTTGTTGCTGCCACGGTTCAAGTGAACCGCCCTGTACACACACTCCAGCAATTTTTGCTATACTTTCACGAATAGAATTTAAATTATCCACATTCATATCATGAATTTCTTCTTCACAACAGTCATCACCCAACTGAAGTGCTTCTATTTCGCTTTCGTGACCCATTGGAGTTTCAGCAGCACTTGATATTCCTGCTGAGGATATGTGTAAAATCTTATCATCAGATTCTCCAGAACCAAAGTCAGAGTCAATTTCCGGTTGTTCAACGCCATCTTCGCCATCCTCGTCGTCTTCATCAGTTTCCGTTATATCATCAGAGGGGACGGATGGTAATTTTTGGTTAATTGATAGATATGCTTTTTCTAGCAAGTAGGAATCTGAAGGTTTCATAATGTTATTTAATAGTAACGGCTTTAAAATTACGGTGAGGTAGGAGTTGGAGTAGGAGTCTCTGTTGGTGTAACTGTTGGTGTAGGAGTCTCAGTTGGAGTGACTGTAGGAGTCTCTGTTGGTGTTGGAGTCTCTGTTGGTGTTGGAGTCTCTGTTGGAGTGACTGTAGGAGTCTCTGTTGGAGTAGGAGTCTCTGTTGGTGTAACTGTTGGTGTAGGAGTCTCAGTTGGAGTGACTGTAGGAGTCTCTGTTGGTGTTGGAGTCTCTGTTGGTGTTGGAGTCTCTGTTGGAGTGACTGTAGG